GGTTCGACTCCAGCCGTCTCCACCATGATTTCGCTCCCATAGCTTAATGGTAAAGCTCCGAGCTTATACCTCGGCGATGCCTCTAGATGAGGGGATGATCTAGGTTCGAATCCTAGTGGGAGTACCAAACAATGTCTCGGTGGTGTAATTGGCAACATTCCAGTCTCCAAAACTGGCGTTGGGGGATCGTGGCCCTCCCGGGATGCCATTATAATATTTTATTCGATTTTTTACGGTTTTCGCTAACGGTCAAATATTGCAGATTTTCTAAAGTATGCAACCCTCCCTTAGAAATTGGAATAATATGATCAACTTCATAACCTTCGGGGCAGTTTAGATAGAACTGTTGTAGGGCTTTAATATCGACCCCAGCAGGCGTTTGATTTTTTCTCTTGGCCATATAGCGATGCCATGCTTCGTTATGAATTGCTTTGTGTCTTGCAATCTTTTCTTCGGGAGTGAGACTCAATCTTTTCGGATTACATACATCCGAGCAATATTTTCTATGACCCGATGGTTTACCACAAGTGAAGCAACTCTTAACAATACTATATTTAGATTCGGGCTTAGAATGCCTTCTTCTTCCTGTATTATTGAAAGTAGCGGCACAAGATCGAGAACAGAATTTTTTTTGATCTCTTTTTAGTAAATCAGACTGACAAGTAAGGCATTTCATAATATTATTTATACCTAAGGTGGAGTTCAGTTCCACAAATATTCAATGTGTGGGTGGCCGAGTGGCCCAAGGCAACGGACTGCAAATCCGTAAAACCGTCGGTTCGAATCCGACCCCGCACTCCATTGGGGATTCGCCAAGTTGGTCAAGGCATCGGATTTTGATTCCGACATTCCGAGGTTCGAATCCTCGATCCCCAGCCATTTAACTCTGAAAGGAACAGCAATGAAGAAGCGTCGACTTACTATGCCAAGACAGCGTAACGCATTCGCTGTCCTGGCGCATTTTAGGAAAGCCGGATCACATCGCAAGAGCAACAAGGCTCTGCGACGGCAACAAAATCAGCGGGAGTATAGCTCAGAGGTAGAGCAGTAGACTTTTAATCTATTGGTCCCAGGTTCGATCCCTGGTGCTCCCACCATCCGTCCTTAGCTCAATGGATAGAGTTCTGGTCTTCGAAACCAGCGGTTGGGAGTTCGAGTCTCTCAGGACGGGCCAAGTCAGTGGTGAGGGTAGTTCAGCGGTAGAATCCTGGATTGTGATTCCAGTTGTCGTGGGTTCGAATCCCATCCTTCACCCCAAGCCGATGTAGCTCAGATGGTAGAGCAGCGGATTGAAAATCCGTGTGTCACTGGTTCGATCCCGGTCTTCGGCACCAAACAATGCCTCAGTGGCGCAATCGCAAATGGTAGACGCATCTGTTCAAGAGACAGACCCTGTGCGGGTTCGAATCCCGTCTGAGGCACCATGAAATAAGGTGATGTAGCTCAGTTGGTAGAGCACCTCCTTCATACGGAGGCTGTCGGGGGCTCGATTCCCTCCATCACCACCAAGATAAAGGACGCTGTATGAAGATAGTTATCGGTTTATTTTTATTCGCGGTGATCCTGATCGGCACCGGAGAAGTATTAGATTGCGTCATGCTTGTGAATCCTCACAAGACATGGTGTGACTGAATAGGAAGTGTGGCAGAGCCCGGTTGATTGCACCTGTCTTGAAAACAGACGAACAGAAATGTTCCGTGAGTTCGAATCTCACCGCTTCCGCCAATGCCTGTTTAGCTCAGTCGGTTAGAGCACCGTGTTGATAACGCGGGGGTCCGTGGTTCGAACCCACGAACAGGCACCAAGATTTTTTGTCGGTCATTTTGATTGATAAGTAGTTTACCGTTCCGAAATAGCTCAGTCGGTAGAGCAACGGACTGTTAATCCGTGGGTCCCTGGTTCGAGCCCAGGTTTCGGAGCCATCATCGATTTAGTTTGAGTCCCAGACTCAGTATCATGCTATAACGGTCATGATCACTGCGATTCCATCCATCATGCCAGCTATCGTGCATGTTGGCTGAGATCCATCCTGCGCCAAACCCAGTTGGTATGCGCACAGGATTGAGTCGGGTCTCTGTAGTATAAAATGTAGTGGATATAGATTCGTCGTCGCTGTCAGCGAAGTAGATCATGCCACTGGCGACTTGTAGTCTGTTGTCTAGGTGTAAGCCGCAGTGGTATCCTGGTCGATCACGTAGGAAACGACCAGAACTTGCGGTAGCGTGGAACATTTCGTCGGGGCCGATGCTCCAGTAACCAGCGAATGTTGGTTCGCTATAAAGACGATCGATCACTGATCTACGGAACTTGTCGCCACAGGCATAGTCTTGTATCTGCTGTAATCTGGGACTTTTGATCTGATCCCATCCGATATAATATCGTTCGACGAGATCGCCCTGGCCATAAGCGCCACGATCGGGAGTCCACGATTCGTTTGATAAGTCTTGGATGATTTCGTCGTGAGTATATCCTAGATCGAGGTTGACTTTATAAACGAAATCTCGTATTCTATTGAAGTGTAGTTCCATCTTTCGTATTTACCGATCGGGTAGTACGGAAGTATTAGTTAGGCACCGTTCGTCTATCGGTTAGGACACCCGCCTTTCACGCAGGTAAGAGGGGTTCGATTCCCCTACGGTGTACCAAGTTTTTGGGGATGTAGCTCAGTTGGGAGAGCGCCAGCTTTGCAAGCTGGATGTCGTCGGTTCGATCCCGTCCATCTCCACCAAATGTGGTGCGTTAGTTCAGTTGGTTAGAATACCGGCCTGTCACGCCGGTGGTCAGGGGTTCGAGTCCCCTACGCATCGCCATCTTTAGAGAGTTGACCGAGAGGCCGAAGGTGCTCGCCTGCTAAGTGAGTATACGCCAAAAGCGTATCAAGGGTTCGAATCCCTTACTCTCTGCCACCCATCCTGACTTATAAATATCAAAACATCGGAGGTAACTTGAAGTTGCTCAATATCGACGAAATCGTCGCATTTATCGAGGCACAACCACCCAACACACGGGTCTATCTTGGTGCCGATTCGGAAAGATATCTAGAAAAAAATGTATGGTGGGCCGAGTATACTGTAGCGATAGTGATACATATCGGTGGCCGGCATGGGTGTAAGATTTTTGGTGAAGTGTCTCGGGAACGAGATTATGATCAAAAGGTCGATCGTCCATCTATGCGACTCATGAACGAAGTGTATCGCGTATCAGAAATGTTCCAACGATTACAACCAGCACTAGTAGATCGAGAAGTGGAAGTACATCTGGACATCAACCCGAATGAAATGCACGGCAGTTCGTGTGTGATCAACCAAGCGATCGGTTATATCCGTGGTACTTGTAACGTGATCCCGATGGTGAAACCACGTGCCTTTGCCGCCAGCTATGCCGCAGATCGCCTAAAGAGCATCACGAAGGCAGCTTAGTATGAGTTGGTTACTAGATCCGCCACATGATAACAAATTCTGGACCTGGAGAGCAGATATGTTCTCCAACGACGAACTTGATAAAATTATCAAACTAGGACTGTCGGCACCAATGGTGCCTGGGGAAGCCGTCAAGTCTTCCCCAGGTCATCGTGTCAGTGATATATCATGGTTCGAACACAGCAACGTAGAGTACCAGTGGATCTATAATACCTTGACCTGGAACGTCAAAGCAGTCAATGACAAATATTTTCATTACGATCTCACTCATATTGAGGATCTCCAATTTACTCGATATTCTGGTGAAATCCAAGGAAAATATGGAACACATATCGACATAGGTGAGCGAATCGGCGGTTGTAGGAAATTAAGTTTCGTGTTACAATTATCAAATGATGATGATTACACAGGCGGAGATTTAAAGTTGTATTTTGGTGAGGAAGCGACAGTAGCACCAAGAGAAAAAGGAAAATTGATATTTTTCCCAAGTTGGGTGTTACACGAAGTCACGCCAGTAACCTCGGGGAATAGATTGAGTTTAGTAGGATGGGTCGCTGGCCCACGATTTAAATAGATGCGGCGGTCGTATAATGGTAATACCCTAGCCTTCCAAGCTAGAGCCGCGGGTTCGATTCCCGCTCGCCGCTCCAATTTCATAAAGGAAAGATATGACTAAATCACTAAGTCGCACACAAGAAATTGATGTCGAACGCTGTGTGGAAAATGCCGGCAACAACAGATTTGATATGATACTGATGTTGGCCGCAAGGGCACGAGAAATTTCTAAACGTGATCGAGAAACAGATCCCAGCAAAGGATCTTATCCAGTAGTTTCGGCTTTGTTAGAATTACAGAATGAACAAATCGGCCGAGAGTATCTCAGGAAAGTTAAATAAAGAGTCTGCGGGTGTAATTCAGGGGTAGAATGTCACTTTGCCAAAGTGAATGTCAGGAGTTCGAATCTCCTCACCCGCTCCAGATTCCGGGTCGTTAGCTCAGTTGGTAAAAAACATAGACCTACACTAAATATATGTGGAGGTCTATATATGCCAAAAGGGATAAAAGGAAGTACTAAAAGATATAATTGCCTACATTGTAATAAAGAGAATTTGTGGGGCAGTAGCAAAATCAATAAATTTTGTGACAATGTCTGCCAGGGAAATTACAAATGGGTCAACGAAACAATGGGAAGAATCGAGCGAGGTGAAGTCCCCGACGGTTCACCTGCTTTAAAAAAATATCTAATAGAAAAGTTCGGAGATCGATGCTTTGAGTGCGGTCAAGAAAGTACCTGGAATAATAAACCTTTAGTATTACAAGTAGATCATATAGATGGGGATAGCGATAACAATTATCCAAAAAATTTAAGATTACTTTGCCCGAATTGCCATACACAGACAGAAAACTTTGGCAGCAAGGGACAAGGTAGTAGGTACAGGAAGAATACAAAAAGAAATTTGTATCTTCAAGAATATAAGGCGGGATTAGCTCAGGGGTAGAGCAACGGCTTTACACGCCGTGGGTCCGCGGTTCGAAACCGTGATCCCGCACCAACGATCTCTGACCGTAGCTCAGTTGGATAGAGCAACGGCCTTCTAAGCCGTGGGTCGGGGGTTCGAATCCCTCCGGTCAGGCCAAGTGTTAGTTTATCGGAGTGTGGCGCAGTCTGGTAGCGCACCTGGTTTGGGACCAGGGGGTCCAAGGTTCGAATCCTTGTACTCCGACCAATATTTAGGAAATTGATATGCCGATGTATGAAACTACTGTAAGGACACCACAGGGTGAAGAAAAGAAAAGGATCTATGCGGACACCCCGCAAGAAGCCAAAAAACTTTTCGAGCAACTGTACGGTGGCCCTAGAGCAGTGCCTTACATACCGCATATCGTTCCGAGTTGATTCGGTAATCATGCCCTGGTGGTGGAATTGGTAGACACGCTAGTCTTAGGAACTAGTTCTTCGGAGTGACGGTTCGAGTCCGTCCTGGGGCACCAATACAATATATAGTTAAAAGCGTGAGCGAAAGAAAGGCTTAGCCGGCCACCTCCTAACCGTCAGGGAATGACTCCACCCCAGACTCCTACACCCGATATCCGGGCGAGCCTGTTGGCTACAGGATGAGTATGTCGTGGGGGAGGGACGACTCGTGAAGGACCCTCTTAAACATGAGACGGTGCTTTTAACTATATTTCTGCCGCGGGGTACGTCAGTGGTCAGACCGCCAGGCTCATAACCTGGAAGCCGGAGGTTCGAATCCTCCCCCCGCAACCAACAATCAGGAGTAAATCATGCCTTGGATCCAAAACGTATCGATGAGCGATATCAAGTCTGCTCGTCACTTCGAAGCTGGAGAAAATTCTATGCTGATACAGATCGTCGATCCAGCATACGAGTTTCCTATTCCGCTAAAGCAGTTCAAAGAAATCCATCAATTCGAGTTCCTTGACGTAGAAGCCGACGGCTTGACTAACAACGGTGAAGGCGAGTGGTCTGACGTTAGTGAATTTGCAATCACCGAAGCGCAGGCAGAGCAACTTGTACGATTGTTACAACACGCACTAGACAAGAGGATGAATGTTGTAGTACATTGTCACGCAGGTGTTTGCCGTAGTGGCGCTGTCTGCGAAGTAGGGGTGATGATGGGCTTCAACGACACAGAAGTATTCCGCAGTCCTAACTTATTAGTCAAGCATCTGATGATGAAGTCGCTAGGTTGGACCTACGACGAACAGGAGCCTCATTCAATCAATGGGGTTCCTTTAGCAGAAGATTGGACTAACGATAACGAAAAGGTGTTTACACTTGCTGACGCGAGACGTAAGTATCGTTTTAATAACAACGAAGACGTTTAAGAAAGGAGGAGACTATGCCCGCAGTATTTTTAGTCAGCGACACGCACTTCGGTCACGCAGGCGTATGTCGCTTTACACGCAATGATGGTGTGACCAAACTGCGTCCCTGGGACGACCCGGATGAAATGGACGAAGCCATGATTGCCGCGTGGAACGCCCGTGTGAGGCCCAACGACAAAGTCTATCACCTAGGCGATGTCGTTATCAATAGACGAGCATTGCAAACGCTCAGCCGCCTCAACGGTGACAAAGTTCTTATCCGCGGCAATCATGACATCTTCCGTGACGTCGAATACGGTCAGTATTTCCGTGAACTTCGTGCTTACCATGTGATGAACGGAATGATACTCAGCCATATTCCCGTCCATGAAGCAAGCCTTGGCCGTTTTGGTGTGAACATCCATGGGCACTTACATGCCAACCGTGTTATGAAAGCCAGAGGAGTTGACGCTAGAACAGGCGAAGTGCTATACTCAAACGAGATTGATACTCGTTACCATTGTGTGTGCGTGGAACAGACACCCGATTTCGCCCCCATCCTTTTTGAAGATGTGATCAAAAGAATCGAAGAGGAAGGTGGGGTAGTGGGTTTCCGCAACGGCAATGGGCCGTGTATGTAAATTGAAAGGCGCCTCGGTGGTGAAATAGGTAGACACAAGGGACTTAAAATCCCTCGCCGCAAGGTGTGCCGGTTCGAGTCCGGCCCGAGGCACCAAAAATTAAGACGTCAACAGATTTTGTATTTCTTCGGGGAGCTCTCCCTCGAAGCTGACTTGAAAATTGACTCTCTTGCCAGATAAATTTTCTACGCTATGTAGTACGCCTACATTAAGAAGATACCAATGCCTTACCGGCGTTGGGAATGATTCGACAAACTCAAGAGAGCTAAAATCAGATACTCGCACTCCCCTCCCTCTCCACACAGGATTATTTTCTTCTTTCCAGAATGAAATGTCTGTGTGATCGCCACCTGGAGTAGCCGTGTAGATCAATGCGAAATCTCTAGTGAGATCAGAGTGTGCTCCGGTGCTCGGCGTATCCGGTGTTCCTTCGCACACCATGATTCCTGCAATTTGGAAGTTTTCTGTGATATTTTCTTTTACCCATTCAGTGAATCTCTCATCGAATGACTTCCGCACTATTCTAGGAGCTGCATAGGATTGTCCTTTCCAACCATCGAGTTGGTATGGAGTTGAGTATATTCCGCCTTGGTCTCCGATGCCGGGCGCAGACTCTTCGCTGGCCATTTCTATTAGATACTCGGGGACATGTGGCAAGGAAACTTTTTTAAACAACCAATTTTTTTCATTCATATAGATATTTAACCTTCTTTTTGGTCAGATTGGATATCTGATTCCAAATATTTTCATTCCAGCAGCAGGGGTATCGGGATTCCTGAGCCAGTGTTTTCCGATAGTATGATAATACTGAGCGACCAAGTCGGACTGTCTGCGAAAAACTATGTCTTTGTGCCAGCATTCGTCCCTGGGGCTATATACATTGGCTATCGTTAGTGGTGGTTTTCCGGTACTAAACATGCCCCAGTTGAAATTTGTATATATCAGCCAGTTTAATATGTTTCGGTATACTAACCCTTTGTTGATGCCTCGATCACCGAGGAACTTTAATAACACAGGGTCATCGATCTTATCGTCTAATAACAATTTTGGAACAAGGGAAAAAAACTGATTGGTTTGGATGAATCGTTTAAGTATATGTATCTGTTTACAGATTATGTCACAAGTCTCGGGGGCCCAATAAAAGCATTCGTCGTGTTCCCATTCTCGATTCAACATCTGAGTTCGTATACCAACAGCCGATCCTACTGTATCGACAAACTCAACCTCTAGATTTCCTGCAGATCCAATTTTGAGGCGTGGTTTATCACACCCCCATACGAGAACTAGTTTTTTCCCGGAATCAATGATATCCATGTAATCTTTAGTTCTCTCTCGTATATAAGTTTTTGATATGTGCATCACAGAGGAATGTGTATTTCCATAGTATGGTCGATCCGCATCCCATTTGGGATCTAGTAAGACATCTCTTGATATTTCAGAAAGGTCGATCGCACGATGTCGGAATCTTATTCCTTTGTCTTTAAGCATCTTGATTGCCGGATAAGTGACATAAGTATGCTCGGCATGGAAATGGCTATCGGGACGAGGGTCGAGTTGATGATAGTCTAAGGTAGCCAACTCGTCGATGGGTATGTTATTTTTGATAAATGTGTCAACGATGTTCTGTGAGTCGATACCGCCGCTGTATAAAATCACTACATAATCATAGTCTTTCCGTATCTGCCATGCCCGGCGAGCGTACAGTTCATCTAATGTCTCTGTTGGCTCAATCTTCCAATTGTAATTGGAATATTCGAAATCGTTAAAATGCCATTTAACAAGTCGTTTCGTTCGATCGGCGGTTTCAACGGCCTCGATTTTACTATAGGTTTTGAAATCGTCTACAGTATAATACCCAAATTTATCTTTGGAATTAAGTTGAAACGGTGGTTTAATAGTCTCGATTTTATTGTAGACTCTGAGATCTCCCATGGTATGATAACCAAATTTATCTTTGGGATTAGTGATGTCGGTCATAATTGAATGATGTCAGATAGAATTTTTATTCTTCAGGATCAGCAGGATTGATGGCTATGCCAACCTGTTGTATCCTGAATTTTTTTTGGCCAGCGCAATAGACCAGGAAGTCCGCGATGTCTGCGGGATCTACCTTGGCACCCGACCAGTGTGCCATGCGAGCGGTGTCAGTGGCACAGGGTTTGAACAGCATGATGTGAGGCCAAGCATCACGATTCCATAGGAATTCACAAGCATCGTCTAAGGCCAGCTTTTCGTTGCGATATCTGCTGTCTCGATTCTTGGTATCCCAGCGCATGGTGATGCTGGAACCGATGTTGACTATGAGTTTCTTTTGGCCACGCCAGGCTTCTTGTGCTTCAAACAACATCTCTACTTGTGCGAACCCCGAGTGTGCGTTGTTGACGAACATGTCGCAGTCGGCGAGTGCTTCCACGATGCGTTTACGAGTCCCGGGATCAGAAATATCCCAACCTCCGCTACGGCTGAAGTCCTGGACTTCGTGTCCTAGTTCTTCGAGTCGTTCTCTTATCGAAGCGCCAATGCCCCATGTCGAACCGGTTATACCGACTTTCATAATATTTCCTTGGGAAGTTTTGTGTCGAAACTTACTTGTAGATTGAGCCTGAGGCTATCTACGTTTTCTGTGCTGTGGAGTATTCTTGTATTGGTAAGATACCACACGTTTTCGGGACCGATGATGCTGTCAACTAAGTCGAGGCCCTCAAATTCGCCGACTTCTGCCCCGCGGTCTCTTATAAGCTCTTGGCCCTCTTGTTTCCAAAAGCACAACTTTGCATTGGGCCCACCAACAGAAAGATTATAGAGTAATACATAATCTCTTGTATAGTCGGTATGTGCCCCGGTGCTAGGAATATCTTTTGAACCCCAGCAATACATAAGACTGGCGTTCTGGAAATTAGGGGTAATATGCGTTCGGACCCATTCCAAGTATTCTTCATTGAACTGGCGCCTTATATTTCTTGTCGCCGGGCCTGTATAATTTCCGTTCCAGTTTGTTAAAGTCCGTTTCCCCATGGCCCCAATATCATTGACCTCGGGGCGAAAAGAACGATCGATCTGATCGATGAGGGCTTTTGGAGGAGCAGGAAGGTCAGGAAGTAACCTATAGGTGAAATTTTTTTCCATTGGTGATTTTAAATTTGAAGGATATAACGATATTTAATCGTTATGAATTTGGCTGGGATAATTCCCAACCAAACTCGAAATGCTAAATAAAAGTAGTAGATTACTGTTGTTCGACTTTGACAGACATTCCGGCATTGATACCAAAAGCATTCAATTCACCAGCATCTTTGTCACGCTGGATGTCTTGCATGATTTCAACATAGTTATAACCGTCAGACGTAGTAACCGTCTTGTAAAGCTGATCGTTAATGTAAATTTTATAGTCCATGGCACCGAATCCTGTTATTTTTTGTATTTATTATCGGCACTAAAATACCTACCCACAATGAGATACTTAGATTGCAAACCATCATAAATTTTTGGAAGCAAAGCTATCATAGTGATCGCATAGCGTTCTACCTTGAGATAGTTAGCTTCGTGTTCACAGTAGGAGCGAGCTTGACACTGGCATGGTCGGCCGCGGCCCCAGACATGCGAGTCGTTTATCCTGGGTTCTTCGTTGGATCGATCTGTGCTGTGATCTCCTACTATCGCAGGAAGTTAGCATGGCCGATGCTATTGACAGCTTACTTCGTGGCCGCTAATATATTAGGATTCAGCCGAGCTATGGGCTGGTTTTAAAGGAAAATCAAATGTTCACTTATGTCGTACTAAAAAATCTCCCTCCTGTGCCACAGCATTTCATCGACTCGGCACTAGATTTGAAACAGTTCGTAGACACAGACAAGCCCGAGGACAATCTTGATGACTGGTATAAGAGCCGCAAGCTCATCATCGACGGTAAAGAAGAACCTGTCACGTATCAGACTCGCTTGGACATCAATCGTGAGTTCTATGATTGGGTGCATGAGAACATCCACCCCGAAGGCTTCGACTGTGGAGTGAGCTTCACAAACGGTAAGCTAGGACGGCATCAAGGCCCACACACGGACTTGACCCGAGATTTTACCATGCTATACTTAATCGAGCCCGGCGGCCCAAATACCGCTACTTACTTCTATGAGGAAGAAGGCAAGCCCATCGTGAGGACGAATCGACAAGATGTCTGTAATGATTTCAGCAAGCTCCGCGTACTAGAAAAGGTCCAATTTCCACTGGGACAATGGGTGCTGCTCAACACCATGGTCCTACATGGTGTACAAGACATCGAAAACGTGCGTGTGAGTTTCCAAGTGAGTGTAAATAATAATATCTGGTTTGATTAAGGAGATAAGTAACGATGTCAGGCAAAGGATCCTCTCCAAGACCTTTTTCTGTTAGCCAGGAAGAGTTCTCCAACAACTTCGATCGTATCTTCAGCAAGAAGAAACAAAACGTAGTCGAGACAATCGTCACTGAAGACGGTGACATTGACATCACTAAAGAGCTCGAAGAAGTTGACAACAACGTCGGCTTAGGCTAAAATATAACTTGATTGAAGTAAACGCTGGTTTAGCTCAGGGGTAGAGCAACCGCCTTGTAAGCGGTAGGTCGTCAGTTCAAATCCGACAACCAGCACCAAACACAACACCGAGTCGGTTTAGGGACCGGTCTCGGTGTTTTCTTATATAACGATGAATCCAGAAAAAGATAAACTCGGCTACTATCGTGTGGGGGAATTTAAAACCTACAGCAAGGTCGAAGCCATCGAAGCGCATGCCAGGACCGGGATACATCCCCATTGGCATTTCAATGAAGAGGTTTTTAAATCATACAACTGGCGTGTCGAGCCCACCGAATCATTGGAAGACCTTTATGCTCGCCGGGCGAAAGAGATCAGAGAAAAGTACGACTACGTTTCGATCTTCTACAGTGGCGGTGCCGACTCGGGTAACATAGTCAACACATTCGTCGACAATGGGTTGAAGATAGATGAGATCGTCACTTACAACTTCCACGCACTAGATCCGCGCCGGGACAATTTTTTCCATGCCGAACAATACCAAGTCAGCTATCCTAAGTTAGAAGAACTCAAAAAGCGTGGAGTATCTTTCAAACACAAAGTGATCGATCTTAGCGACATCGTTTATAAAATACTGTTGAACCCATCCCTTCAAAATAATCTAGCATATTGGACTAATTCGGCGTTTGGAATCACTCATCTTGCGCTGGGTTTCGTGAGAGAGTCAGATCCCGACTATCTTCGACTGGCCGAACAGTCATTGACACATGCGTTTATATTTGGTATAGAAAAGCCACGAATTTATATCGTCGATGGAAAATATTGTATTCGTTTCGTTGACATGATTGACACTGGACCGAGCATACGGACACAGATACTAGCTCGAGACTGGGAACATGATGAATTATTTTATTGGGCGCCTGAATCTTGTGATTTAATTTGTAAGCAAGGACATGTCCTGATGAGGTTCCTTAAAAAGAATCGAGAGATCATGCAGATCAACGAGGACATACGTGACGATAATCGACGAATCCGTATACCGATGATCGAGGAGACTTTTTGCAAGCCAGGAACCAGCGACGGACTCAGTTATCGTGAGATATTGAATTGGCTGATCTATCCAGGCTTTAATCCATATACGTTCAGCATGGGCAAACCAATGAGCGTATTGCGTAGTCTACGTGATGAATATTGGAGGAAAGACGTCATCTTCGATCAACCTTTCCAACGGTTAACAGAACATCTAGCTAGCCTTGACAAATATTGGTATCAGAACACTAACAATATCGAAGCAGGACTCAAAGGTATGATCTCGCCACCATACTTTTTGGAATGATATGTCATTGACAACAAAGTCTAGACCTGCTAACATATCACTATCGTCAATCAAAGTGAGGTAAAGTGATGTTTGAATCGATCGAAATCCGCAAAGCGGCTAATGGCTTCATCCTAGTGGTGCATATGGAAGATGAAGATCAAGAATTCGTGTTTGACACCGCCCGCAAGGCCATGCGGGCACTCAAGCAATATCTAGACCCCCGGGGCAAAGAAGAATGAGTAGCACCCGGCCCTGGGGACCATTCCGCGGTTGGGTACACAACCTTTGGGTAGAGAACTGCGAGGAGCATTTCTCTCTGGCCGAACCGGTGTTGAGCGAACGGGAGTATTTCCAAAAGTTCCGCTGGTGGTTGCGCCGCGAGTATCGGCATCACTTACAGCGTGAGCAAAAACGCCAGAGCCTACAAGCACTAGAACCCCGCAGATAGCGGGGTTTTTTGTGGCTTTTTTGCCACAAAATAATGGTTGACCCGAAATTCCCATTTTGCTAAAATAATGACATATAGTAAAAAAAGGAGCAAGGCAATGAGTTTCGTCATTTACCATAAAGAATCGACCAGGATCTACACTTACACTCGCCACAATCCCTGGAAGAGAGTGGAGTCATATGCTACCTTGGCTGCCGTGAAAGCCGCCTTCACTCGCTTAGTCAAAAAAGGTGAGATCAACGAGTCAGAGTGGAGCATCGCTGACAGCGAACTGTTCCACATGCTGATCGAAAAGCATGTGACCAAGACCAACCTCATGAGCGGCGAGGAGTTCCAGGAGCGAGTGAACACCCCGCACTATTGCTCACCTAGCAGTGAATCCTACTGGAGCATGTAGGTTGACCAAAAAATACGTTCTGTTGTATTATAGCAACAATCAAACAAAGCACTGAAAGGACCAAAAAATGACGACCCTCAACACCATCCTGTTCATCCTGACTTTTGGCAATGCCATGTATATGGCCTATCTACTGGGCGAAGTGCGTGAAGCACGGCGCCAGCACAAGATCCAGGACGAACTCACTGATAAGTTAGTGGCTGCTTACCGTGCCCAAAGGTAAGTGAGCACTAACCAAAGCGGTTGACCCGAAATTCCCATTTTCGTACAATATAGACATACAGTAAAAAACAAGGAGCAGACGATGTCTACAGCGATTTACGAAGAACTCACAGACGCCCAAAAACGCGAAGTCCGCATGTTTGGTGCCACCCGTGAGCAAGTGGAAGAAGCAGTGACCAGTTACCTCGCACAGAAGTCGCCCAAGGAAGTCGTGACTGAGATGCTGATGGCGGCCTGGAAGGAGTTGAACTGGGGCGAAGCCGAAGATGCCCGCCAGACCCTGAACCGCGTGAAGATCACTATCCAGCGATTCTATTCCGGCGAGGAGCGTGGCTTCTTCTTTGAACCCGAAGGCCAAGCATACTCGATCCTTTCGGATGCCCAGCACCTCATGGAGTATGACGACATCGTCCGTGCCAAGATGTGTATCGACGAAGCCAATCAATTGATCGAACAAGGAGGCAATATCCGTGGCTAAGACCCTGAACGATGTGGTAGAAGAGTTGATCTATCTTTCTGAAATCCGCGGCGAACTGGATCTAGAGTCTAACGCTCGCAACGAAAAGCGTATCGCCGAGCTCAATCAAGAATACTTGCGCCTACAGGCACAGGAGGAACAACGATGAAAGGCACTATACGATTCATGGTAGGTTTTTTGATCACTGCCGGTGCCGTTGGCACTATGGACTATGACCCACATGCTGATCTTGGCATCCAAGCATTAGTGGCGTTCGTGGGACTCGCGATCATGTGGTGGGGTGCCGATGCCCTTGAGCAACAAAGGATCCAACGTGATTGAGATCGGTGGCTTGAACAAACGGCAGAAAGCCCTGTGCGAGATACTCTGGGGCATGGAAACCATGGAGCAGGCACAGACATTCGTTGCCAGTTTGCCCGAACGAGATCAGCAAGAATGCCGCACACTTATGACGATGATGGTGTTGGCCACTATCGACGAGATTGACACAGTGAGCGAAGAAGTCAAAGATTATATCGACGGCATCCGCCATCGATGAACCATGCGCGGGGGACTAACCGCCCCCTACTCTGACCCAGAGGATGAAGTGGCCGTGGTGGCCACGGGTGGTCCCAGTCCAACCGAACTGGCGCTGGCAATGCGTAAACGGGCCTGTGGCGAGCGGAGGATCCTACCACCTTATTTGTCCTGCTGAGGGGTTCACGGGGGCGATGGCCGCCCGTGGGAACTAACCAGGCGTTGGTAGGTCGACAAGTAATGCACCGCGACGGAGCCGTCAGAGCAGTTTTTAACTTTTGGAGATAGAGATGCCTAATTGGTGCGACAATTCAGTGACACTGAGACACGAAGACCCCACACAAGTGGATCGTGCTCAAGCGGCGTTCAAGCGCGGCGAGTTCTGTCGCGAGTTCGTCCCGTTACCCAAAGATAAAGAAGACGAATGGTATGACTTCTGCGTATCAAACTGGGGCACCAAGTGGGACGTGGGTGGGGACGATGGCAACGATGATCGCATCGATGCCCATGAACTACAACTGGTGTTTAACTCAGCATGGTCACCGCCCATGGGAGTGTATGAAGCACTGCTGGCGCAAGGTTTTGAAGTCGTGGCATATTACTACGAACCCGGCATGTGTTTCGTGGGACGATATGACAATGGCGACGACGAGTATTACGAGTATTCGGGAGAAAAATCTGACACCGTGCGAGATGTGATCGGCGCAGACCTCGACGACATGTTTGGAATATCAGAGAGCATGGCCGAGTGGGAAGACGCAGAGCGTGACGAAGTCACTGTATGGTATGAAGATGGTGTTGAAGAGACAGGTCTCAAGAGCCATCGCCGAAACAAGAATAACGAGGAAGATCTATGAGCGGTTACGCTACCTATCAATGGTATCAGCGGGTAGAATCGCAAGCCCGCGGTTTAGGCTTCCGATTGGATCAACCCCGACACTATTACAAAGAGACCGGCGACGTAGTGTCGTTGTATCCCTTGGACGATGCCTTGCCTGTCTACAGCCGAGATGCTGAGATCTACACAGGCACATTCGCGGACGTGGAACGATTCTTGACCGGCTGGGCCAAAGCCCATCAGTATGATGCTATGTTGCGCATGACCGATGACAAGCGTCGAAAAAAGTTTGAAGATGCTGAACGTGAGCGCCAGCGTGTGGCCAAACTCAACGCCGAGAAACGAGAAGTGTTTGGCGTGCTGGCCAACAAAACAAAGAAAGAAACAGAAAGGATCGCAGTATGAAATGGTTTGATCGATGGTTTGTCCGCAAGTGTAAGTGGGCCTGGGATAATCGAGATATCGCCGATGTGGCAGAGACATCGCGTCTCAGTTCGGCGAAATATGCCACAGTAGAAGAGGATGTGACACCATGGAACGATGGACTCCGCATCAACGTGAAAAAGATGATCGGCGGGTTCGTTGTTAGTTTCCGGGTCTATGATCGAAAAACAGATCGCACAGATGATCGGGCCTACATCATCACCGACGAGCAGGATTTCAACGCCGAGTTGGGTAAAATGATCACTATGGAGAGTATGCGACAGTCATGAAATATTTCGCTTATGGTATGAACACCAACGTGGGGGAGATGGCACATCGTTGCCCCGATGCCCGGAGCCTGGGCCACGCCCGATTGCCCGGCTACAAGTTCACATTCAACCGCCACGCCGATCTCATGAACATGGGCGACGAATACTGTGATGGTGTGCTGTGGGAGATCACCGAGGATTGTTTGATGGCGTTGGATGCCTTGGAAGGGTATCCTCTCTACTACACACGATTCGAAGTGGATGTGGAATGGAACGGGGAGACCGTGCGGGCTATCACTTACCAGATGAACCCCGAAAATCAGATCCCAGCGATACCCTCTACTTCCTACTATTTCATGGTCACCAAGGGCTACGCCCAACATGGTGTCCCAAACACCCAACTCATCGAGGCCTATGTCCGTGCCAAAGAGGTTGACCAATATTTCGTGATTTCGTAAAATAAACGCATAATAAAAACAAGGGATTTTGGGGTGTTGCGTAAAAACAACACCTAGAATTTGGGGGATTTTGGGGTGGTTGACCGATATTTCCCATTTCTATATAATATAGACATACAGTAAAAAAACAGGAGCAGATGATGTCAAAACAAAGCACTTTCGTTCGTATCAAATCCGGCGCTTATCGCACCAACGATGTGTCGGGTCAAGTGTTCCAACTCGTTGAGCAGTTTAAAATGACTGCCAAAGGCGGGTATGTGACAGTGAAGAATTCCGGCCAGTTTCCTGGCTTCCCCGATGAGATCCGCGTAAAGGTAGATTCCATGACAGCATACGAGTTCGTTTCTGAAGCCGAGTTCGTCGAAGCCGGCAACGAACCCGTGGTTGAGTCTAAAGGTGCCGAAGCCAAATCTGCCGAGACTGACGAAGAGATCATGGCTCGTATCCGTGAGCGTTTTGAAATCCTAGACGAAATGGCCACTGCCGCTACCAATGGCGAGATCCGTGCTATGATCGTTTCGGGCCCTCCCGGAGTTGGTAAGTCATACGGTGTCGAGCGCATCGTGGAAAAGGCTTGCCTGTTCGATCAAGTAGCCGGTAAGCGTCTCCGTGCCGAAGTGGTCAAAGGTAGCACTTCTGCTCTGGGCTTATACTGTACCCTCTACAAGTATTCCGACCCCAATTGCGTCCTGGTGTTTGACGACTGTGACAGCGTATTGCTGGACGACACTTCGTTGAACCTGCTCAAAGGTGCTCTGGACTCAGGCAAGAAGCGCAAGATTTCCTGGTTGTCGGACAGCCACATGCTCCGTCGTGAAGGTGTGCCTGACAGTTTCGAGTTCAAAGGCTCCGTGATCTTCATCACCAACTTGAAGTTCGATCAGATGAAATCCCAGAAACTCCGTGACCACTTGGACGCTCTCCAAAGCCGTTGTCACTATCTGGATCTCACACTGGACACCATGCGTGACAAGATCCTGCGAATCAAGCAGATCGCTGGTGACGGTCAACTGTTCGAAGAGTATGACTTCGACGAGTGTGCCAAAGACGAGATCTTGAACTTCTTGGACGAGAACAAGAACAAGATGCGTGAGATGTCGTTGCGTATGGCTATCAAGATCGCTGACTTGCGTAAATCCTTCCCACTGAAGTGGAAGTCGATGGCGTCAGTGACTTGTATGAAATCGGCGTAAGCCGTTCGGGTCGTGGCATCCCTTGTCTAGCTCCTAGCCCCGACCTGTTTTTGCCCCGGATTGGTAACAGTCCGGGGTTTTTTTATTGACTTTTTGTTCTCGGTTAGCATATACTTACAGGATGAAGAAATACGAATATGTTGAGGACTATCTTGAAGTGATTTCCGGGCTGCGTGATCCTACTACACTCAAGACGTCTGGCCTAAACTGGTTCAACCCCATCATCAATTTAGCCCGTTATGATGTGTCGGTATTGCAAAACATGAGCGAAACTACCATCGGCGGTAATGCCCTCACTGAGCGACAAGGTGAATTGTTGGTTAAAATCATCGACAAGTATCACCGACAACTGGCCTCTATGGGAATTGATTCACGTCGTGAAAATCTCAACCAGTTCCGACAACCTTTTCGAGTAGTCGACACTACTAAGAGCATCGATGTCGTTGATGGAGAGATAGTGCTGAAGTTCTGTTACGAAAAATCCAGCATCGAGGAGATACGTGAGTTCTCAAAGAAAAGCCAAGGGTACTGCTATTGGGACGCTGAAGCACGGGTATGGAAGATGGCATTAACTGAATACAACATCAATTGGGCAGTAACTTGGGGAGAACTAAATGTTTTTGAAATCTCTGCACATGCGAGATCCTTCGCAGAAGCTATCAAGAGTATTGAACTTCACCCTTATGATATCAAGTTGAGACAAGTTGGGGAAGTATTTGAAATCACCAATGCCCATGATTCATTGATGTATTACATCAATGACAATATAGGAAAACTAGACCTAGAAAACATTGTTGAATTAGTAGACAGTTCGTCATTATTGGGCTACACAGTTAGCAATGAGATAGTAGAAGATTTCGAAAAAAGATTTGGAAAAAATCTAATGTCATTGATGCTAAACCGAGAATCACAGCACAATTCCGACGATTTGCTTCCATTGGCTTTGCTAATCAAGGACTATTCTTCAGTGACGAAACGATACCCGATCGTGGTCTATGAACCCGACCTTTCCAATCGACTACTACAAGTATTAAGACAAGTGTTCGATGAAAATGAAATAGATGTCATTGGTAACTCAAAGAAAAACCGAGATTTCTTGCCCGGCGCGAAAGTGGTACACTCGATCAAACCCATAACTCGACACGCTATACCGTTGTTAATCACTTCAGCTGGCATAATAACCGGGGGAGAGCGACAGATGATGGTGCAAAATTCTGAAAAGGTTGTTTTCCTTTCGCCGGGCGTGTATAATAGCAAGAAAAAGTCAAAGGTACCACACCTATAATGTTAGCCAAACTCTATATACGCGATGAAGTGAATGTGAAGATCGAAGGGCTTGATCTCACCACACGGAAACGTCTAGTAGACAAGTTTAAGTTTGAGATCCCGGGGGCGAGATACTTGCCTGCGGTGCGTCTGGGACGTTGGGACGGCCGTGTAGCGTTCTTCCAGCTGGGCGGTAGCACTTATATCAACTTGCTACCTGAGATCATCCCTATGCTCGAGAGTGCTGGGTACGATCTCGAAGTAGAAGATCTGCGTGAATACTCTACGAACTTCGAGTTCCGTCAAGTGTGCGAGACCACGTTTGCTGAGACGAAATGGCCTGCTGGCCATCCTAAAGCCGGTGAACCGATATTGTTGCGTGACTACCAGGTAGAGATCATCAACAACTTCTTGGCCAATCCGCAGAGCGTACAAGAAGTGGCTACCGGTGCTGGCAAGACTATCATGACAGCGGCCTTGAGCCAGAGCGTAGAGCATCTAGGACGGAGCATAGTCATCGTTCCTAACAAGAGCTTGGTCACACAGACCGAGGATGATTATAAGAACCTAGGCCTAGATGTAGGTGTGTATTTCGGTGACAGGAAAGAGTGGGGTCGCCAACACACGATCTGTACTTGGCAGTCTCTGAACGTACTGCTCAAGAACACCAAGAACGGCGTAGCGGATTGTACTATCGGTGAGTTCATCGAGGATGTAGTGTGTATCATCGTAGACGAAGTACACATGGCCAAGGCTGACGCACTCAAGACTCTACTCACAGGAATCATGAGTCATATCCCTATCCGCTGGGGACTTACTGGCACTATCCCTAAAGAGGATTTCGAGAAGATCAGCATCTTCTGTAGCCTAGGCAACGTGGTAGGAAAACTCAGTGCCAGCGAATTGCAAGAAGCTGGCCACCTGGCGAATTGTCACGTAAATATAGTTCAATTAGTAGATCACGTTGAGTATACGAATTATCAGAGCGAGCTCAAGTATCTAGTAGAGACCGGAGAGCGACTGGATTATATTTCTAAACTAATCGCCTCTGTGAATGAAACAGGCAACACCTTGGTGTTGGTAGATCGTATCAGCACAGGAAAAGAATTAGTTAATAGACTTGGTGACCGATCGGTATTCGTGTCGGGTGCCACCAAGGCCAAAGATAGGAAGGAAGAGTACGATGAAGTGGCTATATCAGATGGGAAGATTATTGTGGCGACTTATGGTGTGGCCGCTGTGGGCATTAATATTCCTAGGATCTTTAATCTGGTTCTTATGGAACCCGGAAAGAGCTTTGTCCGCGTTATTCAATCTATTGGGCGAGGTATTAGGAAGGCAGAGGACAAAGACTTTGTACAGATCTGGGACATCACATCGACATGTAAGTTTTCAAAACGACATCTTACCAAACGGAAGCAATTTTACCGAGAAGCGAACTACCCGTTCACTTTGGAGAAGGTAGATTGGAAATGAAAAAGAAAAAACTCATAGTATGCGGATGTAGCTTCAGCGCACCAGCGAGTAGTAGATTCCCTGAACTAGCAGGAACTTCTTATGGCGAAGTGCTGGCCAAGAAACTAGGATGGGACGTAGAGATACTAGCACGCCAGGGCTGTTCCAATGGCGGCATACGCATACAGATCGACGAAGTGATCCGACAGCGACCCGACTTCGCGATCATCGCACCTACATTCCACGACCGCACAGAAATCCCAGCAAGGTCTGCTCCTTATGACTTCCGCGACAATGATTGGAAGGGTTGGAACAGCGAACTACAGCAACATCTACAGAAGGCCCATCTGAATGGGTATGATCGAGAAGCCGGGATCAACAACGTCAACTACGGTAACAATCCTTATCGCATGATCTGTGAAACGATCTTCAGCCTCGCAGAAAACTATGACCACCCATACCGCTCTAGCAAGATAGATCGAGATACACAGAAGGCTGTCAAGTCTTGGATCAATTATCTCTATGACAGCGAGTGGAAACGACAGCAGGACGAATGGATCATCCGCGACGGTATCATGGAACTTTTCTATGCCGGTATCCCTTTCCTACATATCGCTTGTAATGTATGGAACAGCAATACAGTGAGAGAAGCGTTTCCGTCTGTTCTTCCGGATCGATACATGACTCTAGACTACGAAGAAACACCAGCGTATGCCACTAACGAATGGCCGTTCAAAGGCGAAGACCCTGGGTATCATGGCGACCCCAAGAGCCAAGAATACCTAGCTGACGTCTACTACAAAATAATAACAGAAAGGTTTGGAATCACCCCATGAGGATATTGACCCTAGATAATCATAGTTTCGAAATGAATGAGATACCCGAGGAAGTCGACGATTTACGATTCTGTGTCCTCGATAACTCCGACCCCAAGAATCCCGATTATTTTTACATACCATTGATCTTCCTTGAAAGTTTTAATAGTCCGGCTTTGGTTCTAAAGATCGGAGAGCATACAGTTAAGATGCCGGTGGACTGGCAGATATTGATCGGCGAACCCGATCTCGGCGATCTTGAAGTAGTACCACTCACCTCGATCAATGACCGTGGGTTCAATGTGTTTGCCTTTAATCCCATTAGTAGTTTCCGCCCTGAGTTTCATCCCGTAGAGATAGTGGACATCTATCAAGATGTCAAATGGTATTTTCCTAAACTCAAGTCCGGGCAACTGTTGGCCGTGCCATTAGAAAGCAACAAAGAAAAGCCCATGTGTGTGTTTTTTGTCAAGGATATCGGTCGCCAAAACGAAGTGATCAATTATTCGAAGGTGTGGTAAATGCGAGCGGGAGTGATCGTGGCTCATCCCGACGATTGCGTAATATTCGCTTGGCCGCTGATGCGGAAACTAAAACAACTAGACTGGACGATAATTTATCTTACCTACACTGAAGCTGAACCTCGTGCCCAAGAGATAAAACGATTCTGGGATCGACACGAAGTAAAAACGATATTCTTGGGATATGTGGATGACTATCGAGACATTGAAAGTGGTAACTTGAGTTTCGATGCTGAGTCTGCTAGGTTGGATATACAAGATCATTGTCGTGACTTTGATCTATTACTGACTCATAATCAAGATGGCGATTACGGGCACCCACATCATAAGTTCGTGAACATGTGTGTGATCCCGTGTCCTATACCAAAGATATATTTTGCCAGCACATTCAATAACAATCTGGAGATAGAGTGTAAAGAACAGTACGACTCTTCGTGTTTACCTTTACATCAAGAAGTGATCGAAGGATTCGTGGATCGGTTCATTGGAAGATACTGTGTCGAAAAAGAAGCGATGGAGATATTAGGATGGGTAGACTGACTCCGGGCGCGACTTATATCTATGAAAACGCCGACGGCGATATCTACGCCCGAGAGATCGGTAAATCCGAACGTATACTGATCGGAACTGACCAACACGGTACGAGAGCGAGATTGCGAGAACAACAACTCTGGCACGACATTTTGGCAGCAGCCAAAACCAATCCTGCTTTACAAGAAGCCTTGGATCGTGCTATAATAATCTACGAATTAAGTAAACAAAATGGACAGACTTAACATCAAGAATGAAATGGCCGCGGTGGATCGCAAGGATCGAGATTACTACGATGCCATGACTGACGAAGAAAAGAAAAAGTTTTCTCCTTATCTGATGGTACGCTGGAGTTCCTGCGTTGGTGGCGATCCCATGTTACAGAGCTACTATCTCATGAGTGCCAATGAGAGATTAAATAAGAACTTCTTTGACATATCCGCTAGCCAGCACAAGAAATTCTTGTGGCTGTTAGCGACGACCGTCAGCCCCGGCATGGGTAGTCAGTATCATCAATGGATCTCTCCTAAGAAGAAAGAAAAGAATAACAAGATAGTCAAGATACTCAGAGAACTGAGACCGGATCTCAGGGAATCGGAAATCGAAACATTAGCATCAATCAATTCTGACGATGAGATCAAGGATCTCGCAAAGCAACATGGCTGGGATGACAAAAAGATCAAGGAATATCTTAAATGACAGAGTTTTCTAGTCGCGCTCGTTGTTTTAATCGTCGTCCGGTTTCAGAATTTTCCAGTGATCTTCCGCCCGGCACCATGAATCTTTCCAGCGGTAGCCCAGCATTGGGGTTGATGCCTATCGATGATTTCCAGACGGCCATGACCAGAGTTTTACAGGATAAAAAATATCTTTCTTTCCAGTATGGCCCTGCACAAGGGTGTACTGAATTGTTGGAATGGCTCGCTCAGTATCATGGAGTAGAAGTCAATCAAGTGATGATAACTAGTGGCAGCCAGCAGAGCATCGATCTTATCTCTAAAGTTTTCATCGATCAAAGAGATCCAGTGCTGGTCGAAACTCCCGCTTACAGCGGCGCTCTAGATGTATTTTCGTGGGTGCAAGCCGATATCACACCTATGCCAGATGTTGCAGAGATACCCGATGGTGTTTTTAAAATAGCCTACGTCGAGCCATCCTATCAAAATCCCACTGGTCGTTGTTGGACTCTAGACCAAAGAAAATCTTTTATGAGCGAAGCACAAAAGCGTGACATCTTGGTAGTCGAAGATGCGGCTTATGCTGATATTTTCTTCGACGAAACCAGTACTCCATTGAGAGACATTGATGCCACACGAGTCATTTATCTGGGATCTTTTTCCAAAATTCTTAACCCTGGAATAAGATTATCCTATGTGATCGCAGAGCCCAAAATCATTAATAAACTCGTAGAAGCTAAAAAAATCACTGACATGGCCTCTTCGTATTTTTTGCAATCAGTGACGGCCGAAATGTTGCATAAAATAGACATCAATGTGCATCTATCAAAACTAAGGAAATCGTATCACAGGAAAAGAGATTTCCTAGTGGACGCATTGTCTCGGCATTGTCCGGAACTAAAATTTCCCGTTCCGACAGGGGGTATTTTTCTTTGGGCTCATAGTACGATATCTTCTTTGTCATTGAGAGATCGAGCGTTAGCCGAAGGAGTTAGCATCGTACCTGGACGAGAATTTTATGTGCAGGATCCTGATCTTTTTTCGATTAGAATGAGTTATTCCAGGATCACAGAGGAAGAAGCCAACGCAGCCGCGATCGCTCTGTGTCGTTCAATATCGGGATAAAATGGAAACAGAGTTTTTTGTTTGTCGCTATTGTAAAAAAGAGTTCCGCAAGGAGAGCACCTTGTTGGCACATCTCTGTGAGCCCAAACGACGATGGCAACAGGAAAAAGAAACAAGAGTCCAGATGGGATTCCGGGCCTATCTGAGATTCTATGAGATCACACAAGGGTCGGCTAAATTAAAGACTTACGAGGATTTCGTCGACAGCGGTTTTTATAATGCGTTCGTGAAATTTGGAAGGCATTGTCAAAGCATACGGTGCGTGAACTACGCTAGTTTCACTGATTGGCTGCTGAAGAACAACAAGAAACTAGATCATTGGCACCATGAGGCTATGTATCTAGAATGGCTTCACCAATACATACGCAAGGAGAACGTACAAGATGCACTGGCGAGAGCGTTGGAAGAAATGGAACGATATTCCGGAGATCATCCAGATCTTAGGAATGGTTTTCGTGATTACTTTAGGCTTGCCCCTGCTAATAGTGTTTGCTTCCATATTGTCAATGGTAGGATTAGTCCGTGGGTGGTATTCAACTGCGAGACAGGCTTGGCGTTCTTGGAGACACTCAACGAAGAACAACTAGAGATAGTCATGCCATGGATCGATCCTGACTTTTGGTCTAAGAAATTCGTGGACTATCTGGCAGATACAGAATGGGCAAAAAAGATACTCGCAGACGCAGGACTATGAAAAAAGATTTTTTGATTTTATTATTAGTGACGATACTATTGATACTGATAGCATCGTTGCCGGTACTTTTCCCATCGCAGACATACATGGATGCGATCAAAGTATCAAAAGGAGTAACATGGTAGTAAATTTTTTAAAGAATAACGCCGATTCGATCAAATGGATCTGTACAGGATTCATGTTATGCGGATCGTTGATCACAGGATTGAAATTACATCCTTATGCGGGGTTCGTGTTCCTGGTCGCAGGAAATTCGTTCTGGGCGCTGATACTGATCAAGATGCGAGAATGGGCCGCGGCGTCGGTTTTCGTGATCATGGGATTATCATGGCTTGCCGGATTCATCAATCATTACTTACATTTCATACGATGAAATTTAAATCAGACATCGACATCGACTTTGGTGATCGGAATCGGGCCTTGGAATTGATAAAACATCATCCTGCCAGCATCGATCGTGACGGGCAAATAGTACGTCATAACACTGGTGTCTATGTCACTGATATCCCCGTAGACCCATTTACGGGACTGTCAACTATCGATCACCGCGAAGCCGAAGACCGTGGTTATGTCAAACTGGATCTCTTGAATGTGGGAGTCTATCAGCAAGTAAGGAATCGTGATCACTTGCAGGAGTTGATGGCCACAGAACCATTATGGGATCTACTGCGAGACCCGGGTTTTTGTAGCCTCGTCATACACATCGGGGATCATCACGAAACGCTGATGAAGATGCCCGAGCCGGTGGACAGTATCCCACGCATGGCCATGTTCCTGAGCGTGATACGACCAGCTAAACGTCATCTCATAGGAAAGACATGGGCTGAAGTAGCTGAAACAGTATGGGAACGTCCCGCTGATGATGGGTATTATTTCAAGAAAAGCCACGCCGTGGCGTATGCGCATCTAGTAGCAGTACATATGAATCTGATCTGCGAATCGATCAGCCAGGGGTATAGTTAAGAAGTCCTACGGACTAGTGTGATCGATCGACGCTTGCTGCGCTTGGCACCGATGTCTTTGAGATTGATCTGAGGGCCCATCTTTACATCCACATCCTTGCTGTTCATGGTGCGGATGCAGAATTTAAACACTCCCCAATCCTGCTTTAAAAACACATTGATGGGGATTATCCTATTACTTTCCCACCACCATGCTTCGCCTAACTCTAGGTAACGGCGTTTCTGCTCTACATCTTTAAGCAAACCAAAATCATAAAGTGTAGTGATCTGCTCGTCGCAGTTCTGTATTATACCGATATATTCGTTACCGCCGTAGACGAGGTAACTCAAGAATGGGTACTGTTGTAAAAGGTTTCTGAGGTAATCTTGATCTTCCACGGTTTCCGATAAATATCAAATAATGCAACGCATCCAGACTTATTTATATGCTAACAGATTGGAGGTCCAATTTTTGGACGACTCCTCCAATGGCCCAAGGAGCAGACGAGTGTACTCAAGACCCGTGACCATCTATCAAGGAATAGATAATCCCATACAAGTGGTGATAAAAAACCAAGAACAACGACCCTTTAACGTCACAGGTTATGCTGTGCAAGCCGACATACAAGATCCCTTGAACCGTGTCACTGTAGAGAGTTTTGCTGTGACAATGTCAGACGCCACCAAAGGGTTGGGTAGTTTCGTAATCGACAAGACCACTGCTTTAGCCCTGGACCAGCGTTTCTATCACATCACTTTCAAGGCCATTAAAACATCAGATAATAGCGAACAGCCCATGTACATGGACGACAACTTTGGTGCTCCCATCCCCATGGAAGTGCGCGAAGCCTACTATGCTGCCAGCCAGCCTGCTCCCACAGTGGACGACGCTATCCTAGACGCAGGGACACTAGAATGAATACCATTGAGATTAAGAAAGTATTACTGAAGCGCGGCAACACGGCCCAGAGCGAAGCCTACACTGGACTCCTGGGCGAAGTCACCATTGATACGGATTTAAACTGCCTGCGCATACACGACGGAGAAACACCCGGCGGCGAGATCGTTGCGGTCACTGCTACAACTACACAAGTACTGATCGAACAGGCCATAGCTGATCTGCTCAATGGTGCTCCCGAAGCCCTAGACACACTCAAAGAACTAGCAGATGCTTTCGGAGAAAACTCCGATTCCATCACAGATATCCTGACCACGCTGGCCAACAAAGCCAACTCCGCAGACCTTGCTACTGTAGCCACATCGGGCAGTTACGATGACTTGACAGATAAGCCCGCGGCATTTGATCCCACTGGGCTGGCCACCGAAGCCTATGTTGACACATCAATCGGAGACTTAGACAGTGCCACGGCATCGTTGCTGGCACTCAAAGCAGATATTAGTTATGTTGATTCGGCCATCGCTGCTATCCCTTCCCCAGACTTAACTGGTCTAGCTACCGAGGCTTACGTGGACGAGGCTGTTGCTAGTAGCAACGAAGTCGGTTATCTAGAACTGACCAATTATCCATTCATTACTGCCCCGGCGGTGCTAGGCACACCAGTCGAGTTTGTCCGCACAGCAAGCGGCACAGAAACCGACGCCATCGACGAAGGTTTGACATTGGCTCGAGGCAGTCAATATGCACTTTACAACATGGACTCTGAGGTTGGTTACGACAATACTAATCACACCAGTCCTGCAGGCACCGAGTGGAACAGTGATGGCTGGGGCGATCTATTGGGATTAGGCACCAGAAGTTACACCACTCTGAGATCTGCTCTTGGTGGTGCGATTGGCAACAACATCATTGGTGCCCAGTTGATCATGCACGACACCCTCAATGACAAATACTACAAGTTTGAATTCTCAGACTGGGGGCAGAACAACGGTGGCAGCTTTGCCTATACCAGGACACAGGTCACAGATCCCAACTACTTTGTGAAAACCGACTACGGCAGTCAAGTTGATGTCATCGTTCCTGACGACGGTGCGGGTTCTGGTGTTGCCATCACTCGTGGCAACAACCAAGGCATCTACAACCCATATCGAGAAGGATCGTGGAATAGTGCTACCAGTCCCGGTGGTACTCAGTGGAATACAGGTGGTTGGGATGATCTGAGCGATGTTGAAACTAGAGTCTACACCAATTTCTATGCGGCCTATGGCGGCAACCTAGGAAACGTGGTTCCAGGATCCCGCGCAGTGATGTATGTGCCTGATACGGGCAAATACTATGCCATAGAATGGTTGAGTTGGACACAAAATAACGCCGGCGGCGGTTTCAGTTACACACGCCGCGAACTAGATATCACCCAACTGCAACAAGGCATCACATTTCCTGACGGCACGGTGTTGACATCAGCCGATGGTATTGGTCGAGTCAAATCCACAGCGTCGGCCGGCCGCAGGATCGAAGAAGTGTCAGGTGAAAGCACCGTGAGCGTGACTTCAGTGATCACGAACTACCTCACTACCACAGCAGGCAGGACCGTCACAGGCGATTATAGCATCTGGATAGTCAATGCTGACACCAACATCGATGAGATACTCAACGATCCTGCTTCGTTTGGCATCACTGATACTTCGACTATACAATTCAGCCTAGACAACTTGAACTGGCACACCTACGGTGGCTACGGCAACAACGGTGTTGAGATGAACATCAGTGTAACCGGAGGCCCTTTCGCCTACAATCAAGGTGACACCGTCTACTTCAAGTACGAAACCGGCGGAACTCCTCAGGTGTGGTGGGATCGGAACGATCTTCCCAGTGGCGGAGCGAACTTCCGCGGAGCAGTCATCGACTACCACGCTTACACAGGCGAGGCCACTTGGATCGGTACCATACACATAGTCGACGACAGCGGCGATGAAAATATCGCACACACCGAAGTCTCCAGTGGCAGCACCGACAGCGAAAACGATGACCTGTGGTTGGTACAGAACGAAGGAACCATCAGTTATCGCAGGATCGACGGCGAAGCCAAAACACTCAAGATCCATTGGACCGCCAAGGTCTTCTATGGCGAAGAATACTACGATTAACACGGACCTAACAAAATGGCAAGAATACGCAGAATCAATGTAAGTCAAGTCGAAGGCAACAGTGCCAATAACGATGATCAGGATGAAATACGCCCATATGGTGAGATTGGCTTGTTCGCGGGCGATTATAATCAAAACATCGACGCTGATCGCTTAGAACTCTTGATATTCGACGGCAAGAGAGTCCACTTAAAAAGCAAAGTCCTGAGTCCTGGTATCTTTTACGGATCGAACGCCGACAGTGGCGATGGTTATGGTCTTGACACCATCAAACTCATACCCGACATCACCTTACATTACAACGGTGGCAGTTACGGCAACGATCAGTATCTGATAGTAGATCCTACATTACCCAACCACATACACATCCGTGCTGGTGGCACACAAGACGAAAGCAATGCCCAACTGTTCCTGGGCGGCGAAATCAGTCACTTCAGTGTTGGCGCAGGTTTGAATCCTCCCTTGTACCTCAAAGCCAACGACAATCAATGGACGCTTGGCACAGATGGCGCGATCTATCTACCTGTCAAGGGCGCATTACATCCTGTAGACGACAATGCTGGATTAGTATTGTATGATACCGATAACAGCAATAGGGCTCAACTGGCAGCGATCGGCGACATCAACCTGCGCACCGATAGTACCAATGCCGGCAAGGAATGGACATTTGACACGAATGGCGACCTGACCGTTCCAAACTACATCAACTTCAAAGATGGAAGTTTCATCGGCGACGAAGGTGGAGCAGGTACGCCAGTGTTTAGGATCGATGCTCCAATCGGGTTAGGTATAAATCTCACCACAGACAGTGGTATGGAAGGCAGCAATAATGTCTGGACATTTGGTGTCGATGGCACCGTGACATTCCCAGACAGCACAGTACAAACCACTGCTTGGACCGGCACGACCAGCGTAAGCCAAATCACGAACTTGCCCAGCGGTAACGGAGCCCTTTCAGTAAGCACCGTAGGCAGCGCGATCGCTGTAGAATACACACCAGCCGATGTCCCAACAAACATCAGCGAACTCACCAACGATGCCGGATACATAACCAATACTGTCACTGGCAATCTCACAGTATCGGGCACAGTCACAGCCAGCAACTTCGAAGGCAACATCACCATCACCGGAGATGTGGTCGGCACATCGGCCAATGTAGAACTGGTGGCCGGTAGTTATACAGCGACCATGGACGACACTGGATCGTTCTCAGCACCGGTATTGGTTTCGACCAACTCTGTGGGTGACGAAGGTGGTGAGATAAACCTTTCTTTACCAGCGGCCAATACTACACTTAGTGGAATGGTAACTGTTGATGTATATCGAGATCAAGTAAGAATATTCCAGGGCGGCGATGCTAGAGGTGTTTATGTAGATTTAGCCAAGGCACCTGCTGGCGTGGGCGGCGAACTACTGTGGAAAGCCAGTGGTGTAGTTGATGCTGGCACATTCGTAACTCTGGACAATCTCAAAGTCACTGTGCCAACGACCGGCAATCGTGGATTGAGCGTGGCCGCAGTATCCGGATCATTCTTCGCTAACATAGGTGCCTGGTACGGCGGGTCGGGCGGAACAGGTGGCAGTTCAGTCAACAACTTGGAAGTCACTACCACACCGTCCGTTTCTCTGTTTGATTGGAACTTTGTGGCCGAAGCCAATACCGCACAATACACCATCTATGACAAAACCAACAACAGGATGTATCGTGTGACACTGATGATAGGTCCTGCCTATCTCAACAACTTCATCAGCATCGAAAGATTGTACTAATGATCATATCGGGTGTGAGATTACAGGGTGTGCGTGTAGTAGATGCCAGCATTGTCACAGACAATCTCGCTATCTGGATCGATGCCAACGATGCAGCCAGTTATTCCGGTACCGGCACAAGTGTTTTTGATCTATCGGGCAATGGCCGGACACAGAATCTATCAAGTGCTGGTATCTATACAGTACTGGATGGTGTGAAATGTTTTGATTGTACGACCACAGGACAAATCACGGCCAATGTCATAGGACCAGTGCTGCCCACCACAGGCTTCACATATATCGCCTGGGCACGGATGAATACCATCGACTCGACCTTCCGTACACTATTCCGCACCAGTCCCAATGATCACCCATTGTTGACCAACATAAACACCGACGATTTAGGTATGTGGGACAATGATGGACTTAGTTTCGTTACTGCCAACTATGATGTCAGTGATCTCGCTGGTGTATGGGCACAATGGGCTGTGGTCGGCGACGGTTTAGGACAGCAGTTCTACATCAATGGTGTGCTGGTGGGTTCTACCACGGCCTCAGCCGCAGGTAATAGCCATTGGTATATAGGTAGCGTCAGCAATGGTCAACCATTTGGCTACGTCGCCAATACATTCCTGTATACCACGAAACTCACACAGGAACAGATACAGCAGAACTACTATGCCCTGCGTGATAGATTCGTTGAGTCTGAGATCGTGACCTCTAATCTGGTCTTGTGGTATGATCCCAGCGATCCAGTGAGTTATCCCGGCACAGGCACTGCCATCTCTAACTTGGCCAGTTCCTCCCTGAATGGCACCATGAGCAACATCACCTACACCGATCCTTACTTCGCCTACAACGGCACCAGCAGCCAGATCACCATCGCTGATGCGGCTGCATTGGAACCTGGGTCGGGTGACTGGACTATGGAAGCCTGGGTATATTTGAGCAGCGGTACCGGCAGTAAAGTGGTATTGGGCAAGTTTGATCCCGGTGGTGCTTCACAAGATGTGTCATACAGTATCCGTATCCAAGGGGCCGGCATTTATGCTCAACTAGGCAACGGCAGCACCGTAGTAGACACCGCTCTTTATACATTGCCCCTGAACACTTGGACGCATGTAGCTTATGTCTGGACAAATGCGGCCACCAACTCACTGGAAGCCTATATCGATGGAGTCAGTGTAAGTAGTAAGTCACACAGTTTCTCCGACATACTCAACACATCATCCAACTTGTACATAGGCTCGTATAACGGCGGTGAGTATAGCCAATATATGAACGGTCGAATAGGCATCACCAGATTGTACAACGCCGCACTCACAGCCAGCCAAGTGGCACAGAACTACAATGCTACCAAATCCATTTACGGTCTAGCATAACCAAAATCTCTTTGATTTCTTCAAAAAATCCTGTATACTAGCGTGATGCTAGATGCGATCCGAGACGCTTTCCAATCACTGACTCCTGCCCGAAAAAAGACTTCGGCTTCGGGCTGGACCAGTTTCAACGCACCCTGTTGCGCACACAACGGCGAAAGCGCGGACCGTCGAGGCAGAGGTGGCTACATCATCAACGAGTCAGGCGCCATCAACTATCACTGCTTCAACTGCGGCTACAAGGCCAACTACACTCCCGGCCGCAATCTCAACTTCCGTTTCAAACGATTGCTGGGTTGGTTGGGCGCCGACGAAAACACCATCCAGCGACTAGGCATCGAAGCACTACGCATCAAGGACTTGGTCAATCCCGAAGCTATCCCCGACGAGCCCCGCGAAGAGATCACATTTAAAAAACGGAGCTTGCCCGAGGAAGCACAGACATTCCAGGCACTCAGCAACTTCTACACGCTCAACGCGGACCGGGATGTGCCCCGTGAGTTCCATGCCGCTGTGATATATGCCGCTGAACGAGGCCTGGACTTGTCCTCGCAGGACTTTTACTGGACACCCGAGACTGCTTACAATCTACATCGGCGCATCATAATCCCGTTCACTTGGCGGGGCGAGATCATAGGCTACACGGCTCGCGGCATCGACGACGATGTCAAGCCCAAGTATCACTCGAACTACGAACCCGACTATGTGTATGGCGTGGATCATCAGCGAGCCGACAGCAAGTTCGTCATCGTGTCAGAAGGACCCTTTGATGCCTTAGCCATCGGTGGCGTGGCTGTTTTAAGTAACAGGATATCATTGCGGCAAGCCGAGATCATCGAAGACCTGGATCGCGAAGTCATAGTGGTGCCCGACGCGGACCGTGCGGGCTCTGCGCTCATAGATGCCGCCATCGAATATGGTTGGACCGTGAGTTACCCCATATGGCAGAAAGACTACAAAGACATATCAGAGGCAGTGGCCGAGTTGGGCCAACTGTTCGTGCTCAAAAGCATATTGGCGGCACGGGTGCGCGGACGATTAAAGATCGAGTTACACAAAAAGAGGCTATATAATTAACCTATGAAAGACTATTCCCCAGATCTACAGAAACTATTCCTGGAGATGATGCTCCAGGACGCACAGAACTTCATCCGTGTGCAAAACATCTACAACCCCGAAAACTTTGATCGCAGTCTGAGAAGCGCGGCCGAGTTTTTCCGCGAGCATGCCACTGACCACAAGACCTTGCCTACGAGAGAGCAAGTCAAAGCCGCATGTGGCGTAGAGTTACGAGAAGTGCCCGATGTGGGCGAAGGACACAACGAGTGGTTCTTGAAAGAGTTCGAAGGTTTCTCTAAACGGCAGGAACTGGAACGGGCTATCCTCAAAGCCGCGGACATGATCGAAAAAGGCGAGTATGATCCCGTAGAGAAACTGGTCAAGGATGCTGTACAGATTTCCCTGACCAAAGACATGGGTACCAACTATTTCCATGATGCCCGTGGTGCGATCGAGAGTTACTACGACAATGGCGGGCAAGTCAGCACAGGCTGGCCCAGCCTTGACAAAGTGTTATATGGTGGATTCAGCCGTGGGCAGTTGAACATCTTCGCAGGTGGTTCGGGATCAGGCAAATCATTGGTCATGATGAACATGGCACTCAATTGGCTACAACAAGGACTCAGTGGTGTCTACATCAGTCTAGAGCTGTCAGAAGAACTATGTACCTTACGCACCACGGCCATGCTGGCATCCATGGGCACCAAAGACATCCGGAAGGATCTCGACACGGCCACTATGAAGGTCAACCTCGTGGGCAAGAAGTCAGGCCGCTATCAGATCAAAGCCTTGCCAGCACAATCAAACATCAATGACATCCGTGCTTATTTGAAAGAAGTACAGATCCAGACTGGCATGAAGGTAGACTTCGTGATGGTGGACTACTTGGACTTGCTGATGCCCGTGAGTGCTAAAGTATCACCTAACGACTTGTTCGTCAAAGACAAGTATGTTTCAGAAGAACTGCGTAACTTGAGTGATGAACTCAACATCTTGTTAGTGACAGCTTCGCAGTTGAACCGTAGTGCCGTAGAAGAGATCGAGTTTGACCACAGCCACATCTCCGGTGGTATCTCTAAGATCAATACAGCAGACAACGTGTTTGGTATCTTCACTAGCCGTGCCATGCGTGAGCGTGGACGTTATCAGATCCAAGCTATGAAGACTCGTTCCAGTAACGGCGTGGGGCAGAAGATCGATCTAGCCTATGACATCGAGACCATGCGCATCACTGACACCTTGGAACAGACTGATGGCGAAGATGCACCACGAAGCATGGGGTCTTCGATACTGGGGCAGATCAAGCCTAAGAGCAACCTCACTGATACTCCTGCAGAAGACACGCCCAAGGTCACAGCCTCGGTGCAATCGGCTAAACTACATAACATGTTAGCTTCATTGAAATCTCGTTCAGAATGATAGCCTATCAAGACATACGTGAGGTACATCTAGAGATCTCCACCTTATGCAACGCCGCTTGCCCACAATGCCCTAGGAATTTTAATGGCTATCCACAAAATGATGGCTACCCTGAAGTCAATATGACCTTGGAAATGGTCAAGCGGATCTTCCCACAAGAATTCCTGTCCAGGCTGAATCGCATATTGATCAATGGCAACTTCGGCGATATGGTCATGAATCCCGAAACTTTAGACATCGTGCGTTATTTCAAACAACAGGCACCCAATTTAAAAATAGTGATCAGCACTAATGGCGGTGCTCGCAATCGAGAATTTTGGAAGGCATTAGCCGAGACCAATTCTACAGTACTCTTTTGCTTAGACGGTCTCGAAGACACACATCATCTTTATCGACAAAATACATCTTGGAGCACAGTGATCAAGAACGCACAGACATTCATTGATGCTGGTGGCAATGCCACTTGGAAGATGATAAAATTCCGGCATAACGAACATCAGATTGATGCCTGCCGCAGACTTTCTCAAGAAATGGGGTTCAGTTGGTTTGAACTCGTTGACCATGGTAGAGACACTGGGCCGGTATTTGACAAAAATGGTAATCTCACTCATGTGTTAGGAGATTACCGAGGATCAACTGATTTCCAGGTGGTATTTTATGACTATCGCTCGGAACGCCAAGATATCAAAAATTATCATCCACGTAAGTCCAACATAACCGGGCATACATGTGAAACTATAGAAAAACGATCTATCTATGTTTCTGCTACCGGCGATGTTTTTCCTTGCTGTTTCACAGGCATGTATCCAAAGACCTATGGTCATAACAACTATGGACAGATCACTAACGATCAGATCGCCCCGTTGATACGGGAAAATAATGCCCTAGAATATCCTTTGGAGCACTGCATACAATGGTTTTCTGCTGTTAAACAATCCTGGAACATAGAAAAACACGTGGACGGGCGCCTGTTGATCTGTGATGATGTTTGTGGCTGTTAAGCCATAAATATAAAACACTACGATTGCCACGGAGATTAGATCTTGCAGAAAAATACACGCAGTATCCTAGATGAATTGGATTCCTTTGCATCCACTCGCCGCGACAGATCTGCTATCGTCGAAAGTCGCGCCGTTCATGTCATACAAGGCGCTATTAATCTGATCAACTACATACGAGAAAGTTTTGATGAAGAAACAGCCGGCGATCTTGAACGCCGCTTGCTAAACAGCATCAAATCCCAAAATTCCTCTAAGTTCTCCCGCGGTATTAAAAGGACTAAAAATGAAAATCGATGAGATCATGCGAGAGGCTCGAGGAGAGGTACCAGCACAAGTAGCCGCCCTGAAGCAACGTAGACAAGCTATACAACAACGACAACAGGCCGCCACGCAAGCGACACCCCCAGCACAACCCGCACAGCCTCAGCAACCTGCGGCTCCAGGAACGATCCCAGTTGGCACTGAAGTATGGGGGCCAGATGGGTTATGGTATCAATTCCAAGGTCAACAATGGGTGCAAAAACCTGGCCAGCGTGGCGGACAAGGTCGTATAGCTTCTAAGGATATAGCGGCCAAACTCGCTTCAAAATTTAAATTCCGTCAAGGTGTTAAAACCGTCGCGCAAAAAGCGGTTACAGCTTATGACACAGTGACCAAAAGTGCTGTGGGGCAGGCCTTGGGCGGAGCTGCCAAAGGAATCGCAGCCGGCCTCGCATCAGCCGGCAAAAACGCCGGAGACCCAATGGGACTAGGAGGATATCAGCCAGCCCGGGAAAGCCTGCGCACAGATAATCCCTGCTGGAAAGGGTATCATCCAGTAGGTACTAAGAAAAAAGACGGTCGCACTGTGCCTAACTGTGTTCCCGAGAGCCTCGAAGAAACATACGAAGGTGATTCTTTCTACGAAGCCTACGGTGAAGTAGAAGAGACATTAGAAGAAGCCGAATACCAAGGTCGCAAAGTCCCGCTGGGTAAACCCATGCGTGGTGACGTCAAGAAGTTCAAGGTCTATGTCAAAGATCCCAAGACCGGCAATGTCAAAAAAGTCAACTTTGGTGACCCCGACATGAAGATCCGTAAAAGCAATCCCAAGGCCCGCAAGAGTTTCCGCGCAAGACACAACTGCGCCAACCCCGGGCCACGCACCAAAGCACGTTATTGGAGCTGCCGCAAGTGGTGATGTTGTTAGAATTTATTTCCACGCTGACGGAAGGCATCCGTATAGCCCACCCAGAGGATCTGTTGTTTTCTGATGGAGTAAATGGTGCCGCGTCAGCATTGTCTGCTTTAGAATCTATACCCGATAACGAAAAGAATATCACAGTAAAGTGGGACGGATATCCTGCTTTGATCTTCGGTCGCAACCACGATGGACAGTTAGTGATCGTGGACAAACACATGTTCCTTAAAAAAGACGGGTCGGGTCGTAACATCACGAGCCCCGAAGCGTTCTTACAGTATGACGCGAATCGCGGAGTCAATCGCGGTGACCTGTACGAAAAGTTATCAGTCATCTGGCCTGCTCTGGAGCAAACCGTCCCTAAAACATCAAAGGGATATTATTGGGGTGATCTGCTGTGGACAGGACGACTTTCTCCTATCCGCGGCGAATTCGTCTTCAAGCCTAACACCGTGACATATCGTGTAGCAGCCGACAGCGCATTGGGCAAACGCATAGCCAATAGCGTCGTAGGTATAGTGGTACATCAATGGTTCGAAGACTTTGATGTCCCGGCTCAGCCATTGAACGGTAATCTAGGTGACTTAGGCGCAAGCGGTCCAGCGGTCATCATGTCCCCAGAATTGCCCGACACACCTGCTCTCAAGAAACCGGTGCGGTTGATCGACGCCGCTAAACGTATACTCAATCAGCGCGGCAATGATATCGCTACATTGTTGGATCCTATCACATTAAGACAGAATCGTATCACTGACTTACCGGCACTGATGCAACGATATGTCAATGCTAGGGTCAAGGGAGAACAGCGTAATTTCGCTGATTGGCTCGGAACATCGGGTACATCTGCTGGTAAATTAAAGACTCTGTTGGGCGAAAATCAAGACGGTTATCTGTTCCAGAACGGAACAGGGGTGAATGCCGCATTCGCGCTATTTGATGCTATAACACAAGTCAAGCTCAGTTATATACAGCAGTTAGATAGCCAGCAATCTAGCATAAAAGCTTCTATAGGTGATGCCGCGGGTGGGGAGGGGTATGTTTTCAGCACCCCGGAAGGGCTGGTGAAACTAGTCAATCGCGCTGGCTTCTCGGCGGCCAACTTCGCTAAGAACCCTTAATTTTTTCCGAGATGGTAAATATATTTGTGAGACGCCCTGAGCGTCCAACATTCTAAGGAGAAATAAAATGGCTGACGTAACAAAAGTAAATGGCACAGTAGTTGCCGACAACAACGCAATTGGTCGCACAATGCAAGTAGTCAAGCTGGCTAAGTCCGGTCTGACAGCTGCTGAAGTGACATCGTGTGTTGCTGCTATCCAAGCAACAGGCACAGTTAGCGCGATCGACCTGCAAACAGGCGCCGCTTTCCTGCTAGTAGAAGGCACAACAGTTGCCGCTGACTCCAGTGACGCTTTCGGCGTTACAGGCGTAGTTGCAACAATCGAAGCTACATTCGCTAACTAATTTTAGTCTAGCAAAATCAAAAAGCACTTCTCCGGAAGTGCTTTTTTTATGGCCATAAGTATTAGCATGGGATCCAAGCATACTAGAGAATACACGTTACTCACTTTAGTGGACATCACAAACACCAAAGTGACGCACGGTAGCGGCCTAGAGAGAGATCAGCAAAGGAACTGGGAGACGATTTTACAAACCATCGGACTCTGTGCTCAACCAATGAATATACAAGGACCAATGATCCTCGAAGGTCCGCTGGACTCGTTGGAGTTCGGGGATCTATACCAAGGATCTCACCGTGTATGGGTCATGAACTTCTCTGTGGAACACGATGATGTGTGGGCATCAGAATCTGATCCAGTCGACGGACTAAAACGCGACTTCGAACAGGTTCCTGTGATCACCGGGCTCACCGAAACAGCTAAATTCATGCTTCCGATTTTCTATCCGCACGGAAGTATCAAAAACATATATTTTAAACCTACAGCATTTGACTTAAATATACTTTGATGCGATAGGCATACACAGGCACCTCTTAAGGCACATTTTGGCACATTCACAGCATCGCCCTATTTGAAAGAGCGAGGAACAGAAGTCGATGTCTTCTACTGATATTGAAAAGAAAAGCCTTGAGGCGCACGTAGAACTTTGCGCGGAAAGGTATGAACAATTGGAACATAAACTTAATTCGTTGGACAATCGCGTGGCCAAGATCGAGCACGGCATCGATGACATCAAACAGGCGATCGGTAGATCGTCGTTGGCACAGTCCAAACAACTGATAACCATTGGTACAACATTATTGGGCGTGGGTATAACCGCCATAATCGGACTGCTAGTCCATCTCATCAAATCAACACCGTATTAATCAATGAAGATAGTAGAACTGCTCAACAAGATCCAACTTCCCATCAGCAATGAGGAAAGCGATCTGTTGGGTGTGTTTGAAGACGATAACGAAGTACACAAAGCGGACTTGACAGAGCGTCAAGTCGTTGTAGCAAATCAACTAGTCAACAAGGACGTCTTGTTGAGAACGAATCAAAATGGTAGGATCATCTACACCAAAAAAATCTCGTAAGCGATCATCTCGCAAAACTGCCAATAAATCTGATGTAAGAGACGTAGAGATCGCCGCCGATCTCGCCGCAGCATATATCAAACACTGGGCCCGGGAAGAAGCTAACCAAGCACTAATCACACGTCGAGAACCGTTGATAATACCTCGCGGGGATGGATATCGTGTGGGGCGATTTTTAGTAGAACATCTACCAAATGATACCTGGAAAGTGTCTGACCAAGCAAAAGATGCCAAGGGATTTTTTCTATGGAAAAGCGCGGCTGTCGCTTATTGTGTACTCGAGCATCTCGGTAAATTCCGTGAAGCTCATCAGATTTTGTTGTTAGACAATAAAATGACGAAGTTGTTCATCGATCTGACTTTTTATAAAAAAAGCATCGAAAATAGTATTCGTAAAAAAGATGTCGTGAAAACTGAGTTTATCTGGAATCGTTATTTACAAGCAAAAGCACAGTTTGACAACGTCAAAAACAATCTCGAAAAAAGCCTAAAGTCAACTAAATACTTGAAAGTTTGGGACCCTAAATCATGAAACTTACAGAAATTGGTGGCGCAAGCCGCACAAAAAAACTAAATCGTGTCATGGAAAGCCGTTTTGGTTTTGCCATCGACTACGCTAATCTTACCACAGAAAAAGCTCAGCGCCTGGTTAAAGCCATCGGTGAAAGCCTTGCTACGATCCGTGCTAGCCACGGAGTACATACAGCAGAGAAAAATCCTAAGTATATGGAAATGCTATTGGTCAAAGAAGGACTCGACAGTTGGCTCTCCAATGCTTCGGCAGAAATCGTCGCTGAGGAGACAGTGGTAACTGAATCAGAAACTGCCAAGAGCGAGGCCATCCTGGCTGCTCGTGATATCGTTGACAGCATGCAAGACATGATGGAACGTGTTGGCAAGATGCAAAACGAGCAGATGCCTGCTCTACTAGATGCTATCCGTGACCAGATTGGTATGGAACAAGCTGATGCTTTCAAAGCAGCCGTGGCTCCTATGCTAGACACACTAGCACAGAGCCTACAACAAAGCCGTGAAGGTGCCGACCAGGCCGCTCGTGCTCTAGCCGGAGAACAAGTAGCTCCTACTGATATGGCACTTCCTGGTGCCGAAGTTGCCGGCGAGCTTCCAGCTCCGACTAGCGACCTTGACACCGAAGAACCAGCTGACGAATTCGCTGCCACAGACGCAGCAGCCGGCGGCGACGAAGAAATCGGACGTGAGCGCAGATAATGAGACTCCGCGAGTTTAACGATAAGTTAGCTGACGATATCATCGAAGATGAAGCCGATGCTCGCGGTGATGCCAACCTCATCACTGCTCTAGAGTTCCTGCGCAATCGCAGCCATGACAAGCACCTTGTTCCCAAGGTGCGTGTTGACAGCCTGATTGGTATGGTCAAAGGCACAGGCCACGAAGAGTTCAACCTCGACAGTCTGCTAGGTGCCTTCAAGACTAACGAGTCAGTAAAGAACCTCATCAAAGACATCAAAGACGACGAACATGGCGTCAAGTATGTGTACCTTAAAACATTCAGCGACGACGCTATTGACGATGCCCCGACATTAGCTGGCGGCAGCCGCGCAATGAATCCCGAGAAGACCGTTGATGCCATGGCCCAGCGTGCTCTCAAAAATCGTTCATAAACTAAGGAGCAAGACATGATGGATACACTATTCTGGATAGCAGTAGGTGCTTTCGTTGGTTGGAACTTTCCGCAGCCTTTCTGGGCCAAAGCCATCCAAGCCAAACTCGTTGACATGTTCAGCAAAAAGTAGTAAACTAAACCGAAAGGTTAGTTCATGGCTTACTCAGACAAAGTATTAGATCATTATGAGAACCCACGTAACGTGGGTTCCTTGCCTAAGGACGACCCAGATGTCGGTACAGGCATGGTCGGCGCACCCGCCTGTGGCGATGTGATGAAACTACAGATCAAAGTCGAGGATGGCATCATCACTGACGCACGATTCAAGACTTACGGCTGTGGCTCGGCCATCGCTTCCTCCAGCCTAGTCACTGAGTGGGTCAAAGGCAAGACACTCAACGAAGCAGCCACCATCAAGAACACAGAGATCGCCAACGAGCTGGCCCTACCGCCAGTGAAGATACATTGTTCGATACTGGCCGAAGATGCGATCAAAGCGGCCATCGAAGATTATATAAAGAAACACCAATGAAACTCGCTATACTGACTTGGCCGGACCCTGTCCTGCTTGAGCCTTGCTCGCCTTGGGATTTCTCCCAACCTCCTGTCGACGATATAGATCGACTTGAGACTGACTTGATCGAGACTATGTTAGAAGAACGCGGGATCGGTCTCGCTGCCAACCAAGTCGGATACCAGTTCCGTGTGTTGGCCATGCACATACAAGAAAACGGTCAAGTCATCGTGATGTACAATCCCATGCTCAAACATGCCAGCCAAGAACAATGGTTCGCACCCGAAGGATGTCTCAGTTTCCCTGGCGTTGAACTCGAGATAGCTAGGCCCAAGTATGCTACGGCACAATGGCAGGATCGAGACGGTATCTGGCAAGAACGCATGTTCCAAGGCATAGATGCTAAATGTTTCCTACATGAACTGGATCATTTAGATGGGCTGACATTCAAGAATCATGTCAGTGATCTTCGATTCCAGACTGCTGCCAAAAAGGCCCGTAAACGATGATCACGATAACAAACCTGGCCAGTGAAAAAATAAAATACTTCCTAGAACAGCGCGGAAAGGGTATCGGCATCCGTATCGGAATCAAAACGACCGGTTGCTCTGGACTCGCTTATGTGTTAGAATATGTCGATGACGAGAGATTAGTAGATGCTCCGCATTATGATATCAGTGGTATCCGTGTTTATATCGACTCGAAGCACATGGTCTATATGCACGGTATGACCATGGATTGGCAAAAGAACGGGTTAAACGAAGGTTTCGAATTCATCAACCCTAATGAAAAAGACCGCTGTGGATGCGGAGAAAGTTTCCGAGTATGATCGAAATAACAGAATCAGCAAAAACTAAGATCTTGGATTTGTTAGCTGAAGAAAACAATCCCGGTCTCTTCCTGCGCACCTTCGTGCAAGGCGGCGGATGTTCGGGCTTCCAGTATGGATTCACCTTCGATGAAGAACAGAACGAAGACGACTTTGAGATCAGCATCGGCGAATCCAAGGTAGTGGTGGATGCCATGAGCATGCAGTATCTACAAGGCGCCGTCATTGACTACAAAGAAGATATCATGGGCAGTAACTTCTCTATCAAAAACCCCAACGCACAAACTACCTGTGGATGTGGTAGTAGTTTTGGAATCTAATTGATCACACATCGTTATGACTATACACCTTGCGATCGAGAAACCATCGATGGCAAGAGACACTATTGCTTACCTGATGGTAGCAAAGTCCCCAGCGTCACTACCATCTTGGATAAGACAAAGCCACAAGAAAAACGCGACGCATTAGAGCGATGGAAGAAAAGCGTGGGCGAAGCTAAAGCCCAGCAGATCGTCACCGAAGCCGCGAACCGTGGCACCAGGATGCACAGTTACCTTGAACACTTTGTCAAAACTGACGAAATGAAAGACTTGCCTGGCAATCCTTTCGCGCATCCTTCATGGTTCATGGCCGCAGAAGTCATACTAAAGGGACTGGGCAACGTCGACGAATTCTGGGGAGTAGAAGTGCCCTTGTACTACAGCGGGCTCTACGCTGGTACCACTGATTGCTTGGGTGTCTGGAAAGGCCGGCCGGCTATCATGGACTTCAAGCAGACCAACAAGCCCAAGAAGCGCGAGTGGATCGAGGATTATTTCCTACAGCTCGCGGCCTATGCCGCCGCCCATAACAACATGCACGGCACTGACATCAAGACCGGTGTGATTTTGATGGCTGTCCAGCCAAAAGAACTACCAGACGGCACGTTTTCGACACCAGAATACCTAGAATTCGTCGTCGAAGAAGATGAGTTCTCCCATTGGAGCGAACAGTGGATGCGGCGTGTCGAGCAATACTATAGATTGTCATAAATATCAAAAAACACAGGATTCTGTAAAAGATGGCAATTATTCAAATTTCTCGTATCCAACACCGACGTGGTCTGCAACAGGATCTACCTAATCTCTCGTCGGCTGAACTAGGCTGGAGCGTCGATGCTCGCCGGCTTTTTATCGGTAACGGAACTCTCTCAGAAGGAGCACCAGTAGAGGGTCGTACAGAAATCCTCACCGAACATACAGACCTTTTTGCACTTTTCCAGAATTTCCAATTCAAAGGCGAACCTGCAGGTTTCGTTGCTAATACATCAGGCGATAACGAAGGTTTTAAAAGAAATCTACAAGAAAAACTCGACGACTTTGTTAATGTCAGGGACTTTGGTGCAATGGGTGACGGCCAAACTGACGATACTGATGCTATCGTTCGTGCCTTAAACAATACCTATGCTTATTCTACTACCATCGGCGGCGTTGACATGCGTAGGACTATATTTTTCCCAGCCGGTTATTATCTGGTTTCAGACACTATAAAAGTTCCTCCTTTTATTAAAATACAAGGTGACGGTAAACAAAATACCATCATACGTAATTTACAAGATATCGGCCCAATCTTTCATTTCGCTGACAGCAATGGAGAAACCGGCGAGTCTCTAGGACAGCAACCCGGTACTATACCCCCTCGGGCCAGAGATTATATCATCTGTGATATCGGTATTAACAATAGATCGGCATCTGACAAACCATGTGTGATCATTGATGGTGGTTCGGATTTTTATTTCGTCCGTACATCTTTCTCGGGAAACCAAGCGAGTCGCACTCAAGATTTGGGGTCGGGAAAGTCTGCAGTCTATTTTAGATCAGAAAGTCAATTTTTTGAAACTTCAAAAATATTTTTTGATCATTGCGAATTTCATAATCACAATAGAGGTGTTGAAACCATTGGCGAGGTCGATGGAATAGTATTTTCTAGTTGCCAATTCCGTGAGTTAGTCGTTGATACTGTTTTTTCAGACGGAACTATTGGAACAGTAATCGAGACCTCGACATCAGACAACGAGACGAAAAATCTAGTCACACATCGTGGCACAGAAAACAAAACCATCGGCTTGCAGCAAACATTGCCGTCGGGATCCAGTGGTGATATATCTTTGCAGGTCGAGGCCTACAAAAATCTTGTCATTGATTATGTCATTACAAAAGGCGAAGATCAACGAACAGGAAAATTTACATCTTCAGGCAATGGTAGTTCCTATTTTTTCCAAGATGAATATGTCGAGTCTGCCGACACCGGAGTGGAAATTTTTGTTGACTCATCTACTGGTCAACTCAAGTACACTTCGGTAGATTCTGCAGATATTTTTTATACTGTTAAATTTTATCAATAATTGATGTGGAAACTCAACGAGGGCGAACGCCTCGCGTATTGGCGATCTTTTCGTAAAAATCTTGACGAGTTAGATCTCGAGCAAGCCCTAAAAAAAATTTCCGATTTCTGGCAGTCTGCGCCTTTTAGTCCTTATTATCTCGATCCTCGAGACAGCAGAAGTTGGCCCGATCCGTGGACTTTGATCTCCGAAAATTATTATTGTGATATTGCAAAATCTCTAGGAATGCTTTATACTGCATTATTGACTGATCATGGCTTGCACGGTGAAATAAGAATATATTATGACACCGAACAAAAACTAAACTACAATTTAGCCTGGATCGATGATGGAAAATATGTGCTTAATATGGTCGACGGAGAGGTCTTAAATAACAAACATATCCCAAAAACATTTGAATTGAAATATCGGCACGATGTGTCTGGATTGTTTGAATAGTGGTACTGAGTGAACAGAGGAATCAATGAGTCAAATATTAGTGTTAAAAAGAGACGGCCGTCGTGAGCTTCTCGATATCGAAAAGCTACACAAAGTAGTTTTTTGGGCGACTGAGGGTATCACAGGAGTCAGCGCCAGCGAAGTAGAAATCAAAAGCCACATACAGTTTTACAATGGGATCAAGACCGAAGACATCCAAGAGACTTTGATCAAGTCGGCAGCCGATCTCATCAGCGAAGAACATCCCAATTATCAATACGTGGCAGGTCGCTTGTTGACCTATCACATCCACAAACAAGTCTACGGTGACTACAAACCTTGGCCGCTCTATGACATCGTCAAGCGAAATGTAGAGATCGGTTACTACACCCAGGAACTCCTGGACAACTACACTGAGGAAGAGTTCGCGGAGATGGATCGTCACTTCGATCATTCCAAGGACGAAGGCTTCACTTATGTGGCCATGGAACAATGGCGCGGCAAGTACCTAGTACAGAATCGTGTCACTGGCGAGATCTTTGAAACGCCCCAGGTGGCCTACATGCTGATCGCTGCCACGCTATTCATGGCCTATCCCCGACACACACGAATGACCTGGGTCAAGCGTTACTATGATGGCATCAGCAACTATGACATCAGCCTGCCCACTCCTGTGATGGCCGGCGTGCGCACACCACAGAAACAATTCAGTTCATGCGTCCTCATCGAATCGGATGATTCTTTGGACTCTATCTCTGCTACCGCCGCCTCAGTCGTGCGCTACGTTTCGCAGAAGGCTGGTATCGGCATTGGCGCCGGACGCATCCGTGCGCTGGGCTCACCCATCCGTAATGGCGACGCCTATCACACTGGTGTGGTTCCTTTCTACAAGCATTTCCAGAGTGCCACTCGTAGTTGCAGCCAAGGCGGTGTGCGTAACGGTGCGGCTACTCTGTACTATCCCATCTGGCACTTGGAAGTCGAAGACCTGCTAGTTCTCAAGAACAACAAAGGCACCGACGACAATCGTGTCCGTCATGTTGACTATGGTGTACAGTTTAACAAACTCATGTATGAACGCTTGATCACCGGTGGTGACATCACACTATTCTCACCGCACGATGTGCCCGAGATGTATAATGCCTTCTTCAATGATCAGGACAAGTTCAAAGAACTATACGAACGTGCCGAACGCAACACCAAACTCCGCAAGAAGACTCTCAAGGCCATCGACCTTTTCAGCCGCTTTATGCAGGAACGAAAAGACACTGGTCGTATCTACTTACAGAATGTGGACCATGCTAATACACACAGTCCATTCAATGAACAAGTCGCGCCAATCAAGATGAGCAACCTCTGCTGTGAGATCGATCTTCCCACAGTACCACTCAATGACATCAACGACGAAGAAGGCCGTATCGCTCTTTGTACGTTGAGCGCCATCAACTGGGGCAATGTCAAGACACCCGCTGACTTTGAAAACATGTGTACATTAGCGGTGCGTGGATTAGATGCCCTACTGAGTTATCAGAACTACCCAGTCAAAGCCGCAGAACTTTCTACACGAGAATTCCGCCCACTGGGCATCGGTATCATCAATTTCGCTTATTGGTTGGCCAAGAACGACCTTGGATACAGTGACCACGAAGCACTGGCCTTGGTCGATGAATACGCAGAAGCTTGGAGCTACTATCTCATCAAAGCCAGTGTGGATCTGGCCAAAGAACAAGGCGCCTGTGATCGCTGGCACGATCTCAAGTCTGCCCGCGGTATCCTGCCCATCGACACTCGCAAAGCCGAAGTGGACGAACTGGTGCCACACAAAGAACGCATGCCTTGGGCAGAACTGCGTGAAGAGACACGGAAGTTTGGTCAGCGCAATGCCACACTCATGGCCATCATGCCAGCAGAAACTTCGGCACAGATCTCCAACGCCACTAACGGCATCGAACCACCAAGAAGTTATGTATCAGTGAAACAAAGCAAACATGGCGTGCTCAAACAAGTAGTCCCAGAATTCCGCAAACTGAAAAATAAATACGAACTCCTGTGGGATCAGCAGAGCCCTGAGGGTTATCTCAAGATCTGCGCCGTCCTCCAGAAGTATATAGATCAGGGCATCAGTACCAACACTTCATACAATCCTAGATTCTATGAAGACGAAAAGATTCCTATGAGTGAAATGCTCAAGCACCTGATCATGTGTTATAAGTATGGCACTAAGCAACTCTACTACTTTAACACCAATGACGGCCAAGGCGAGATTGATGTAGATAAATTAGTATCTAAACAGCAAGAACCTGAACTGGCACCAGCTGATGATCAGGAAAATTGCGAGAGCTGTGTGATTTAAAAAAACAAGGCTGAACAAAAATGACCGTATTCAATACTAAATCATCTGACCATACCAAGGCACTGGCCTTCCTAGACCCTAACGGTCCAGTGGGCATACAACGCTACGAAACATTAAAATACAGACAATTTGACAAACTCACAGACAAACAATTAGGCTTTTTCTGGAGACCCGAAGAAGTCGACGTCTTGCGTGACGCCAAGGACTTCAAAGAACTCACAGAGCACGAACAACACATTTTCACTTCAAACCTCAAGCGCCAGATCCTCCTGGACTCGGTACAAGGCCGCAGTCCCAATCTGGCATTCCTGCCACTGGCCAGCCTACCTGAACTAGAGACTTGGATCGAGACTTGGGCGTTCAACGAGACCATCCACAGTCGCAGTTACACCCACATCATCCGTAACGTGTATTCGGATCCTTCTAAGATCTTCGACGAACTCTTGGACACCAAAGAGATCGTGGACTGTGCCGTTGGCATCAGCCGTTACTATGATGAACTCATCGATGCTAGCCAATGGTATCAAGTCTTGGGCGAAGGTACTCACACTGTCAATGGTCAAACAGTAGTAGTCGATCGCAGAGATCTCAAGAAGAAACTGTGGTTGGCACTGACATCAGTGAATGCCCTAGAAGGCATCCGTTTTTATGTTTCGTTCGCTTGCTCCTGGGCCTTCGCTGAACTCAAGAAGATGGAAGGCAATGCCAAGATCATCAAGCTCATCTGCCGGGATGAAAACATACATTTAGGGTCCACGCAAACCTTACTCAAATTGCTGCCACAAGATGACCCGGAGTTTGCTGAGATCCGCGAAGAGACCCAGAGAGAATGCGAACAGATCTATTTCGAAGCCGCCGAGCAGGAAAAGTCCTGGGCTGAATATTTGTTCAAAGACGGCAGCATGATCGGCTTGAACAAGCAACTTCTCTGCGACTATGTGGACTGGGTATTGTGTAAGCGCATGACTGCTGTGGGACTCAACTGTGGCATCAAACCTGGCTCGAACCCATTGCCATGGACCGCTAAGTGGATCGCCGGTGCCGAAGTACAAGTGGCACCACAAGAAACTGAAATCACCACCTATGTGATAGGCGGAACCAAACAGGACGTCACCAACGACACCTTTAAAGGTTTCAGTCTTTAAACCCCCAAGAAAGCCAGCGATAAATATCTAACAAGGATATTGCGCTGGCTTTTCCTATGAAAAACAATAACAAAGAGGTAAAAAATGCTGACTGTTTATTCAAAAACCGTGTGCCCTTACTGCGTCAACGCCAAGAATTTGCTAAAGGCCCGTGGTATCGACTTCCAGGAAGTCAACATCGAAGAGGACGAAGCTGCGAGAGAATTTTTGCGTAGCCAGAATCATCGTACTGTACCACAGATCTATAAAGACGGTGAATTATTCGTAGAAGGCGGTTGGATGGGCCTTTCAAAACTATCCACAGAAGAACTCAATGAGAGATTAGGAAGATAATGTTAATCAGCCCTTCAACTATAGACGTCAATGACGTCGTGTCATTCAAGCTCGTCAATGGTGACGAGATCGTGGCCAAAGTCACGGAAAAAATCAGCGACGGATTCAAGATCGAAAAACCCTTCGTGGTAATCCCTAATCAAAACGGTCTGGGAATCATGCCAGTGATGTTCAGCGTGGACAATGGTAAGCCTATCGAATTACTGCGTCAACATATCATGATGATGGCATTGACCAGCGATGCGATCAAGAATCATTACATACAGACTACAACGGGAATCGCACTATAATGCCGGCGGCCGCAAGAAAAACAGACCCAGATAATAGTGACGGAATGGTCAACGCCGACGTCGCTACTACCGTGTTTACTAACGGTCTTCCTGCGGCTATTATAGGCAGCTTAGACGTAGACCATGCGCCTTATGGTCCTCCTCACCCACCGCATGTGCCTAATCCCATCGTGGCGGCATCGTCAACAGTATTCATTGAAGGCCGTGCCGCCGCGCGAGTCGGAGACCCATTTGAATGTGGTCACATCGTTGCTGCTGGAAGCCCTGATGTAGATATAGGAGGTTAACATGGCACAGACTCCTATAGTTTTATTAGCGATGGATTTCCTGCTCAAAGGTGATGGACTAGCACCATCTAGAGACATACTAGATGCTATCGTGGATTGTAAAAAGCTCGAAGAGTGGACTGGTACGAGTAGTACTCCTGTCGCCGAAGGCGAAGAACCAACAGTGACCGAGTTATGGCCTGGAGCATCAGATTTAGCAGATCTACCACGGTCGGTCGTTCTAGGTAATCTTCGAGCACGTATTGGACGTTTGTTAGGCACAGTCCAATTCGATGACCAGGGAACATATCAGATCGTACCCGATGAACAAGCGATACGAAGATTCGTCAGTATCTTCCAGGCATCGAGCGGGGCATCTGCCACTAGTAATGGTATATTAGATTCGGCCGCGGCCTTAAACTCTTTTAAATCATTCACTGACTTTGGTCCCAACATCAATAATATTCAGGATCTCGTCACAGGCGGCAAGACTGGTTCTTTCCCCGGCGGAGCCGCTGCTATGTCCAAGTTGGGGGACAACCTCAAGGGATTTGGTTCTATGTATGATACTAATTCCCTAGCTGACTTAGGCAAAGCTTCATCATTGATTAAGAACCTCAGTGCCCAAGGAGCATTACCTAGTTCGGTCACTGAAAGACTATCGAGCGCAGGCATTGATATCAACGACCTGTCAGACGATGACGAAACTACTTTGAAAAAAGTCTTGTCGGAAGTCGGGGGCAGCGACCTTTTAGCGGTAGGAAGGTCGACCGGATTCCCAGTAGAAAAACTAGGTAATCTTGGCGATGCGCTTGATGCTTCTAAAGTACTTTCTCCGGCCGCGTTGTCAGCGACACCATCAGCAGCCGGCGCTCCAAAATTTGATGTCCCGTTTACAGGAGCACTTTATGCTAAAACCGCCGACGAGGATCTCACTTACACCGGGGACGATTATATCGTATGGGAGAGGGTCAATGCTGAGCGTCTTAAAAGAAACTTGCCCGGGCTAGAAGAGATTGGATCCCCACAACCTGAGAAAGATGCAGAAGCATCATCTACCAGTTTTTCCGGTGGCGGAGATATGTCGTCGTTAGGCGCTGGATTACAAACAGTAGCTGGTACTGGAAATTTCTCGGATATCGGGAAAAAACTTTCTGGAACTAAAGTCCCTGATCTCAAGCATCTCATGGCAGCCCCTCCCGATTTCAGCCAACTCAGCGATTCTCTCAAAGGTAAATTTACATCGTTATCCCTGCCACCGATGAATGAAGCATTGGTACCCGACGAGTCACGGGAAGGGCTATCGGAGATGTTCTCCTTGTCGGGTATAAGCATTCCTAAAAATCTCAGCGCACCATCGATGCCCGGACATATACCCAAGGTACCTAACATACCTGGCGTCCCTAGCATTCCATTAAAGATGGACGGATTCGCAGCCGGTGGCGCCATCGATACATCGTTGTACACGAAAACACCTGACGAGGATCTCACTTATACCGGTGATGACCATATCGTTTGGGATCGTGTGAACACTGAACGTCTGAATCGTGGTCTGCCTGATCTGGCGGCTATCGGTTCTCCGCGCCCCGAAGAGCCACCTGTTCCAGCAACAGCCACACCAAACGGAACTCCGGGCGTATTCCAGATGTTGGGATCTATATCCTCAGAGGGCCCTATACTCGAGCATCTACAATATCTAGTTTCTGTTTCGAAGACATTACCAAATCCAGTTGATGTAGATAAAGTCAATAAAGCGTTGGCCCAGATACAAATGGCGCTGGATCAAGAGCAAGGCGCACTCACCGCCGCCAGCATAAATCTCAAATACGATGGCCCCACTGGATATATGGGAGTGACCGGTTTCGCTGAAAAACTACATCAATATGGTGTGGACAAACAGAACTTAGGTTTGGGCCGATTCATCGAAGAATTGGGCCTATCCGCAGATTCCAGAGGTGGTGATGCTGTGATCGCCGCTCTCTACGAAGGCCGTAATCTGGCTACATAAGCCCAGATTAAAACCCCAGAAAACCTTGATTTCGTACTAAAAAACCGCTATAATATACTATTATATTGGGTTATAGCGGTGTTTTTCTATCACTATAGAGCACTACATAACTTAGACTCTTAAAAAAGGAGAACGAAAACAATGCAATTCGTAACATTAGCAGATGATTCGTCGACTTCAAAAGTAGTGGAGATGTTGGTAGAAGTATTCATGGCCTTCGTCTCTGTGGTATTAGCAGTTTCGGTGATCACCTTCGTGACTGATCACAAGTTCGACAAACTCAAATCGTCCGGCGCACCCTGGAAACAGAATTTCGTGACCATGGCCGACCGGGACAAACAACTTTCATGCTTGGCGATGAATATCTACAAAGAAGCAGGATATGAATCATTCGAAGGCAAAGTAGCAGTCGCCCAAGTGACATTGAACCGGGCCGCTTCGGGACAATTCCCCAGCGAGATCTGCCAGGTAGTTTATCAAAAGAATATCGTCTATGAAAAAGTGGTCTGCCAGTTCAGCTGGTACTGTGATGGCACGCATCGCCAGCGACCAGTCAATGATACGGTCTACCAAGAAAGCTATGATGTAGCCAAACGTGTGCTATTAGAAAACTTTAGACTTCCCGGACTCAATAGCGCCTTGTATTATCATGCCGATTATGTCAACCCTCGCTGGAACAAAGAAAAGATCACCAAGATCGGTAGACATATTTTTTACAAAGATAAAAGTAAGGATATCTGATGTTTAAATCATTGTTTGATACCGCAAAGAATTATCTTAAAACCAATCTCGGCCGCATGGGCGCAGACACCATGGGTTGGCTCGCTGTCGTGATGTTACATGCGGCGACTATCCCAAGCCTGCTGGCCGTGCTCAAAGGACTGACTGATAAAGTACCAAGCATAGATGTCGTGTTTTTCGTATGGACATCATTGCTGTTATATTTCATCAGATCTATATTAGTCAAAGACCTGGTGATAATGATCACTATCAGCATCGGTTTCGTGATCCAAGCATCGTTGATGGCACTGATACTTTTCAAATAATAGATAGATGTACGACTTTTTTGACCTGTACCGCAGGATACTAGATATCCCTGGTAGGTATCATGGTCAAAAAAAGTCACCGTCTGATATCACGAAGATATTGCGCCGGGCAGTACACGGGCACGAATACCGTTTCCGTACCGTGAGAGATGAAGCGGTCGCTCCGGACATGATATTAGTGGCAGGGATATATGATTGTTGGAACGAATCAGTCGGCGAGCCATCGATAGATATAGATCTTTGCTACCACCCCCAACAAGAAGTATATTTCGTTGACATCATCGATTGGGAGAGACTAGCCTTTGATGTCGCGGAATGCGTAGGCCACGAACATGTACATCAAAAACAGCATCACAAGAAAGAAAAAAATCGTCCGTATATCAGCGAGGACACTGACCCCGCGACCAAGAACGAACAAGAATATCTAGGTGCCACTGAAGAGATCGAAGCATACGGATTCAGCATCGCGGCAGATTCTCTAGTACACGGTATCGATTATCACGAGACAGCCATGTACAAAATCTACGAAGGACTCTTCGTGGCCGATCCAAATATAGTACGAAAACTCGAAAAAGAAATAGTTAAATATCTAAAACGACTGGAGCCAGACCATGTTAAAAGATCAGGAAAATGAAATCAGCATTGGTGACGCATTCGATGATGAATTAGGCGAAGGTGATTACGGTTTTATATTAGGTCCAGATGGGGAACTCAAAAGCGTCTTCATCCCACATGCGGCCGACGTGACAGAAGTACCCGAGTCCGTGATAGAACTGCTGGCTATGTTTGGCATCGACGAGTTCGGTGGACAACGGACACTACATTAAACAGGTTGACCAAATAGTAATAATATTGCGAACGCGATTGGTTAGTGTGTACTAACCCGAGGTAATACTAAGTTAGTACACACTAACCCCCCAAAATCAATAGGTTAGCGCATACTAACCTTTTGGTTGACCAATTATTCCCATTTTCGTATAATATTATTATGGAAATGAGAAATCCCACCCCAAAAAGACGCCGTAGACAGGACACCAAACATGCTGTCTACTGTATCACTAACACCCAGACTGGCGAGCAGTATATCGGCATCACTGTGTGCGGTAGCCAAGTACGCCGCGCTCTTAAAATCCGCATCCAGAAGCACATCCGCAGAGCACTCACCGAAAACAAGTCATGGGCACTATGCGAAAGTATTAGAGAGCATGGCCCCGAAGCTCACACTTACGGTCTCATCGAGATCGTGCGTGGACGCAAACCCGCCCATGCCCGTGAGCGTGAATTGATTCGGCAATATTCACCAAGTCTCAACACACACTGACATATAGTTATTGACGGCACTAAGGTGCCGTTTTTTTTTGTGGTGGATGTGTCAAAATATCTTAATGCGTGTTGTGCCGCACGACGAAATACATACTCCCGGGAGTATTGACTGTGAAAAAATATCGTGTATCTTTGTATACAACAGTCATACCGAGACCCTAATGAAGTATGACCCGCGTCCAAGTACTAGTTTTCCTTGGCTTCTACGATGTAAGTATCTATGTAAGAAAAGGAATTCTAATGCACACGGAAAACACACCACTGGGATTGAGGATCTCTGCGAATCTAAAACAATCACAGGTATTCAATGACCGAGGCAAACAGTTTGGGTTCCAACCCTTGTCGGCCAACAATGTCAGGCAAGCGTTTGGGTTCATCTCCCATCTCGACTCGCCCCCCAAGTTCATCTCCATCGATCAAAACATCGTCGATGAATTTAACGAACGATTCCGGGACCTCGTGCTGGGTTTCAAGATATTCCTTGATTGTCGATTCGGCGAAGTGGATAGCAAATTCCTGGTATTATTAAGGACTCCCTTGACACGGCAACAGGTCAAAGCATTCAAGGACATGGGCATCTCGGGAGTGATCCCACACATCGACGATTTCGACTATTATCTGAATCAGCGAGCCTATGAAGAGATGTTCACCAAAGGTCAGGATTTCTGGCCCCGTGAATGTATGGAGCAGACTTCTAAAGCAGACACCAAATCGCACAGCGACGAAGTCACACTCACAGATCGTCAGCAAGAAGTACAGAAACTGTTGTGCGAACGAGGCTTGTCAAACAAAGCCATCGCACGCCAACTCAACATATCAGAAAGCACAGTGAAAATACATGTCAGTGCCATCTTGAAACGATACGGTGTCAGGAACCGTACACAACTGGCCCTGGCAGTCAACAATGGAGCGAGGTTATAAAAATGGTTTACAAAGTCACCACAACACAATACTTCCAAGAAGATCCTGCCAAAGTAGGCAATTTCCATGCCAGGTCCCGCGACCTCTGGAACGATTATGTCTGGCGAAATCGTAGCCACCTAGTAGCTGTAATGAATGGGATGCCTGAGATGCCAGTCACGAGAGAATGGGTCATGGCTAACATCTCTGATTTTTTCGATACCATCAATGATTACTATGGTACTGATTCAGCACAGCGATGGCGTACTATCATGGAGGCACAGACTACTGAAATGATACAGTTGTTAGATTATATCAAGAAACCTCCGGTAAATTTTAATATCAACACAGACATGTTCGTGCAGGATTTAGTGACTAAATTAAAAAACAGTGCATCTGAATTATTTGATCTCATGTCTACACTCAATCCCGGAGCATGGAACATGCTCAATATCAAAAATCAATTGATGGATTTAGTAGAGACATGGTTTTCGCAGATCAATATGAGGTTGATTAAAAACTGGAACGAGGATCTCACTGCGACTGACAGATGCTTCGACACAGCTAGACAATTGGCCCATGTGTTTGCTTCGGGGATAGTACAACAGAGTCCCGATAGATTTGCCATAGCAACGTGATCATCGCATCACTCAAGTACTAGGCCAGGCTCAAGCCTGGCTTTTTCTTGGCCATTTGCTTCTAAGTAATTATACCGGGACGTCCGGTATAACACCATTTACAAGGAGACTACTAAAATGGCAGATGTAACAGGAGCATTCACAACAGATCCTTTCTACGCCCTGAGCGCACAGATCCAGGCCGTAAACACAAAAGTTTCTGACAGCGTTTTCGAAAACTACAAACTTCAAGTCGCACAAAGCAACGACATCAACAACCGTGCTATGCAAACAGCATTCCACACGGACCAGGCACTGGCTGCTACCAAGCAGGCAGTAAATGATGCTAACACAGCCGCTATGTTGGCCGCCGCTCGCACTGACGCACTCGTCATGCAAGAAGCTGCTCGCACACGCGAAGCTGTGATGGGTCAAGCTGAACTCACACGCCAGCTCATCAACGGCATCAACCGTGAAAACCTCAACACGGCTCTGATCAATACCAACACAGCTCTGACAGGTCTTAACGGTCTCTATGGTGGTCTAGGTCTAGCCTACGGTGGTGCTGTCAGTGCTTACCAGAGCGCTAACAGCGTAGCCGCTATCAACGCACTGAACAGTGCAATCTCTAGCCAAGGTCTGGTCAATACCGGAACCATGACAGGTACTACACAGACATCGACTCCAACTTCGATCACTTAATCGGAGGAAGAGACCATGTTCTATAGGCCCTGGGGTTACGCCAGGCCTTACCTGGCAGCCGGTATTGGTTATCCTTACTATGGGGGCTTAGCCTACCCATATTGGGGATATGGATACGGTTATCCCTACTACGGTGGGGGTTACGGTCCCTATTACTGGTAATTGAGAGTAGACGAGCGGGTGATCCCTGCTCGTCTTTTAACAAGGAGATTGAATATGTTTAGTTTATATCATCACCACCCCTTCTACGGTAGCTTTGCTCACCGTCGTTACCCATGGGGCGGCTGGGGATGGCCAAATTATGGATTTGGCGGATACGGTGTGGGATACGGTTATCCTGGGGTAGGCGCGGTACAAAGTGCCAACAACACATTTGTAGGCAACTACAACCGTAGTGCAGTGTCAGGTCAGCGTTTGATAAACACCGGCGACATGGATACCGTTGCGCAGACTTCTACACCAACTGTAGTGGGTTAACACAATGAGTTTTGTGGTCACAGCCAAAAAGTATCTCGGCATCGAGCGCGACAACCTTGAGGCACATGTAGAATTGTGCCATGAACGATACCAGGCACTCGAGAAACGAATAGATGAGGCCGAACACGATCTGGCCCGGCTCAAAGAATATCGTGACCACCATCGACAAGAGACGATCAAGGTAGTGGGTACAGCAGTTTCAATAGCCACAGCCTTGATCTCTGTGCTGATTATCGTGCTAGATCGCTGGCAATGACAGACACACTGACACGCACAGCAGTCAAAACTCTGACCTGGAGGATCTGGATGATGATCACTAACAGCACAGTGGGTTGGGTAGTGACTGGAGATCCCTGGAAAGGACTATCGATAGGAGCTGCCACACTGGTGATCAACTCTATCAGTTATATCATACATGAAAGATTATGGAACCGCAGTGATTGGGGACAACAATGATAGACAAGGACATTGAACTAGCCAAACATAGGATGGAGGTCTTGAGGATGGCGCGCACCCTCCTCAACGAAGAATACATCAACAAGCGCGCCGAAGATCACAACAAGTGGTTGGCAGATGCTGATCTGGTGTGGAAAACTCGCCGGGAACGCTTGCCATATCCACCATTCGCACCTTATCCCACAGAAGCACAGATTTTAGAGCGGGCCGAACAACTTCTCAAGTTCGTCGTTGACGACAAAGAATCAGAAGTTGAAGAACCAGTGGAACAAGCACCCGCGGCCGGCCCACTATTCTCCAATTTGGACGAAGTGACCAAAAAAATCAACAAGGTCAAACAGGTGTTGACCGCACAAGACATCATTGACGAAAACAAGGAAAAATAAATGTTCCAGTACTACAGCCCGATAATATTCCGCCCACGCCGCCCGGGTCTCTTACCCGTAGCACGCCCTGCGCCAGTGTCACAACTCAACAACAGCATTGGTGGCTGGGGAAATGACTTCATCAATCTAGGCACATTCACTGGCAGTCCCAGCCCGGTCAATGTCACGATAGTGAATTCCACGCCCTACGCCGTGCAACCCGGAGACTACTATCTGGGCGTGAACATAGCGGCACCAGCTACTGTGGTGCTGCCAGCCAGTCCCATCGTGGGACAGGTCTTGATCATCAAGGACATCGACGGTGACGCCAACACCAACAACATAACAGTGTCCGGCAACGGCAACACCATAGATGGTGCTGCCACTTATGTGCTCAACACCGACTATGCCAGCATAACCCTGGTGTTCAACGGCACGGAATGGAACGTGGTGTAATGACCTACAAGCAGCCCATCAGCACCGCCGGTGACTATGGAGTGGTACAGTCCGGCTCCGGACTGTCTGTCACTGATGGGGTGATCAGCGTGGTGCCGGTGGCCTTGCTGGATCAAGCCTACTTTTTCAGCACACAGACACAGACCAACCCAGTGGCCAACGCTGTCAACATCATCACATTTGACAACTCTGCCATCAACGTGGGCATCACATTGGTGGGTGGCTCCCAGATCACTGTGAGCAAGGATGCCAACTACAACTTCCAGTTCGTGATACAGATCGACAAGACCGACGCTGGGACGGATCTCGCAGACCTATGGCTGATACGCAATGGCACAGCCTATCCCAATACCAACTCTCAGGTGTCAGTGGAAGGCACCGTGGGAGTGTTGGTGGCGTCGTGGAATTTCACCGTGGCGTTAAACGCCGGCGACAACATACAGGTCGCTTGGCAAAGCACTGATGTCAACATGCGATTGTTGACTACACCTGCACAAGTTGGGCCCATCCGACCAGCGACACCCAGCGTGAGATGCACCATCATACAACTATAAAAGGAAAACACCATGTCATACAAAGTACCTTTAGCATCAACCACAGATTTCGGCCTAGTACAGGCCGGCACAGGAATAACCATCACCGGGGGCGTGATCTCTGTCACAGGCGGCTCGCCCAGCAATCCCATCTACAATACTACAGTGGTCACAGTGGACTACGCGGCCACCAACGATGACTACTACATCGGAGTGAACTCGGCTGTGGCCACTACCATCACGCTGCCCACTGGCACCGATGGCAAGATGTTCATCATCAAAGACGAACTGGGCCCAGGATCCGGCAACATCACCATCCAAGGTACTGGCGGCGAGACCATCGATGGATCTGCCACTTTCGTCAACACCGTGACTTACGGATCAGTGAGTTTCATCTTCCGTGGCACGGAATGGCACGTGGTCTAAGGAGCGATCATGAGTTACTTCCGCGCACCCACCGCAGTGCGAGCAGGGCGAGCCTTGAAACAAAGCATACCTCCGGATCCTACAGCGCCTGCTGGCAACGTGGACTTTGAAATCGATGCTGACATCGCCACCACCACTGATCTGGGCGTGGTCAAGGTCGGCACAGGTCTCACAGTGGCCGCCGATGGTACATTGAGCGCCAACGGTGGCGGGGGTAATCACAACTGCGTCACACGCTATGTCAACGCCGACTACACGGTACAAAGCGATGACTACTACATCGGAGTCGTCAAACCATCCGTGGGCAAGACAGTGGATATCAAACTGCCAGTGATAGGTGCCATCTGTAGGATCCTGATCATCAAGGACCAGCGTGGCCCCGGCGGCTACAAGACCAAGATCATCCCACAAGGTGGCAACGATCTCGAAGGCAGAGATCAAGAACTTGAATTGCAACAACCCTATGAGTCAGTGACTCTGCTGGGACAAAACGGCGCATGGTGGGTCATCGCCAATGTACAACAATCTTAACAAAGGAGATTTAAAATGGTTTACAAACTCATAACACACACCATCAAAGAAGAACACTTTGATCATCCCTTGGCCCTGGAAGCCATCAACGGCGTCAAACTCAACGGCAACGGCTACACTAACGGCAACGGCTACACCAACGGCAACGGTAACCCCAACGGCAACGGCGTAGTGGTCACAGAAACAGCCATGTATGTGCCCGGCACGATATCGGTGTTCAACACAGAACCCGCTGTGACTTGGCGCATGGACCAGCGCACCATCTGGGCTAGATACCTGTGGAGACTGCGCAACTACATCACCAGCGCCTTGCACAACGGCGAAGACTTGGCCGTGGTCGAAGAGCAACTGTTCCAAAACATCGACGAGATCGGTGACTCGGTTCGCCCCTACTATGGATTAGTAGCCAGCAAACAGTTGGCACAATACATGAGATCGTTTGTACTCACAGTACTAGAGATCGTGCAGACGCTCAAGAAAGGCGGCAACATCGATGCCTTAGTCAAGAAAGTCGATGCCGAACTCGACGATTTCGCCAACTTCGCACAAAAAGCCAACCCCCAGCACTGGCCCGCCGATGTGGTCAAGGCCATCTTTGGCAAAGTGCTCCAGGCCTGGATCGAACAATGTCGTGCCCGCGTCAGCAAAAACTGGCCTGCCGATATCGAAGCGGTGGACACAGCGCACCGTATCATCCTGGCCGGACAGTATGATGGCACGCCAGCGTTTTCGGACATATTCGCCAAAGGCATAGTCCTGCAGTTCCCAGATCGTTTCACGGAGGCGTCCAGTGAGTGACCAGAGGCTGTATCCCGATGGCACACCTATATGCCCAAAGCTGCCGCCCGAATATCAGCTTTCGGGTGTGCCCGGTGTAACACCGGGAAGCCAAGCCTGTGGTAATTGCGGCTATTTCGATTCTGGGCAGTGCCGTCGCTGGTTCGCACCAGTACGTCCAGAATACTGGTGTTTGGCGTGGAAACCTACTATTCTCGGTTGATTTATCTCTGAGTTTCTGCTACTATATTTTTTAACAACTCTAGGGTTAAATACATAATCATGTTTTTAGGTATAGCGACTCTGGCAGTGGCCATAGTGATTTCTGTGGTCGCTGCCTATTACTCCATATTAGGTCTCACAGCCATATTCGCGGCGGCTTTCTGGCCCATCGTGATCATGGGCGGTGCGCTCGAGGCCGGCAAGCTCATGACTGCTGTATGGTTGCATCGCAACTGGGGTCGAGCTACCTGGACATATAAATGTTATCTAGTGCCTGCCCTGGCTTTCTTGATGTTACTCACCAGCATGGGCATCTTTGGGTTCCTTTCCAAGGCACACCTCGATCAGACTGTACCCACCGGTGATGTGGCCGCGCAGGTAGCACTCATCGATGAGAAGATCAAGATCGAGCGTGATAATATCGCCAACGCACAAGCAGTCATCAAACAGATGGACGCCGCCGTCAATGGTGTCATCGCCAGTGGGGATCAAGAAGTTAAATTAAAAGATGGTTCCACTAAACTTAATAGTGCGGCTGAACGCTCATTACAGATCCGCAGACAGCAGGCCCGAGATCGTGCCGCACTAACCAAGCAAGTCGAACAGGCCCAGGCCAATATCGTAAAGTTACAAGAACAGAAAGCACCTATAGCCAAAGATCTTCGCAAGATCGAAGCCGAAGTGGGTCCTGTGAAATATGTGGCCGCACTGATCTATGGTGACAATCCTGATACCAATACACTAGAAAAAGCCGTGCGCTGGGTGATCATACTCATCGTTCTAGTGTTCGACCCACTGGCTATCGTGCTGATCCTTGCCGGTAGCAAACAGATCGAATGGGCTAAAGGAATAAACTTTGAAACCGAAGACCATCATCGAGAAGTGATGAGGAAAAAAGAGATCGAGAAAGAGGAGGGTAACGAACTGGCGCAAGCACCAGTGGCGAATGAAGATCTGTCCGACCTTGATCGTGCTAACGAACTAGCACAACAGATCGAACCCGAAATCGATGTTGATCTTATAATTGATCAGGCACGATCCATACAAGAAATCGAACAACAACAGATCGCCTACGAAGAAACTATACGCCAGCAGACTCAACATATAGAAAAATTAAACTCTGAGATCCAAGAATTTGAAACAGCGATCAGGACTATTGATACTGAACTCACGTCTTTTATAGAGATAGCAGATCAAAGAAAGAAAGAAAATTTTGAAATTACTGAGCGCAATTCGGTGCTCTCGGTTGAGATCGAAAAGAAAAACAAAGAGATTGAAGACCTAAGACAGCAACAAAATGATTTGCATGTGCAAATGGAAGAAGCCTTGATAGCCGCTGAACAAGCCATCAATGAACTCAACCAATTTAAACAAAAATCACAGCTAACAACGATGCCAAAAAATCTCGAAGAAGAGTTTTCGTTGGTAGCTGATGTCAATGATGTGCCACTGTCCGGCGGTGAGGTCAGTTTCGGTAGCGGCTTCCCTAGCGATCCCAACAAAGGAGATCTCTATCTTCGAGTAGATTACTTGCCAAGCAAACTCTTCAAATGGAACGGCACTAAGTGGATAGAGGTTGATAAAAAATCCACAGATTCTTATGCCTATAACGAACAATATATACTGCATCTCGTTGAACGCATTAAATCCGGTGAATACGACCGCGATGATCTTAATGATATCGAACGAGCACAAGTTGATGAATATCTAAAAATTTCGGGAAAAAATGCATAGTAACTTTATCAGCCCCCCAGACATACTCGAATTAGAACAAAGACAAAACCATTCAGTATTGGTTATTGACCCCAATCAAAAAACTGTATTAGACTTAGGCATGATATGTAAAACTGCCGGAACAGACTTTGATGTCTATCTCTATGCTGATATCTTTGACGATCTTAAATGGTTGGAAACTGTGTTTAATTTAGTAGATACGGTGTTGATCAATACTGAACCCTCAAAGATTTCTCCCATCAAAGACCGTTTAGTTGAACACCAAAAAGCCTATCATTATGGCCCAAAAAGATTCCTATCAACCGCCAAGCACATCAAATCGGCACAAGAATATTTTTTACTTTATATACAGAATCAGCAAAAGATTGATTTGTCCGAATAGTCTTGCGAAAATCTAAATAGTACTATATTATTTTGCTAAATACTTATTGATATGTCATATAACAAAGATCCTTATCGCAGGCTTATGGGTTCCACAGTTTTCGTGGGGCAAGATGGTAATGTGGAAAAAGCTCTCCGGAAATTCAAAAAGAAGATCATGGAAAGCGGAAAACTACAAGATCTCCGTGATCGTGAAACTTACGAGAAACCCAACGTGACCCGCAAGAAAAAGAAAGCGGCAGCGAAAAATCGCTGGCAGAAAAAACTGCGCGACGAAAGCCTACCAAAACGTCTATATTGATGGACGATAAAGACGTCTTCATCTTCACCGCCGAGTCTGGCGCAGAATCCGCAGATTGCGTCATCGATCTGTCAGATAGCAATATCACTATCGATATTTCCGATTACGCCGCTGCACAGCCCGCATACACCATAAACACAGTAGATACCATAACACTCGATGGCACCAACTGGGATGGAATCAGTGGCTGGCTGGAAGATCGCGAGATTTTGGATCAACACCGTGCCGACCAACGCATCCGTGAAACACACCCTGCTGTGCAACACGCCTGGGAACAATACCAAATCATGTTGAATCTCGCCCGCGAAGAATTGGACGATGATCCCAACGAAGACTTACAATAGTCTTGACATTCACCAAATAAAACTGTATAAATACATATGTAGCGCCGATGGTCGGGCTACATTTCATTAACGTCATACTTGCTTAATAAAGGAGAATATTATGACACAATATACTTTTTCCACTTTTGATCTTCCTACATTACACCGCCATGCTATCGGCTTCGACCGTATGTTTGAGGAACTGAATCGCACTTTCGCTAACAGCAAAGGCGATAACTATCCTCCTTATAACGTGGTCAAGCTCGACGACGCACATTATGTGGTCGAAGTAGCAGTGGCTGGGTTCAACGAAGAAGAACTCGACGTTGAGCTCAAAGATGGCGTGCTGACCGTGGCCGGTGAGCGTGCCAAGCAGGAAGATACTCCTGAGTATCTGCATCGTGGTATTTCTGCTCGCAGTTTCGTTCGCAGATTCACCCTGGCAGACAACGTGGAAGTGCGTGCCGCCACAGTCAAGAATGGTATCTTGAGTGTAGCACTCGAGCATGTGGTTCCCGAGGAGAAGAAGCCTAAAAAGATCGCCATCACTTTTGCTAAGTGATGCCCTGGGCGGGGAGACCCGCCCTTGTTTGACTTTCGATTAAATACTGGACATGACATGGCAGACACAAAAACTGAAACTATCGTGAGACCCCGAATCGCCGAAGACCTTTCCATCAAAGAGCCGCCCTTCTTCAAGGTGATCTATATCAATGACGAGACAACTACAATGGAGTTCGTCATCGAAACCCTTAAAGCTATCTTCGATTACGACGAAGACCGGGCCCAAGACATCACCGTCCGTATCCATAGTGACGGATCTGCTGTAGTAGCGGTGTTGCCCTTTGAGATCGCCGAACAAAAAGGCATCGAAGTCACACTACTCGCCCGTAACAACGGTTTCCCTTTACAAGTCAAACTCGAAGCTGATCAGTGATATTCAACCACATCAAAGACCTCAAAGCCCAGGGCAAGAGGATCGGCATAACCTTCTCTACCTTTGACATGCTACATGCCGGGCATATCGCTATGTTGGCCGAAGCCAAGAACCATTGCGATTATCTCATCGCTGGCTTACAGACTGATCCCACCATCGACCGTCCTGATACTAAAAATTCTCCGGTACAAAGCATCGTAGAACGCCAGATCCAATTGGCTGCTTGCCGTTATGTGGACGAAGTGGTGGTCTACCAAACCGAACAAGATCTCGTAGACTTGTTACTGATACTTCCAATTGATGTGCGGGTGTTGGGTGTGGAATACGAAGGTAAACATTTCACTGGTCGAGATGAATGTGAACATCGCTGCATCGAAATCATTTTCAATGGCCGGGACCATAGTTTTTCCAGTTCGAGCCTGCGTAAACGGGTAGTGGCCGCCGAAAGCCAAAAACTCTTGACACAATCAAAATAATAGCATATAATATCCGTATGGATGTGATGCTTGACCTCGAAACACTAGGAACCCGCCCCGATTGCGTGATACTGACTCTGGGCGCGGTTAAATTTGACCCTTACTCATCTGATGAACCTGGCCCCGGACTGTATCTGCGGGTAGACGCCGACGAACAGATCGCACGTGGCCGAGAAGTCCAGGAAGACACTCTACAATGGTGGATGAAACAGGACGAAGCGGTACGCGAAGAAGCCATTGGCGAAAATGATCGTGTCTCTGTGGAAGAGATGTACAAACAATTGAACCGTTTCCTTGTAGGTGTAAATAACATATGGGCACAAGGCCCCGTGTTTGACATCGCGATCCTTGAAAATATCTATCGCCAGTATGGCTGGCCTACTCCGTGGCAGTTTTGGCAGATACGAGACAGCCGCACACTATTTGGAGTCCTCGGCGATCCAAGGGCAAAAGGTCGAGTAGGACACCACAATGCCCTGGCCGATTGCGTGTATCAAGCACAAGGTGTACAGCAGGTTTACCGAGAACACAATATCAAAAAACTAAGATGAAACTCTTCCACCCTAATAGCGATAAGAATCGATTTGGTTATTACGAAGTTGGCGACTACAAAACCTACAGCAAATATGATGCTATAGTAGTATCTGAACAATCTAAAAAAAAGCCACGCTGGAATTTCAACGACGAAGTTTTTTCCTGTTATAACTGGGCCATTGAACCCAGCGAATCGTTGTTAGATCTCTATCGCCGGCGAGCCGAGCAATTAAGAAACAAATACGACTATCTTGTTCTAGCCTTCAGCGGTGGATCGGACAGCCACAATGCTCTCATGGCTTTCTTGAAAAATGATATTCCTATTGACGAACTGCTAAGTTGGCATACCTATGAAGGCAACAAAGGCGACAAGGATTCTTTTCAAAATGCCGAGATATGGAAAGTGGCACATCCTTATGGAGAATTGGTCAAAGAAAAATTTCCAAACGTCAAACATAGATTTGTTGATCTCACCGAATTTCAATTTCAATTTTGGAAAGATCATCCCGAAGCTAAATTTGAATTTATCTATTATGGTAATGCTTGTGCTAGTATACAAAATGTCTGCCGCGCAGACCTAAGACTCTACATTGATGATTACAAAAAGATCATTGAGTCAGGTAAAAAATTAGCGATCATACATGCTACCGACAAACCTTCAGTGAGATATCGTGACGGAAAATGGTCAGCTAGTTTTTATGACATCATTGATCATAGTGCGCCAGCTAACTTTCAGATGTATAATCGAGAAACAGACCACAGTGAGTTTTTTTATTGGACTCCCGATCTTCCCGAATTAGTCATCAAGCAATGCCACGAAATCAAAAAACATTTGTTAAACCCCCAAAATCAAGCACTAATCGAACAATTTTCTAAAATAAATCGTTGGGGGTACGAAGTTGCTGAATCTCTTGTTTGGTTCAATGACCGGCGTCTCACTAATGAACATGTCAAGACTATAATATATCCTTATTGGTCATTGGACACATTCAGTAACGAAAAAAGCGTCACTGGCATTTACTTTACTAAAAGAGATGAATGGTTCTATGGATCAAACACCGATGCCTCCCAGGCCTACATGATCAATGCCGCTAAAACCATGCAGGTGGACCCTGACTGGTTTAACTGGGAATGGATCGGCGATCATAATAGGACAAAATTTTCTAATATGTTCAAGGATTTTGTCTACCCCAATCACGAACAATTTCCTTCATTTTTTAAAACACCCAATCATCGTTTTAGATTTCCTAAATCATACAAAATTTTCCATAGTCAAGGATACGATTTAGGATAACACTCATGCAAATAATACTACATCGTCACATAGCCGAAGAAGTGGCTAAGAAGCACACAGTACTTGAACTAGAATCGTTTGTAGTCGAAGGACAGACTGTTGAAGCATTTTGTGTAGTCACCGCAGATAAAATAAAACTCGGTGATCTCATCGGACTTGACGAGTCTAAGAAATTGCACCAGCAGTTTGTTGCTGCGGCCCGAGACAACGACTACGAAACCTGTCAGGAGTTGTCTAAGACACTTTATGGCAAGTTCGGCGGAGAACTCGATTCATTCTACGACGAAATATTGAGTCGCACAAAATAACAGCATAATATAAAGCAATGTCTGCTCCTTAAATAATATTAGGAGCAGACAAATGATCGCAAAAAAAATTACAATAGCGGTCGTGAGCTGTGTGATATCGAGCAGTATAGTAGCAAGTGAATTAGTACATCAATTTAACTCACCCGCATTTTCTGGCATCGGCTACTCGAGCCATGTCCTGACTATCTATAATCAAGAACTCAGCCGCAAACTCGCTATCGCAGCCGAGAAGAAAGCCGCTGACTTGAAAGCCGAGCAAGACGCCAAAAACACCACTATGGCACGATTCATTGCCAACTTGGAAAGCCGCGTCTACAACGAACTCGCACGCCAGATCACAGAAAAACTATTCGAAGGCCAAGGCACACAAGTCAATGGTTCTTTCAGTTTCAATGGCGGATCTATCAGTTACACCAGTGATGGACAGACCATCACCATGACTATCACAGACAACAATGGTAATGTCACTACCGTGTCTGTGCCCATCGGTGACTTTGGATGGATCGCGCCATGAAGAAGACTATCCTAGCACTCGCAGTGATATCCATGTTGGCTGGATGCTCTACGATTTCTAAACAAGTTCGTACCATCGATCAACCTGAAGCCACACAACCAGTATTATTGAACCAAGAACAACTGTTACCACCACAAGGTGGTGCTATCACCGTGGCCGTCTACAGTTTCCGTGACTTAACAGGTCAACGCAAAGCCAGCCAGACTCTAGCATCATTGAGCTCGGCTGTGACACAAGGTGCTGACAACTATCTCATCCGTAGCTTACAGGAAGTAGGCAACGGCAGTTGGTTTAAAGTAGTCGAGCGTGGCGGCCTAGACAACATCGTCAAGGAACGCCAGCTCATACGCCAGATGCGCGAACTCTATCAAGGCAAGGACGCACAGGCATTGCCTCCTATGGTGTTCGCAGGACTGATACTTGAAGGTGGTATCGTAGGTTATGACAGCAACGTGATCAGTGGTGGCTCGGGCGCTAGATTATTAGGCATCGGGGCCAGCACAGAATATCGCCAGGACGAGATCGTGATTAGTCTCCGTGCTGTTTCTGTGGCCAGCGGTGAAGTTCTCACAGCAGTCACGATCAAGAAAACCGTAGTGTCGTTCCAAGACAAGATGGGCGTGCTACGCTTCTATGATCTTGGCACTAAAGCACTGGAACTTGAAACTGGTGCCGCCAGCAACGAAAGCATGAACAGCGCAGTACAACTAGCCATCCACGCCGCCGTGATCGAGATGATCAAGCAAGGCGAGAAAAAAGGACATTGGCAGTATCGTAAACCAGTGGTCGTGGCTACACCATTGACAGAAACACCCAAGGTTGAACCAAAAAAAGAAGAAGTCAAAGTAGCACCCGCTCCTGCGGCTTCTCCAGTAACAGAAAAGAAAATTGAAAAAGAAACTCCGCCCTCACCCACAACTGAAAAAGTAGTACCTCAACAGAAAGCTGTGCCCATCAAAAAAACAGGTGAGATCAAAGATTGGTCTAACCTGCGGAGCCAGCCTATCACGGACAGTGAAAAGACAACAAGGCTTGAACCCGGGTCGCGTGTCGTGGTCCTAGAAAAGAAACGAGACTGGGTATTCGTCGAATATAGCGGCAATACCGGTTGGGTACATAAAAGCAGATTCAGTCGTTTAGACGATTGAACATAAAATGAAGGAGCGGAGGTTTAACGCCTCTGATAAAGCATGTTTAAAAGAACACTGATAGGTTTAGCGGTGGCGATGTCATTCACCGTGGCCCATGCAGGAAACTCAGTGTATATCGAGCAGGTTGGTGGCAGTAACACCATCAGCATAACACAAGTTGGTACGCTCAACTCTGTGGGTACTTCCAGCGTTGACGCTACCATCACTGGCAGCAACAACTCAATGACCGTGACACAAACCGGCGATTCAAACACGCTGGCTTACGCTGTCACAGGTTCTGGCAACACTATCACTAAGTCAGTGACTGGCGACACTAACGCCATCACCATGACTTGCGGTGACGGAACTACTGCATGTACAGGAGTGACAAGCACTACAACTATACAAGGCGACAGCAACACAGTGACACAGACCATCAAAGGTTCTGCCATCACTAACAGCCTTAGCATCACTGGCAACAGCAACACAGTATCTCAGGACATCCAGACTGACAACAGTTCAGCCTCGATCACCATCCTGGGCGACAGCAACCAGTTCACACATACAATGTCGGGCACATCAGCAGGTGGTGGCCATACATTGACAGCCGCAGTCACAGGAACTTCTAATACGCATTCCGTCACACAGTCGGGAAGCATTGATACTATCGTCAGCATCAACACTAACGGTAACTCGAACACAGTGACAGTGATCACTGGAAACTAATGCGTTGGATATGCTCGTTATTACTGTTGGCATCTGTGAGTTCATGGGCTTCTATAGGCTCGGTAACTGAACTCAAAGGTGCCAACGCGAGCGTCAAACGCGGTTCTGCTACATCACAGATAACAAAACAGTCCGGCATCGAAAGCAACGATCTCGTAGTAGTGGGATCGGCCACTGAAGCCGGGTTGACTTTCCAAGACAACACAAAGGTAAAGATAACAGCCAACAGTCGATTGGTCATCGACGATTTCGTGTTTGACCCTAAGGCCAGCGATGCTGGCAAACTGGCCATGAAAGTGGCACTAGGCACAGTGAAATACACTTCGGGCCAGATAGCCAAGACCAACCGACAGGCAGTGAACCTCAAGACACCCACGGCCACCATCGCTGTGCGCGGCACTGACTTCTCCATGACCGTGGATGAAGCAGGACGCTCTGTGGTCGTTTTATTGCCCAGCTGTGAAGATCCTCGTAATACTAACAACTATCGCATCGCTGACAACTGTACAGTGGGCCAGATCGATGTGGAAACGGCCGCAGGCATGGTGAGCTTGAACCAAGCGTTCACGGCCACATATGTAGCTTCTTCAGATGCCGCGCCACTACCACCGGTAGCGGTCATTCCCGACATAGCTTTGATCAACAACGACATGAACTTGGTCAAGCCCGATGGTATTGATGAACAACTTAAAGAAAAAGATCGCGAGAAAGAACAAGCCCGAGAGGATGAAGATAAGAAATCGGCCCGGGATCAGAAAGCGAAATCGGATGAGTCCTCTACGAAGTTATTGGTAGATGCCAGTGCCGAGAATAAAAGCAACGAATCCAGCCGGAACGACAACTGTTACCCATTCAACGAATGCGGCAACGAAAAAGGTCGCAACTATTACTGGCGTCACGATCCCGAAAAAGGCAACACTATCTCAGTGAAGTCGGGCGAACTACAAGACAATGTCACTTACAGCATATCCATCAACGACAACGACCTACATACACGGGTCACCGGCGATGGGTCTACCAAGATAACCATAAGGCAGTGGAACCGATGAAAAATCTACTGATTTTTTTATTTGGGATACTGTCTGTGTTACACTCCGCGCTGGCCAACGCCAACTATGGATTCGAAAACGGTCTAGGTGCAGAGTGGCAGATTGGTGGAACCACAGGAACACAGTCAGCCACCGGGTGGAATCCAAATGGTGTGGGAGTCAGCGTGGTCACTGGCGTCACCAACTACAGTCCTGGTGGCGGCCTAACCTGGAACATCACTCCCTATGGAACCAAGATGGCCAGCATACAAGGCGGCGGCTTGGCCTTTGACCAGATCACTTCGGGCCTGGGATTATCAGGTGTGGAAAACACCGCGATCAAAAACATGCTGACTTATCAATCGCAGAACGGCGGAGGAGGTAATCCAACTCCCACCACAGGCTCCTACATGAAGCGAGAGATCACCTTGCAGGCAGGACAGACCTATACCATGGCCTGGCAGTATCTTTCCACAGACTACACTCCCTTCAACGACGGATCTATCATGAGTCTGGTCCACAGCACCGACGGCAATATCACTCCCACTCTCAACAACAAACAACAGAGATATTCTTTGCTGGGTTTTACCAATCCCGGCACAGGAAACTATGCCACAGGCAGTTATGGTGCCACGGGTTGGCAAGTGGCCACATTCACTGTGCCAGTGTCGGGAACCTATGTGTTGGGTTTCACATCATTCAATCTAGGTGATACCGCACTAAGTCCCATCCTGCTGGTAGACGAAGTGCAGGGAACAACCTCATTGAACGGACAAACATTCACTCCAGTAAATCCCAATCCAGGATCGGATGCTCCGCCACCGCCCTCTCCATCTGTGCCCACTGCTGTTTACAATTCAGGCATCAGCCAGAATGTCTGGATCACCAATCACTATCCCACATCGAACAACAGTCCTGCGGGTGAAGATGCTGCCAAGGCCTTTGACAACGACCCTGATACCAAGTATCTAAACTTTGACAAGAAGAACGCCGGAGTCACAGTGAAGTTGAACATCGGTAAAGTCATAACTGGATTTACTCTAACAACAGCCAACGATTTTCCCGGTAGAGATCCCACCAGTTATAAGTTGTATGCCTCCAACGACGGTGTGACCTGGACTCTGCTGGGAGAAGGAAATCTATCACTGACCGATGATAGGAAAACCACCAGCAGCATGATCTCAGTGACCAACGCCACTCCTTATATCTATTACTATATTTTCTTCCCCACCACCAAGGCCGGTGACGGTTGTGGATTGAACTGCGACAGCATGCAGATCGCTGAGATCACCTTTTACTATGAATCCAGTAGTACAGCCACTTCAACAGCCACTGGATCTGGTTCTGTGTCAAATCCCAGTGACCTATGCTGCGGCGGGGTAAGCACTCCATTTGATGCCAACAGCGGATTTGCCACCCGAGCAGGAGTATTTTCTGCAGTGGGCGACAGCCGAGTCATCATCGAACAGATAGGAAACTCCAATGTTATCTCTGTGACACAACATGGTGGCAAGAACTATCTAGAAGCCAACATCACTGGCAGCAATAACTCCATGACCACAAATCAAACCACCACGAATTCCTCCAGCAATTATGTGGAATTAGATCTCACAGGTGGTTCCAATACCGTTGGGCTGACACAGAACAGCACTGGCGGCAGCAAAGGTGTATTAGCCACCGTTAACAGCGATTCAAATAGCCTTACCATAAATCAAACCGGCACAGGCAATCACTATTCCGAAATAAACCTCGCAGGCGGCAACAAAACAGTGAATCTCACACAGAGCGGCTCGGCCAATCACATGGCACGGATAGAACTCACAGGTGGTGCCACCAGTGTAACGGCCACACAGAGCGGTTCTACTCAACAGAGTTATTCTATAACTCACAATTGTGCTACCGCTAGTTGTGCGGCCATAACTGTGACGCAAGGACAATAAATACATGGACATGAAATATATCAGAGCCAGTTTCCTTCGTTGGTGGCTCCTGGTCTGTTTACAGGGGCTATTTTTTATGGTCGTGGGCTATTTCGGTGCCTACGACGAACTGTGGGCGGCTGATCAGACCAAACTGAGTTTCGTGATCTTGTTTCTATGGGTGGTATCCACCATAGCCGCTGGCATCTGGCACTATAACATCACTGTCACCAATGTCAACTATCACATCAAGATAGGCTGGTTCCTCAGCGAGTCCATGCTGGCCGTGGGCATGATTGGAACAGTGGCTGGATTCTTGCTGATGCTGGGCACCACTTTCTCGGGCATCAATGTCGCCGATACCGCCACCTTACAGCGTGCTCTCGCTGACATGGCCCTGGGCATGAGCACTGCACTCTACACCACCCTGGTGGGACTCATCTCGAGCCTATTCCTCAAGAGTCAACTGGTCAATCTCGAGCATGTCCTCGACTACCACGAGGGGCGTGACCATGCCGATGCTCAGTGAAGACCGCTACAAAAGCACCATAGCGTTCATAGATCTACTTTTCAACATCCTGGTGGGATTCGTGTTCCTGTTCCTGGTGGCTTTCCTGATGATCAATCCCGTGGCCAAGAAGAACGACATCAAGGCCAAGGCCGAGTTCATGATCACCATGGAATGGCCCGACTCAGACAAGAACGACATGGATCTATGGGTAGCAGATCCCATGGGCAACCGTGTGGGATTCCGCAACAAAGAAGCCGGGCTCATGAACTTGGACCGCGATGACCTCGGCAGTTTCAACGACACCGTGATGGTCAATGGCCAAGAAGTCATGGTCGAGGGCAACAAAGAGACGGTCAGCATACGCGGCATAGTGCCTGGCGAATACTTGATATCCGGACACCTATACCGCGTTAACCAAGACATCTCAGCACCCATACCCGTGCGTGTGGAAGTGCTCAAGATCAATCCCTACAAGATCATCTATCAGCAGACCGTCAATTTTGGTGCCCGCGGAGAAGCACACAACTATTATTCGTTCACTGTGGATGTCAATGGATTCGTATCGACGGTCGCGGAGACCGACCGTAGCGCCATCCCACTGGAAACATTGCCGCCGCCCGGCGAAAGGATAAACCCATGATCTGGCTGGCCGTGGCTTCATTCCTCACTCTAGCGATATTGTTGCTGACCATACTGATACGCTATCGCAGTTTCGTGCTGACGCTGTTGCTGACGCCCTTGCTGGTGTTTGGTATAGGGTTCAGTTGGCAAGCCCTTGACGAGATCCGGGGCCGACCAGTGGCCAGCATGCCCCAGGAAGGCAGCAGATTAGTACACGGCGTCAACGCCAAACCTTGGATATACATCTGGGTCATCGACAAAGAAGGCCCGAGACTACATCAGATACCTTGGACCGAAAAGAACCAAGAAAAAGTGGGACAAGCGGTCAAAGAAGCCAAAAAAGGCCGGATAATACAGATGAAGGGCAAAAAAGACGAACCCGAGAGTCCTTTCGAGTTCTATCAATGGGATCATACCGCGGCGATGCCAAAGGACCCACGGTAAATAACTTTAACCAGGAGAAGGTCGTGAAAAGATTACTATTGGTGTTGGCGCTATTAGCAGGCAGCATCGCTACAGCCCAGGAAAAAGAAGCACCCAAAGTGGAAACAGTGAAGTTTGACGCTTACTGCATGACCACACAAGCCCTGGGCGCAGTCTTGGCAAAATATGAAGAACAGCCCATGATGTCGATGCTCGCGGGTCGCGAAGTTGGTGGCCAGAGCATGGAGTTCGTGACCATCATGTTCGCCAATCCCAAATCGGGCACTTGGAGCTTGGTTGAGCGTGTGGCCGAAGACGCTTTCTGTGTCACGGCCACTGGCACCAAGATCGCTCCTTATACCGGCGAACAACCCGGGCAGCAGAAGAAGTCCGTGCCCAAGAAGTACGAACAGCAGTGGGTCCAACGAGATACATTGTAAGATGCGTTTGATGAATCGAGGCACCAGTTTCAACCCTGACGGGTTCTGGAACATGCCCATAGACTCAATGATGTTCATGCCCATCGCCGATGACTTCGTGATGTTCGACCAGACCGGTTATGATCTCACAGCCATCGAGCGCAGATATGCCAGGGCCAATCATTGCCACTTCACTGGTGAGCATCCGCATCGCAATGCCATCCGGCAAGACTGGTTCGAGCAAGATCGCCAGAGCGTGGTAGGTGCCACATTGAATCACAGCAACCTGTATGAGCGCAAAGGTTATGCTGGCGAGGCGAAGAAACAATTAGAACGCTGGACTCGAGACATGCCACTGTGCCACAAACTGTTGGCCATACGACCCAAGTGGGGGGTGGACTTCTCTGTGGACTGGGTGGACTGCGAAGGCAACTGCTTCGAAGTCCTACACTGGGAATACGACTGCTTCGACCACAACGAGATGCTGGATCTCAAATGTTTCGCTGAAATGCGTTTTGGCGAACTGGACTGGGACGATGTAGCGAAAAGGATGTTGGAACGGAAAAGCGAGTGGTATGACTTAGACTACTTCGCACAAAGCCATTGGAAGTGTCAGTTCGTGGGCATGCCCGACGAACGCTTCAAGATGGTAACTTGGAAATAATATGACAGAACTTATTTTAGTATTGGTGATGACACACATCACCATCGCGTGTGTGACCATCTACCTACACAGGAGCCAGGCACACCGCGCAGTAGAACTACACCCAGTAGTCAGCCACGCTATGCGATTCTGGTTGTGGCTGACCACAGGTATGGTCACTCGGCAATGGGTGGCCATACATCGCAAGCATCATCGCTTCACCGAAGGCGAAGGTGATCCACATTCACCACATGTCTACGGTATCTGGCGTGTGCTGTTTGGCGGTGCGTGGCTCTACAACGATGCCAGCAAGAACTCGGCCATGGTCGAAGCCTATGGTGTGGGCACGCCCGATGACTGGGTGGAACGCAACATCTACAGCAGCCACAGCAAGTGGGGCATCACTGCCCTGCTGGTCCTAGAGACATACTTGTTCCATGGCTGGGGCATAGTGATGTGGTTGGTACAGATGGCTTGGATACCCTTCTGGGCCGCTGGCGTCATCAATGGATTGGCACATTTCATAGGATATAGGAATCATGAGACTGGTGATCGGTCCACTAACATCGCACCGTTTGGCATCATCGTCGGCGGCGAAGAACTACACAATAACCACCATAAGAGCCCTGCTTCGGCGAAACTAAGCGACAAGTGGTGGGAGTTTGACATAGGCTGGATGTATATCAGGATGCTAGAGATCGTGGGTCTTGCTCGAGTCAAGACCCCATAAGGACACACCTTAGGACCGGTATTAAGTTACCGTAGTGTGCGCCGGCTGCTGGCGCGGGGAAAGCGATTCGCTACCGTGGACCCCGGAAGTGAGCACCACTAAATACTTGATGTTCAAAAAAATAGCACTCAGCCCACTGTGGGCACTGGTCACTGTTGTCTTTCTAGCAATTACAATACTCGCCAATCCTGTCTTTGTAGAAAGCATAAAACTCAGATACTTCGACACGCTGATCACCAGCAAGACTCCCACAGAAAACAATATCTACACCGTCAACATCGACGAAGCCGCGCTAGAGCGTTATGGCCAATGGCCATTCCCTCGTCAGATCTACGCCAACATCATCGAAGACCTTTACAAGCGCGGTGCTGGCTTGGTGGTGTTCAATGTCTTGATGCCCGAGGCGGATCGTTCCGGCGGCGATGCTCGTCTGTCACAGGCCATGCGAGAACTGCCAGTGATATTGCCCAACGTGGCAGCACCTAAAGGCAAGAACGAACCACGCAGTCCTGGCGCCGCTATCATCGGCGCACAGTTCGCTGATCGACTGCCCACAGTAGACGGCATCATAGCCAACATACCACGACTGGAAAACTCTGCCGTGGGTGTGGGACTCACTACCACATTCCCTGAAGTGGATGGCGTCACACGCCGCATGCCGTTATTAGTATCGGTCCCCGACAAAGCCGGCTATCAAGTATATCCCGCACTCTCTATGGAAGTGCTGAGAGTCATTGCTGGTGACCCCAACTTCCAAGCCAAGCTCAACGAGCTAGGTGTAGAGAAGATGCGTATTCCCAAGTTTGGCGTCATACCTACAGACGACTTAGGTCGTATATGGATAGACTGGAGCCAGACTTCAAAATCGGTTGGGCTCACTGAACTACCGCAAGACCTAGGTGGCGCTGTAGTGATCGTGGGCACCGCTGCCGCCGGCCTATCTAACCCTGTTGCCACAGCACAGGGATCCGTGTGGCCACAAACTGTGCAAGCCGCTGTGATCGGCACGATGTTTAACAACGTCCATATTCAACGACCTGGCTGGGCCGACATGGCTGAGCTGGCTGCTTTCCTGGCACTATCTCTGACAATAATAATAATATCGAGGTGGACTTATGTCGGTATCGCAACAACTATTCTTGGGCTCGTTGCCTATGCTGTTTGTTCTTGGTGGATGTTTACTACACGAAACGTGCTCATCGACGCGACGGCACCTACTGTTGGTCTTTTGCTTGTTGCTCTTCACACCTATGGTGTTAAGTTTGTAAGTGAGTTCTTACAGAAGCAAGCCATAAAAAAACAGTTCGCAGGATACTGTAGCAAAGAAGTGGTAGAGATGCTACAGAAAGATCCCGACTTGATCAAGCGTGGTGTGCGCAAAGATGTGTCGGTGATGTTCTCAGACCTGCGTGGCTTCACTCCCATTGGTGAACACTATGGTGATGACGTCGCTGGCCTCGGCAAATACATGAACGGCTACATGGATGCCATCAGTCGTCCTATCATGGACAACAAAGGCATGGTCATCAAGTATGTAGGTGACGCGAGTATGCACATTCATGGTGCTCCGATCGAAGATCCTAACCATGCTCGCACGATCGTTGCCGTTGGCTTACAGATGTTAGATGCTGTAGATGCCTACACTAAAGAAATGGAAGCACAAGGTTTACCACCAGCCGCAATGGGTTGGGGTTGTAACACTGGTATTGGCTTTATCGGCGAGATGGGATCGACTGATAGACACAGTTACGACATCTTAGGCGACATGGTTTCAACCGCCGCACGTCTAGAAGCACGTTGTAAAGCATATGGCGTATTGTGTATCATTGGTGCCGAGACATACAACCGTACTAAAGACGACTTCTTCTACTTGATGCTAGACAACTTACAGCCAAAAGGCAAGACTGTAGCAGACTTGATCTACACAGCCTTACGTCCTAACGGAGAAGATTGGACCAAAGATCGAGAGCAACATGAAAAGATGCATGCCTTATATAAACAGAAAAAGTTCGATGAGACCGCAGCCATGTGTAAGAAGATGAAAGGTTCGTTCGGTGGACAGATGGACAAGTATTACAAGATCTGGATCGAACGTTGCGAGTTCATGAAGGAGCAGAACTTACCTAATAACTGGAACGGTGAGTTCATCGCGCACGAGAAGTAAACAAGGAGCAGGCCATGTACGGATATGATGTATGGACCAGGGCGTTTGACTATTGGCTTAAGGTATTTTTAGAACTGTATTTCCTTCCCTATGCGAACATAGGGAAGTCGGTGAACTCCAGCATTTGCCGTAAGGATTAACCTTCGCCGGCAGACGCTGTTTTCTTATCGTCTTGCTTGTCTTGATCAGTTTCGGATATAGCTTGTTTGAATTTCTCTCCAGCTTCACGCTCGGTCTTCTGCTGTTCGATAACACGCTCACCTTCGATGATCTTGCCACGCAGGTGTAACACTACGTCAACTTTTTGATTGAGTCTGATGAGATCGTTGTCCAGCATGCGGATGCGATCGATCAGCGCGATCAGCACGGTGTTGGCTTCTTTGAGTACAGGCTTGACTTCTTTGGTGGCCCAAGTCCACACATAGTATATCATGTATCCCATGCCACCGGCCGCCACGATGGGGAAGCCGTATTTGTTGATCATCGCTACTAAATCCATCATACACCTCGATTTCTATCAATTTTATAAGCCTGCTCTCTGATCTGCTGTAGATATCTGTAATAATCTCTCTGTTCTTTAAGATCATTGACTCTGACATATGTGTATATGATTAAACACACGAATGCCATCCACAAAACCATGAATAGGTATTCTGCGATCGTATGATTGATATAAAGTTCATTCATTTTTTACTCCTATCATCCTATCAAGTATCTTACAGTATTCACCACGGGCTTGAACCCTAGCTCATATCCTACACCTACGCCGACTATGAACCCAACGAATGCGCCAAACAGCGCAAACTTGAGCATGTCCGAGTCATACCATATAGCCATCTTGTTGAAATCAGTTTTCATTTTTTTCTCCGTCTTTGAGGAACTTGACCAATGGGTCTACTTTGCGTAACATGGCCCGGCCGTTGATGTTGACTAGTTGGAAATAATCGCCGCCGCGCCAGCCTAGGCGATCTATGTTGAGTTCTTCGTCGAGCAATATCCCGTTTTCGGATAGGTCCCAAGTGTAATCGAGGTGTAACATTATTCTTTCCAAAACCCCCATGGGTTATATATTTTTTTCTCTATTTTCTTAGGTTCTCTATAATAGAGATACCAGGCCGAAAACAAAACCAAGCACTCTAACAAGTAGAATACTAGGAACGATTCAAACAGTGGATCTGAATACATCTTAGTCTCTACGTGCGTCGTTCTTGCCGTCAGCTCTAGCGATACGGTTAGTGTCGGGCTTGAGTCCTAGGGCGTTAGATACCACTGTGTCGATGCGTATGACATCGTGGTTCATGGTCTTGACGCGATTGTCTAGGGCAGTAATAATACCACTTAATCCCGATACCGAGCTCATGACCCCGGCCAGGATGAATTTAAGTGTTAGGAAGATGAAGTAACCGCCAGCACAGGCCGCCGCGATGGGAAAGCCTACTTCGGCTACGAGTTTGAAGAAATCCATACCAGCTCCTTGATTTTATTTTTATACTGGTATTTATTGGATAGACGACTTTTTAGAAAGTCAGGATCTTATAGAGTTTTTTCCAATGATCGTCGGAGATGTTGATATTAAATTTACTGAAAGATTCTTTGGAATTAGTGATGAATTCGTCGGCTACAATATGTTTAAGATCATGATAGAAATGATCGAAATTATATTGCAAAATGTCCTGCATGTCTTTTTTCATCTCAACTCTTTGTTTGTAAGACATAGATTTCAGATTTTCTAGTATTTTTATCACGGCCGCCATTCTTTGCCCGGGATCTTCGATGCTGTCGTAACTTTCGTCCCAATAATTGGAAAAAGTTTTAAATCCGTAACTTTTCAGATAATCTAAGTTTCCTGGCGCCGCAAGTAATACGAATGGTTGCTTGATCACTATTGGTTTAAAAACCTTTTCAGTGAGATGGAGTTTTTTACTATAGTAAACTGTTTCTGACACCACATGTAAAAAACATTTTTTTGAATTCTCAATGTCTATGGATGTACTTAAAGCCCCATGGGGATCTTTAGTGTCGATTATATAATTTTTGTCGAGTATGTGTTGATTTTTTTTATAAATCGCCCAACTTTCTTCAGAAAATTCTGGAGTTTGTTTTAATATGTTATCTATTTCGTTGATCCCAGGGCTCTTAAAACTTGTCAGCCCATGATCAAGCAGCCCACAATCATTGGCACGACACATAAAATCAACTCTATAAGACCTCTTCGGATTTAAAACATGTTGGTAATTTACAAATAAATATTCATGTTCGAATTCGATATTGATATCATCTTTCCAGTAATTTCTATACCAATCGTTGGCCAGTAATGCATGAGAAAAGTAATAAATTTTTTCTAGAGATCTGCTTTTACAGAACAAGTCTATGTCACGTGATTTTTCGCTGACTACAAAAAATTTAAGAAATGTATAATACCGTGCCCACTGAGAGTTGAGATTCTCGTTCGTGGGATCGGGACGTAATGCAGAATCCATAAACCTTCGTTCAAAAGGTTCTTGATCGAAGAATACTATAGTCTGTTTGTCGTGTAAGATTTTTTCATCATGCGGGACTCGAGAAAAAATGTAAAAAGGATCATGGTGCAAATAGTCAGAATTGACGAACATCCCAAATTTGAGATCTTTGAAGAACCCATCGTAGAGTTTTTTATACCAATAATTAATGGAGACCATATATGCTAAAAGTGGGGTTTATCGGAATAGGTAAGTTAGGACTACCATGTGCAGAAGCTATGTCTAAGTGCTATGATGTCACTGGGTATGATATTTATCCACGGTCTAGCGAAGTGATCAAAATAGCCAATACCCTTGAAGAAGCGGTACACGACAAACAATTTATTTTCGTAGCGGTACAAACTCCACACGAAGAACGATACGATGGCAGGGAACCAACTAGCCATCTCGACAACCGAGACTTCAACTACGATATCGTAGAACAAGTCCTCCGTGATGTCAATGCGCATGTGACCAAGGATCAGATCGTGGTCCTGATCTCTACTGTACTACCCGGTACTGTAAGGAAGAGACTATATCCTTGTATCACCAATGCCAGGTTCGTCTACAACCCTTATCTCATCGCCATGGGTTCAGTGGCCTGGGACATGGTCAATCCCGAGATGGTCATGATCGGCACACACGATGGAGACACCACTGCCGAAGCCGGTGAACTGGTCGATTTCTACCGCCCACTCATGGAGAACGATCCGCGCTATATCATCGGTACCTGGGAAGAATGCGAAAGCATCAAGGTGTTCTACAACACCTTCATCTCGGCCAAGATCGGCCTGGTCAACATGATACAAGATGTGGCCATGAAGATCGGCAACATCAACGTGGATGTAGTCACCGACGCATTGGCCAAGAGCACTATCCGCATCATGAGTCCCAAGTACATGACCGCAGGCATGGGTGACGCAGGTCCTTGCCATCCCCGTGACAACATCGCGCTACGCTACCTTGCTGAGAACCTTAATCTCGGGTACGATATCTTTGACACCATCATACATGCTCGCGAACAACAAGCCAAGAACATCGCCCTCTATCTCAACTATCTACAGCAAGGTGGCCGCCTTCCCATCATCATCATGGGCAAAGCCTACAAACCCGATGTCGATTATATCGATGGTAGTTACAGCCTATTGATAGGACACTACTTAGAAAAGCTAGGTGCCAAATTCTCTTATTGCGATCCACTCACCGGCGACGACATCGAGGGACCTGTGCTAGGTATAGCATTCTTGGCACACAATCGTGGTGTCACTTACGGCTATAGTGGCGAACAAGCTGCGCAAGAATTGTATGTAGAGATGGCTACTGGCAGCATCATAGTAGATCCATGGAGATCTTATCCTGTTGACGACACACGCTATCGTGTCGTACACTATGGAAACACAAGGAACCGATGACACATTCCGTCACTTACTATACCACCACTCCGTTCTGGGACGATAGTTTCAAAGCATTAGATTATGCTAACGAAGACTTCAATGCGCCCGACGATGTGACTACCTGGCAGGAGTTGGGCTACCGCGGCCCTTTCACCGGTGATCTATGTGATATGCGTAAGCCACAGCCCGAATGGAATGCCAAGATCATCGAGATATTCCAAGCGAAAGGTTGGCAAGACATCGGTACCAGTTACTATCGCATGATGCCAGGCGTAGTGCTACCTACACACCAAGACAGATATGTTAAGTATATTGATATATTTGGACTACAAGGGCGAGAACAAACTATACGTCGTGCGGTGATATTCCTAGAAGGTTGGCAACCCGGCCACTATGCCGAGTACGATGGTAGACCTTATGTGAATTGGAGCCCGGGCGCTACCGTTGAATGGACGTATGATACGCCACACATGGCCGCTAATATAGGGCTGACTCCTAGATATACATTACAAGTCACAGGACATCTATGAACAGTTTCAACGAATGGGACCGGCTACGAGAAGTAGTAGTCGGCTCTGCTACCAATGCCAATTGGCCCTCCAGCGATCCTGTTTTCGCACAAGAAAGCGAAAAGACGTTATGGAAAGAAACGCCTGTGCCCTCGGGTCCGGTTCCTGCTTGGATCATCGAAGAAGCCAACGAAGACCTTGAAGTATTGAGCGACATCCTCGAAGAAGAAGGTGTGATAGTCCATAGACCACGCGATATGGATTTCGTGGCTCGTGGCGGTATGTACAACTATTGTCCTAGAGATCGCTTGGTGATACACGGTAGCCGTGTCATTGATGCAGCTATGATGTATCCTTGCCGCGACATGGAGATCGAAGCACTAGATTTCGTCGTTGAGCGTGCTCGTGATGTATACGAAATGCCACGCGATCAAGGACTCGTGTTAGATGCGGCCAACATCTGTAGACTCAACGACGATTGGTTGTTCCTGGAATCGGCGTCGGGAAATCGTGCCGCATATGAATGGCTGTGCCAGAACGTTCCAAATGTACGCATAGAACTCTGTAACTTCTATGCCGGGGTACACATCGACTCCACCATCGTGCCACTGCGTGAAGGCTTGGTGTTGTTGAACGCCAGCCGTGTCACTCCCAACACCTGCCCCCGAGTGTTTGACGGGTGGGACAAGATATGGGTGGAAGATGTAGTGCCACAAGGGTTCCACGAATACCCCTATGCCAGCAAGTGGATCGCGCTCAACATGCTGAGTCTATCCCCGGACACAGTGGTCATGGATGCTGATCAAGCAGACCTGCGACGTACTCTTGAAAGCCGCGGCATCACGGTTATCCCACACCGCTTACGGCACAGCAGGACCTTGGGAGGAGGGTTCCATTGCGTCACTCTTGATATTGTGCGCCAGCCATAAATATTCAAGCGATATTTAAAAAGAAAAATCAAGGGATATGACTCAATTCGCAAGATACACAGAGGCTACATTAGAAGCCCTAAAACGCAACACAAAACCACAAGATGCTATCGCAAGAAAGCAGGAGATCCTGCGGGAAGTTGGCGGGTACCACAACATGATGCCCAACAGCGTTTTATATGTTGGGTTCACACCCAGCATCATCGGTTGCTCTGTGAAAAATATCTATGCCACACAGCTCACAGAAGCTTGCCGAGAGTGGTTGGATTCCCAAAAAATTAAATACACATATATTGATCCGTCTGAGCTCGGGAATCATGTCAAAGCATTTGACAGCGTGATCGCGCTAGAGGAGTATTTCACTTTCGCGACGTCAGACGCCGACCAGCAAGAGCAGATCAAATTTTTATGTAGCCTAGCCAAAGAATTCGTGATAAGTACTTTAAAGGATTACAAGAATCTCGACTTCAAAGATCGAGAATTCAGTATACCAGCATTAGTGCGTAATGGTAATGACTACACGTCGTACATCGAAATACACGATTGGGATATCAAAGATCGCGCACACTGGACTACACAGGTACATGAAATCGAGAAAAATGGTTCTCTCCGCACCTGGGGGCCGTTCAGCCGTAGGACGATGTACTTCAAACAACTAGCCAAGTTTTCGCATGATGCGGGAGCCGCGGGATTCACAGTACACAAGAATCTCATGTACAAGAGCTTAATCAAAAAGAATTACGAACATGTAATTAGCATACGATTCGACGAAGACGATGGATATTGAAAAACAACTCAAATCACTGATAGACGGCATAACAAAACAAGTCATTGAAAACATCAAGGCAGATATAGAAACTGCCTTGACTAATGCTATTGCCGAGCGGTCAGAAAAATTCGACCAACTCACCGTTGATGCTTTTAGCAAAGTCATCAAAGAAAATCTACGAACTCTGGATTTTCCAGACCAATCAATACCATTATCTGCACTGAACTTTAAAGGCCAAAAACTCTCTGGCGATAACATAAACGGTGGTATCATCGCCGGGTTTGGTAGTACCGGCATTGATGACCGGGCCACCGATTGCCAAGTCACAATCATGGACAACAACACCGTGGTAGAAAACACGTTGGTTGTTAAAGAACTAAATGTCAAAGGCTTGACTACATTAGAAGGGGATGTGATCGTCCGCGGCATAATACCTGTAGACAGCCCTATGTTTAAAAATTTAGTGACTTACAGTTCCAACGAGGTCAAAGCCAGTCTCGATCATTCTTTGTTTGAAGATTACAGTGATATACTGTTTGAATCTATCAAGAAGAACGGTCTAGATCTTACCACCATCAAAGTCGACGGCAAAGAAGTCATACGCAACGGTCAACTCATGCCATCGATCACAGATAGTAGCTTACAGACTGTGGGCGTACTTAAACAACTACAGGTTAACGGCGAGTCTTTGCTCGGCGAAAGTTTGTATGCCTCTAAGAAACGTGTGGGCATCAACACCATGGATCCTAGTTCTGCTTTGGCTGTATGGGACGAGGAAACTGAATTACAAATTGGTAAACGATACAAAGACACCACTTGGATCAATACTCCAAGGGCTCAGCGTGTGATCGTTAGCAGTAACAATAAAGAAAATATCATCTGTGAAACAGATGGCTCTACAAAGATCGATAAACTGAAAATTGGTTCACAGACCTTTTCCAGTTCTACTCAGGCACCTAGTCATGAAAGCACCAAAGGCACAGTGGTGTTTAACGCTAACCCCAGTCTCGGTGGCCCGATGGGTTGGGTCTGTTTGGGTGGCGCAAAATGGGCCAATTTCGGAATCATTGACTAATATTCCCTTCGATGCTATACTAGCATCATGTTTACATCTCCCCGCATAGGTTTCGCTTGTAAATATGTACAAGCACATCCAAAAAAACTCTACGAAAACGTAGAAGGTTTCAATACCGGTGCGACCACGGTCGCTTGGCTCAGCAGGCAGTCGCGTGGAGAAGCAGAGCAACGACTCTGGGACTTGATGATCAAGAACATCGACGCTGTACAAGCATTAGTAAAACGAGTGGGAGAATATGATGAAACTCATAGGATGGTTCGACTCGGCAGCGATATACTGCCTGTATATACTCACCGCGATTGGCGCGAGTTTTGGCGGAGGCCCGACGTTAGGAGTGAGTGCGAAAGAAGATTTGCCGCCGTGGGCGATATGGCTCGCGAGAGGGATGTTCGTCTTAGTTTCCACCCTGGCCAGTTTTGCGTTTTGGCTTCTGAGTCAGAAGGCATCGTAAATAACTCTATAGAGGAGTTTGAATATCATGCAGATATGGCCCGTTGGATGGGGTACGGTAAACGATTTCAGGACTTTAAGATCAATGTCCACATCGCGGGTAAACGCGGTCCAGCCGGTATCCTCGACGTCCTTGGGCGTCTCTCACCAGAGGCGCGAAACTGTATTACTATCGAAAACGACGAGATGTCCTGGGGAATCGAATCCTCACTCGAACTGGCAGACCATCTCGCTTTGGTGCTAGACATACATCATCATTGGATCAACAGTGCCGGAGAATACATCACCCCTAAAGATCCTCGCTTTCAACGTGTCCGTGATAGTTGGCGCGGCGTTCGTCCTGTGGTCCATTATTCCGTCAGTCGCGAGGATGTGCTCATTGATCATTGTAGTAACACTCGCCCGGATTTTCAATCTCTCCTAGCGCAAGGCCACAAGAAGGCCAAGTTACGAGCGCATTCGGACTTCTATTGGAACCGCGCTGTCAACGAGTGGGCCGCTGAGTTTTCTGAGTATGCCGATATCATGTGCGAATCAAAAGCCAAGAACCTGGCACGAGACGATTTTTCTAGTTATGTTTTCAGGTAGTATCCCGTTCCCTGTCGAGACACCTTATGCCATGCGGCCACACATGCGGCCATGGCAACCTGGTGAGCCCATACTCACTGAAGATCGAGACTTCCAAAGATATCAAGACGCCAAACTAGAAAACTATGGGCCTGTCTATGGCGACTCTGCTTCGGTGGACTTGGTATACTCGGCGGTGAGAGCATTACGACAGTTTGATCCCCGGGCGCCTATGATCGAAGGTGACGCACCTGTGTGGCAGTTGACGCGAGCACTACAAGAGGATTTCGTGATATGGGCTCCCAACAAAAACGGTGACCTATCAGCGCAGATCCTGTCGGTGTGTTTGCCATCGGGCTGGGATCCACGCACCAAAGCCAACAAGACCTTCTTGGAAATACACGAACCCGTGCCTGACTTTGAAACAGTCAACAAAGCCGCTGGACACATCGCCAAGATGATCACCACCCGCGGACCTTTCATACGACATGTATGGACCATCGCCAACAGATCGAGATTGGCTCGCCATCCCAGTGTGTGCGAACCCTGGACTTCGGAGACGCTAGATGACATGTGGTTCCGTGTGGAGCGTCAAGTGACCATCCCTGTGGAGGACCGGGCGGCACTATTCTTGATCCGTGTGTATATGGAGCCGTTGCGAGATACCTTCCGGGACGAAGAGAAAAAACAAAAGGTCATCGACAGCATAATGTCAATGACCCCAAACGTCCTAGACTACAAAGGTCTCGGCTATGTGCGAGACTGGTTCCTTAATCGGCGTGTCTAGTCAAGAAGTTCACACGCATCTTGGCGGGTGAGAAGTATTCCGTGACTATCTGTTTGACCGTCTCGATATCGAACTCTTTACAACTGAACACATCAAAGTAAGCGGTCCCGTCGAGCTCCATGAAGTGGCCCGACAGGTTGCTGGTAGTGATCAACTGTAACATGCTGTAACCTTGTTTGGGATCGCCGGGTAACAGATACTCGATGATTGGCTCGCCATGCGCGACCATGTCGATGCGACGGACTAAGTCCTTGGTGAAATTGTAGATGTTTTCTTTGCTGTCGATTCCAGTACACCCGCTACAGTCCAACATCAGGTGATAGCCCCAGTAGGCACTCATTGACTTTCCCTTTCTAATAGTGTTTAATAAAACTATAACGACATTAAGTAAGAATGTTGTTCGACTAATACGAAAGCATTCAATGACTATTTACTCCTCGAGGGTATTGAAAGATTTCGAAAAAGGCTTCATGCTAGATGGCTGGGGGCCGCACCCCGTCCTACATGGTCCATTCCGTGGGCCCGACAACCAAGTCTATTACTACAACCCTTATACCGATCGTTTGGTTGACCCAAAAATTGAATTTTCGCCCAAAATCCCCGAAATCGTTTGACTAGAAAATAATATACGCATACAATGGCACTATGAGATCGTTCCTAGTGCCTTTATTTTTGGTTGCCTTGGTGGGCTGTGCCCAGCATCGTCCCCCATCCAACACCCTCATGGGCATGGCGCCCGATTGCCAAAATCGCGACCGCCAGATACGCTATCTCACCGAACTCAAAAAGTATGAGCCACACCCTAGCGAAGATCCATACCTAGCCGATCGAAAGTTAGATTTCTATATCTCTCGCCTGAAAGGATATTGCCAATGAAGCGTTTTTGGATGGTGCCACTTTTGGCGATCTCCGTGGCTTGTTATGCTGATGATACCCGGCGCATGAGTATAGATGATCTGAACCATTTCGTGCCCGATTGTAGCCGGAAAGAAGAACAAATGACGTGGTTACGGGCCCAGATGCCTTCGAATTGGGAACAGCAACGCGATTCCATGGCCGTTACTAGCATCGGAGGCACTATCTGGTCGTTGATGGATGGGACATATGATGAGCGCAGGAACGTATACGATCGGCGCACACAAGCGGTGATCCGTAGTTATATCCGTGATCTGGAAAATTACTGTCCAAACACGCCAAAACCCGCAGGATGCGTGACCGTCCGTGATTCCACCCAAAATGGGTACAGCCAGGGCCAAAGATGCTACGATGGAAAACGGGCTAAACCCGTCATAGATCGCTGGCAACCCATGGTTGACCAATAAATCATTAAATGCTATTATTACACTATCGTAACCCCTAAAGGAAGATTTGAACATGAAACGTCTTATCCTAGTAACTGCTATCGGCGCCATCCTCACTGGTTGTGGCACCACTGACATCTATGAAAAACGTGCCGAAGACGCACGTGAGCGCCAGGAAAAGGCCGTCGATCGTGCTCTTGACCAAGCACCAAAATGGATGACAGAACTGCCCAAATCCAAAGATGCTGTATATGCGTCAGGGACGGCTACTTCGGGCGATTACAACATGGCCTTGGGCATCGCTCGCACCAATGCGTTCGAAGGCATCTGTATGGCCGCAGGCGGCAAAGTGAAGAGCCAGACCAAAGTATTCCGGACGGATACCGAGCGCACCAGCACCCAGCTCAATACCACGGCCATCAAATCCATGTGCCCTAACGTGGATATCACGGGCGCAGACGTCACTGATACTAAAATGGTTCGCGACGGCACCCGTTTCCGTGCTTATGTGCTAGTAGCACTCCCGATGGGCGAGGCTAATGTGTTGGCGACTACCAAAGAAGCTAACCGCCAGGCTCGTTTGGCTATCACCCGTCGCGATGCTGAGTTCAAAGAATTGGATCAGCAGAAGGAGAAAAGCGAGTAAATCCGCCATAGAGTTTTAGCCAAAAAATGTTGGCTCGGCGCTATGTATGCTATATAATAGTCTAAGTAGCGCCGTTCCAACATTTTTTTTGATCATATAATATGCCACAAGAAAATTACAACGATACCCCGGAGTTAAGCACACAGGACGCAGGTATTTTCGTCCTCATGGGAGACATCAACGAAGAGAATGTCAAACCCGTGATCGAATGGATCTTGATCGAGAATCATGTCCAGAAGACCAAAAAGAAAGAACTGATCCTGATGATCTGTTCGGACGGTGGTTCGGTAGTGGATGGGTTCGCGCTCATCGACGTCATGAACGCCAGCACCATCCCTATCAAGACCGTGGGATTAGGTTGTATCGCTTCATGCGGATTGCTGATATTCCTGGCTGGCACGGCTGGTCGCCGGGTGCTCACCCCGAACACTTCGATCCTAAGTCACCAGTTCTCCTGGGGCACATCGGGCAAAGAGCACGAACTGTTCGCAGTGGTCAAAGAGTATGAACTCACACAAGAGCGCATGCTCAATCACTATCGTGTGTGTACCAACCTTTCTGACGAAAACATCCGCAAACATTTGTTACCACCGCATGATGTCTATCTTAGTGCCCAAGAAGCACTCAAACTCGGACTCTGCGATCATGTCGCCGAAGTCCACAAACGTCGCGTAAAGAAGTGATGTCACTATGCCACCACCCCTGGGTGGGGCTTGACATCAGTCCGCAAGGCGATTTCAAACCCTGCTGTAAATACTCCCACCCTATAGCACACGACCTACAAGGCTATTTCGCCAGCAACGAGCTTGAAGAACTCAAGCAGGCCTTTGAACGAGGTGAACGGCCCGCAGGTTGTGCTCGTTGCTGGCGAGATGAAGATTCCGGCCTGCCCAGCAAGCGACAACTGGACTGGCAGTATGTTTTCCAAGAGCAGGAACCTGATCATGACTATCTCGCGGTGATCAGCTTGCCTTTTGGCAACACCTGTAATCTAGCCTGCCGAATATGTGGTAGCCATGCTTCCAGCAAGTGGGGACAAGAAAGCCGCAAGCTGGCCGCAAACTTTCCCGAGATCAAGATCTACGGTCACCAACGCTACTACCGTGACGACCACTTCATGCGGCACATCAAAGCCTTACTAGAGAAGGTCAAGCACATAGAGTTTCCTGGTGGCGAGCCTTTCCTAGCCGGCAAAGAACAGCATATCGACTTCTTGGATCATATCATCGGTCATGGAGCATCAGAAGTCAGCTTACATTATATCACCAATGGTACACAGATGCCCTGTGCCGAACTATTGGAACGCTGGAGCCAGTTCAAGAAAGTGGATCTCCAGATCAGCATCGATGGCATCTATGGTGTGTTCGAATACAATCGTTGGCCCGCGAACTGGGAAGAAGTCTACATGAACGTCAAGTACTTCAATGATGGACTCCGTTCGGTGTTGCCTAACCTACAGATATCCATAAGCCACAGCGTCAGCGTTTTCACCATCTGGCACCTACCTGAGTTCATAGAATGGTGTAGGCGGGAAGGCCTGCCCGATCCTTACCTCGGATTGGTGTCCCGACCCGAGCAATATTCCATAACGGTATTGCCTGAGGAAGCCAAACAGGCCATCACTGAGCGTTGTCGAGACCCGGCTCTATTGCCTATTTTGGATGCCATGTGGGCCGATGATCACAGTGATAGGCTTGACATATTGATGCGTTATGTTAAAATACTAGACAAACACAGGGATCAGAGTTTCCCTGAGACATTTCCTGAATTATATCAACGGATGGGTGAAAAATGCCAAACTTTGTACCAACTGTATTAGAAAAGACCTCAAACGGCGAACGTGCCTATGACATCTACAGCCGCTTGCTCAAAGAGCGGATTATCATCCTAGACACGGATGTCAACGAACACTCAGCATCGCTACTGGTAGCCCAGATGTTGTTCCTGGAGGCCGAAGACCCCGATTCTGACATCCTGTTCTATATCAACAGCCCGGGCGGGAGCATCACCGACGGCATGGCCATCTATGATACCATGCAGTTCATCAAGCCCGACGTGTCGACCATCGTGATGGGCCAGGCTTGCTCCATGGGTTCATTGCTGGCCACTGCTGGCGCACCCGGCAAGCGACTCATGTTACCGCATGCTCGACACATGATCCACCAACCCTTGGGTGGTGCTCGTGGACAAGCCACTGACATGCTGATCCAGGTCGAAGAGATCATGCGCATGAAGCGTTTCCTGACCGGACTCTATGTCAAGCACAACAGCATCGGCAAGACCTACGAAGAGTTTGTACCCGACATGGAACGCGACAACTTCATGACCGCCGAGGAAGCCTTGGCCTACGGTCTAATCGACAAGATCATCGAGAAAAGAGAAGTATGATAGTGAATCACTTATTCCCCGGAGCAGACTCTTATTTAGAGTATCTACATCAGGACCCAGTCCACGGGATCAGTGAAGATCGACCTGTAAAACGCAGGACCAAAGAAGATCGAGAGATCTTCTTCCGCACAGAAAACCGACTACCTATCGCTGTGCTCTGCGTAGCATATACTCGTGGCTTGCCCGACAAGATCAGCGATATCTTAGACATCGGCTCTGACATCGTGCCCATCGAGCAGGCCACACACGCTATCTTCTATTCTGTGTTCCGCACAGACGTGGAATCTTCTACCAAAAATATCGGTGCTGACTTGGTGTTAGAAGCCGCAGAGATCATACGCGAAAAATATCCCGATATCCGGCATTTCACTACTATGAGTCCTATCCCCACGCTTCGTGAAAACTTTGACGAATGCCCTGATGTCATTGGCTTGCGTGAATTCCTGGAAAACAAGCGAGATCCCGTGGCACGTTTCCATATCTCAAACGGAGCACGTCTATTGCGTGTGATATTGGACGCAGACGACAGCGAAAAGCGTATATCCCAGAGCTGGGGCCATATGGCCAACTACGACTACACGGAAGTCGCACTGAAATAACTGCTACGATAAATACTTGATCTACCAAAAAGGATCAAGTATGCGTCGCGTTCTACTAGCATTAGTATTTCTATTAACTTCCCCGGTCTGGGCTTGGCAACAGCGAGCTCCACTTCCCGAAACAGCCTGTGCTATACACGCACCTTGGGGCACTCCTAAAAGCCAAAAACCATCTGTGACTAACGAATGCCGTGAAGGCTATTATCTTGGGCATGACAATCAAGCCAAGATCCCTGTGTGGGGCGCCTGGCAAGTCCGCCATGATCGCGTGAACGGTTGCTGGCCACGAACAGATGGTTTCACTAGGAACCAATATATCCCTAGTTCTGCCTCTCCACAAGATTATGCCGGCACCGGCTACGACAAAGGTCACTTGGCCAACGACGCACACCAGAGCTGGGCAGAGATGGTGGAATACGAATCGTTCCTGATGACTAACATGATGCCACAGTTGCCCGGACTCAATCGCGGCATATGGAAACTGTTGGAGACAGCCACAGGTGCTTGGGCGTTTGAACGCAAAACTACCTTGATCGTCTATGCTGGCGCCATCTATGACACAGCCACAGATCCCAAGATCGGATCTGGTGTGGTGGTGCCCAAGGGCTTCTTCAAGATCATCGTGGACCAGCGCACCAACGAAGCCTTGGCTTTCATATTCCCACATCGAGAAGATCTTGGTAAAGATCTCGGCCGCGTACAGACTACCATCGCTGACATCGAGCGTTTTAGCGGTATAAACTTCCCGTTATCGCCAGCGGTAAATAAGACAACCAAGGCCCCAATCTGGAACATCGATTACAAGACAGTGGCCGACGACAAGAAAAAGACCTGTAAAAGATAATGAACGCACGAGACTTGTTGGCCCAGACCACACGCTACAACGACACACTGAATCCAGTGGCCTGGCAAGGCACCAGCCTCCGACCTGAGATCCGCGCACACTTGCTGAAAGTAGCGAAGCAGTTCGTGGAGTATCTTGAGATACCGAATTTCCAAGTCCTAGACATAGTGCTGACAGGATCTAACGCCAACTACAACTGGAATCGCTTCAGCGATTTCGACCTACATGTGGTCACTGACTACGACAGCCTACGATGTCCTGACATCGCAGAAAACTTCTACAATGCCAAGAAGAAGATCTGGAACGATGCCCACGACATCATGATCCAGGATCACGAGATCGAACTCTACATCGAAGACGATGACAATCCCCCACACTCGGGTGGCATGTATAGCCTAATGAACGACGAGTGGATCAAAGAACCCCAACATGATGAACCCGAGATCGATGGCCGCGCCATACAACTCAAAGTCAAGTCGATGCTGAACTTGATACGCAAGAGCATGGAGCATGCCGAATCGGCCGACGATTTGAAAATGGTATTGAAGCGACTGCGCGACATGCGGAAAGCCGGACTAGAGTCCGGTGGCGAGTTCGGAGTAGAGAACCTCACATTCAAGACCCTGCGCAACATGGGTGCCATCGACATGATCGCGAAAGCCGCACTGAAATTACAAGATAGAGACCTTACACTATGAAGTTCCGTGAGATAAACAAGAAACTACGCGAAGCACAGTACTACACCTTGGCTGGCAAGCCCATCGAGAAAGATACCGACATCCGTGATGCTTTGAATGACATCTTGGGAGTCACTGGCAACAACAGCGTGGAATCCATGCAACAGGCCGTTGAACTTTTAGCCAAGCAAAAAAACAAGAGTCGTCTCACACGCCAGCTACTCAATGACCTAGAGATGATCGCTCGCAAGTTCCAACTTCCATTGGGTCGTTTCCACTATCTCACACTACAGAAGGCTATCGGAGAAAGTCAGGAAACACGATTCGCCATCCGTGATCGAGAATCCGGTGACACATTGAGCACACACGACGACGAGCAGTCTGCTCGCGACGAACTAGCCGGGCTCGGCAACGAACAAAGCCGATACAAGATAGTCAAGACCGCGAAGCCGACCCGAGACTTTGCCATTAACGAAGAGATCCTAGACGAAGTAGAGATGTCGCCATCGGCATTCCGACGATTCCTTAACAGTCCTGAAGCCGAAGGCATTCGTGCTGGCTTTGAAGCAGAGCTGATATTCCGTGATACCAAAAACGGCGACGATGACGAAGAATATGAACCCGACTACGACACTGACGAGCGTGCTTATAGCATCGAATCGGTGATCGACTTTTTCCAAGGTGGCGATGGCATAGGACGCAACGCTGCCAATCGACTACGCAATAGCATGTACGAAGATTGGCAGGACTGGCAGAGAGAATCATTCTACAATGACTACTGGGACGAGAATGTGTACAACGATTGGGTACAAGACAATATCTGGCCCGATGTCGAAGATGGATACATGGATCGTGCTCGAGAGGAACTGGGCGAAGACGCCGAAGACACAGCAGTAGAAGAACTAGCACGTGATAATTTTGAAACTGATCGCCTTGGTGATTTTGAAAGCCAAGGCGAGTGGTATCAACAGGCCGAAGAAGAGTCCTGGGATGATTTCCGTGACAGCCAAGCCTCGGAAGAAGATTGGCTGGCTGAAAACTATCGCTGGATGAGTGACGTCTCTAACTCCTATGAAGTGGATTGGCCTTACTATCGTGGCGGTGATGGCAACGGCGGAAGCCGAGATTGGGACGATATTGGAAATAGCCTTGAACGTGCAACTGGTCTAGATGTACGTGTGAGCAGTGGCTATCACGGCACCCGTCGTGGCGAATGGTATGTATTGGAACCTGACTCAAGCCTTGATCCCGACGACAGCACAGACTACGGCCTAGAAGTGGTGTCTCCACCTATGCCGTTACCCGAAGCCATAGAACAACTGATGAAGGTCATTGACTGGGCCAATGGTTCCGGTGATGCCTACACTAATAGTTCCACGGGCATACATATGGGTGTTTCGTTGCCATTTAAAGGTGGCGATGTTGATCCCATCAAACTGATCCTGTTCATGGGCGATAAGGATCTACTTGAAAAGTTTGGCCGCTCCGGCAACTACTATACCAAGTCTGCCTATGAAAGACTCACGCAGAAGATCTCCAGCATGAGGAACGCCGGCCCCAAGCAAATCGAGGGTGTGATGGAACTGATGAAATCTAATCTCATCGAACTCGCAGATCGTGAATTACAGCGTGGTGTGTTGGGCGACAAGTATATGAGCGTCCATCCGCACGATGGCTATATCGAATTCCGCGGCCCCGGCGGCGATTATCTCTCTAAGGAAAGCGAGATCGACGGCATACTAGAAAACACTATGCTAAGATTAGCATATGCCATGAGCATAGCCGGCAGACCCGATCTATATAGAAAAGAATACGCTAAGAAACTCTACAAAGTCTTGACCAAAGACGACCCCAACAATCCTTTCATGCAACTGTTCGCTAACTATTCCGCAGGTGATATCACCGGTGAAGAGCTCAAGCGCCAGTGGGCCGAGACTGTGTTGCGTGCCAAGCAAGGTGACGAGGATGTTCCAATCGACGTCGAGAATCCGCAGGCCACAGAGCCAAAGAAACAGATCAACCGTCGTGCTGAGTTGGCCAAGCGTGTGACTCGTAGCACCAAAGATGTGGGTGAGCAACTGTGGCGTGTGAACCTACACAGCAAATACAAGTTCGTCACGGCCCGTAGCCAAGCCCAAGCCATCCAGACAGCCGCCATGATCGACAGCGACTTTGGGCACGAGGATGCCCGTGCTAGACTGGCCACTGACGATGAAAAAATGTATTATAAGCAAGATCAGGAACGTGAACAACAGCGTGCCGCCCAACCACAGGGCGAGTGGACAGGCCAATGGCTGATCAAGAATGCTGACGGCCGTGTGCTACACAGATTTGGTGGCATAGGCAACAGCCAGCACGATGCTAACAGATTTGCCGCTGGCTGGTTAGGACGCAACCACCCCGAGTTAGCCGGACAAGAAGTCGAAGTAGTGCCGGAGATGAGGTAATGAGGGCCGGCGAGTTCCTACGAGAGATAGGTGATCGGCCTAGCGAATACGAACCCAATCGTCGCAGGCGGCGTAGCCTGTTCCATGCCACAGTAGACGGCCAATGGGTGGATGTTTTCTTTGATCGTAGCCCTATAAATGACAGTCTACAGATCACATTCACAGTGAATCAAAACTACGAAGCACCACCCCGGGCCACAAAAGCCAGTGGATCGGTGATACGCATCCTCAGCACAGTGCTGAAGATCGTCCGCGAACAGTTGCCCCAGTACATGAAATCAGCACGACCGCCTAAGGTCACATTCACGGCCAAAGGTGCCAGCCGCATCGAGCTGTACAAGCGATATTTCGTGCCAGTGATCCAAGACATCTTGGGCGATCGGTGGCAACTGGAGATCGTACCAGGAGACATGACTGTATTTGTCTGGGAGCCCAAGCGATGAGAGCCAGTGAATTTGTTCGCGAAGTCAACTACCCCGACGAACTCACTGTCAGTGATCGTATCCAACAGTATTTCATACAGCGTGGATATAAACTCATTGGCGAGGGGAGAGATCAAATGGCTTTCCTGAGTCCTAGACAAACAGTGGTCAAAATACTGGGTACCGGCGAATCCGAAAGAGAAGACATAGTAAAAAGATATGTAGACTTTTTTGTCCGCAACCAGCGCAATCCTTACTATCCAAAGATATATAATTCTGGAGAATTCACTGTAGACGGAGAAACATATTTTTTGTATGAAATGGAATATCTACCAAACTATCTATCCAACGACGATGACATCTTAGACTACATCGAAAAATTGATGTCAGCTATTGATAGAGATCGAGTAGGCGAATTCCAAGACAAAAACAAAATACCCGCAGGACTAAACCCCGACGAAATAACCGGGTTGATTATGGCCACCGACGAACTAGTGGCCGCTTTGGGAGGTTGGGCACCATTGGACCTATCTAATGTGGAGAACCTAGCTCGAAGAGCCGATGGACACATCGTCATACTGGATCCTTTTAGCCTATGAGAGCAAAAGAATTTATCAACGAAATCAGCGATGAACAGTTAGAACGCTATCTAAGTCGTGCTGGCCGTCAAGTTGACGCAAGATTAGAACGCATGGCTCGTGTGCGTGATAGACTTAACAAAGGTTATGAAATATATCATGCCAAACACCCTACTAAAATAGTCCACAAGTTCGAAGCCAATACACCTGCGGAAGCCCAACGCTATTACGCTGACTATATTGCCAACTATGAAAGCGATGTAGACTACGATTTAAGACTACGTCGTGCCACTGGTATTATGGAATCTTTGGATCAACCTTACCCTATCAAATGGTCGAAGAGCGATGCCGACGAAAGTGTAGATGCGCTGGCTCGCTTGCCTGATGGATCAAATTTGAGCATCATGTTTAACCAGGATTATGATGACAATGGCCAAGGCATTTACAGTGTGGAGTTTTGGCGCGACAACAGTCAAGAAGTCACAGGCGCAGGCGATGCTCAGCGTGTGTTTGCCACAGTACTAGCGGCTATCGCACAATTCATTGAAAAAAGAAAACCCGAGCAATTATATTTCAGTGCCAACAAAGATGTTGAGCCTGGACAAAAGGCTGGCAGTAGATCAAATTTATACACAAGTTTGGTCCGTCGTTATGCCAGTGCCATGGGCTACGAAGCAGACATATCAGACTTTGCTGGTTCCACTACTTACAAATTATACCGACTCTACGAGCAAAGTTCAATCGAAGAAAACTTTGCTGATGGCAAGGTCAAAGGTAAAAGCCGTCCTGGACGTGTAAAACGTGCAGGTGCTAGTTGTGCCGGATCAGTAACTGATTTAAGAGCCAAGGCTCGTAAGTACGGTGGAGAAAAGGGCAAGATGTATCACTGGTGTGCTAATATGAAGGCTGGGAAGAATAAGTAATAGTATGCGAGCACAAGAGTTTATCATAGAAGAACAGTTAGACGAAGGTTGGAGAGAACAACTGGCCAACCTAGCCATGGCTGGAACTATCGCTGCCACAGGAACTGGGGCATTGATGGCTAAACAAGCACTGACTTCTCCTAAGCAAGCACCACAGGCCGCGGCCGCAGTGACAGCACCTGCTCCAAAGCAAGATGTCAAACCTGTCACACAACCCGCACCCAAGACCTCGGTGGCCAAAGCTGGTCAGACCAAACCCAAAAAAGTAGACGTCAAACCCATTACCGGAAACAAACTAGAGTATGTCTTGCTAAAGACAGCCAAGGATTCAGGAATCAAAGGCACAGAGCTCGCGGCCTTCATGGCACAATGCGCCCACGAAACACTGGACTTCAAGACACTACGCGAGATCGGCGGTAGCCTAGATTTCCGTAAGTATGATCCAAAGCATGCTCCTAAGAAAGCTCGTGCTTTAGGCAACAAGTATGCTGGCGATGGTGCTAGATACAAAGGCCGCGGATACATACAACTCACTGGTAGAGACAATTACCGTCGTGCCGGTCAAGAATTGAATCTTCCACTAGAGAAGCATCCTGAGCTCGCAGAGAAACCAGAGATCGCTGCACAGATCGCTGTCTGGTTCTGGAAACATCGTGTACAACCAAACGTGGATAATTATCACGACGTTACGGACGTGACCAAGCCCATCAATCCAAGTCTCAATGGACTACAGGATCGCAAAGAAAACTTTAAGAGTTATATGCAAGTGGCAATGAAATAAACGACCCCAAAAACTCCCCTTAAAAACCCTTGTAAATCAAGGGTTTTTTTGTGGCTTTTTTACAACAGATTCTGGTTGACCCGAAATTCCCATTTTCGTACAATATTGACATACAGTAAAAAACAGGAGTAAACATGACAGCCGAAGACATCATCCGTGAGATCAAATACAATGGTTTCACTAATAATGAACTCAACGCTATCGCTCAGGCCATCACTTTCGCCCGTGCTCAATTGACCCACGAGGTCAAGCAAGACCTGCGTCCCGGCGTCCGTGTCTATTTTAAAGACCGTTACGGTAGCCGAGTCACTGGTGTCGTGGAAAGTGTGAAGATCAAGAAAGCCATCGTGGGCTGTGGTAGCATTCGATACAATGTGCCCATCAATATGCTGGAGTTTCAATGAAAACTAATGTCCTGAAAACTCGTGTCCGTGAGACCTTTGACATCTCGAACAAGAAGCACATCAAGATCGCTCGCGATTTTTTCGAAAACGGTAGCTGGGGTGTGAGTGGGTGTCCTTTTAAGGCCGAGTTCCCATACCAATCTGTACCAAACATGATCAAGACCCAGATCGTATACAAGTTTCTAAAGATCGATCAAACGGTTGACCAGAAAACCAGAATCTTTTAAAATAATGGTAACGCTGACAGATCAAAAGGAGGTCATATGCGTTGGTTCGTAGTAGTATTCGCCGCAGTAGCTCTCCAGGCCTGTGGCACCGTAAAAGGCACCGCGACTGGTTTCGTGAATGGGCTCGGACAAGACGTCTCGAGCGTGGGCAACTCTCTCCAAAAGGTAGGGAAATAAAATGATTAGATTCGTAGCCGGTATCATCGTAGGTATCGTGATCTGTACGATTGGGTTTTCTGGCGTCGCCAAACTACTTGACAATGGCGTACAGACTATCCAATCCAAGAGCAAGGAACTCGCCCAGTAATTTTTGGGCATAAAGAATCCAAAAAGTGGTTGACACCAAAATCAATTTCAACTACAATATGGATATGCTGTCAATGACGGCATGTGTTTGTGTAAACTTCAATCAATCAAAAGGAGTCTTAAATGACTAACAAACTGTTCAAAGTTGGTGGTGTTTCTAAATCTGCTGGTGGCATCTACAAAGTTCGTTTCGCCACTGACATGACCCGTGTCAAAGTGTTGGCCAAGACTGATAGCGATATCAATCTTGTTGAACTGCCTGCTGGTATGACCAAAGGCGACTTGGTCAAGCATCTCAAAACCACTGACCTCTACTCTAAGGCAGAGTTCAAAGAGGCCATCGACAACGCCGATGCCAAATACAACGGCGTAGTCAAAGCCAAGGCAACCAAAGTCAAGGCCAAGCCTTCGATGGATGCTATCAAAGCTCGCGTCGCTGACGCACAAGGCGAAGCCGCTTAACAGCACTCGCTCCAACCAAAAGGCACCTTCCCTATAGGTGCCTTTTTTTATGGGTATAAGATCTGTGGGATAAGTATCATTGCGACAACAGTCGCGCTCGTGTTTTACACACATACACACACAGAAAGGAGTTAAACCATGAGCAAAACACCCTACGAGGTCCGCCTCGAGCTTCTCAAACTGGCAAACGAAATCCTACAGACCCCGGTCTTCCAACAACGGGAGGCACTGAGAGAAGAATTCCATTCTAAACTCACAGACGCCAATCGTGGATCCTTGCCTTATCCCACACTTCCAGACTTCCCTACAGCCAACGACATCGTGGCCAAAGCCGAAGAGCTCAACCGTTTCGTCAGCCAAACCTGATGATCCTGTGAGCAGGGAGGAAGGCACCTTCGGGTGCCTTTTTGTTTGGCTGTGATATTAGCGCAGGCTATTAGTCCCATAGGAAAATAAAATGGAAAATGACTGAAAAATAGTTGATTTCTATTATAAATATCTGTACAATAACGCAACGCAACAAAACATCTTGGAAATCGAAATGCCCAAGTATGTTATCTTTACCTCAACGAAAAAGGAAAAACCGATATGTCTATTATTAATCAAGCAGTACCCGAGTTTAAAACACAAGCCTACCATAATGGCAAGTTCGTGGAAGTCTCTAGCGAGTCGATCAAAGGCAAGTGGAATGTGTTCATTTTCATGCCTGCGGCATTTACATTTAACTGCCCAACAGAGATCGAAGACGCCGCTGATAACTATGCCGAGTTCCAGAAGATGGGTGCCGAAGTCTACATCGTCACAACTGACACACACTTCAGCCACAAAGTATGGCACGAAACATCGCCTGCTGTTGGCAAGGCCAAGTTTCCTCTCGTAGGCGATCCCACACATACAATGACACGTGGTTTTGGTGTACACATCGACAGCGAAGGTCTCGCACTCCGCGGCACATTCGTCGTGAACCCAGACGGTATCGTCAAGACAGCCGAAGTACACTCAAACGAGATCGCTCGTGACGTACAGGAAACTCTACGTAAACTAAAGGCCGCACAATACACAGCCGCTAACCCAGGTCAAGTCTGCCCTGCTAAGTGGAAAGAAGGTGCCGCAACATTGACACCAAGTCTTGACCTCGTAGGTAAGATCTAATTATGCTATTGGACCAGACTATCCGTAGCCAACTCGAGCAGTATCTCAAACTGCTCGAGGGTCCTGTTGCCATCACGGTGCGTGCCGGCTTAGACGAGACTAGCCAAGCCATGTTAGATCTCTTACATGAGATCGCAGGTATGACAGACTTGATCACCATCGAGCCAGGCCAACTGCCTCGCACCCCTAGTTTCCGTGTGGGAGACCGCATCACATTCGCAGGTGTGCCCACTGGACACGAGTTCACTAGTTTGATCTTGGCCTTGTTACAAGTCAGCGGACGTAAACCCAAGATCGACGACAAAGTCATCGAACAGATCAAAGCCCTGCGTGGCGAGTATCGTTTCGAGACTTACATCAGTCTCACTTGCCATAACTGCCCCGATGTAGTCCAGGCACTCAATACCATGGCTGTGCTGAACCCTGGCATCACTCATACTATGATCGACGGTGCGGCTTTCCAAGAAGAAGCCACCAACCGCAACATCATGGCTGTGCCTAGTGTATGGCTCAACGGTGAATCGTTTAGATCAGGCCGCATGACCATCGAAGAGATCCTGGCCAAGTTGGGATCAGCCGCAGATGTTTCAGACATCGACGGTCGTGAATATGATGTGCTTGTAGTAGGTGGTGGCCCTGCTGGAGCATCGGCTGCTGTATATGCGGCTCGCAAAGGCATCCGTACTGCCATCGTAGCTGAACGCTTTGGCGGACAGGTCATGGACACCATGGGCATCGAAAACCTCATTGGTACCAAGTACACAGAAGGTCCTAAACTCGTGGCACAGTTAGAAGAGCATGTCAAAGAGTACGACGTAGATGTGTTCAACCTACAGCGTGCCAAAAAGATCGAGAAGAACGGCCAGATCAAGGTGGAACTAGAATCAGGTGCTACGCTAAAATCAAAGACAGTGATCATCGCTACTGGTGCCCGCTGGCGTAACCTAGGCGTTCCCGGCGAAGAGGAGTTTAAGAATCGCGGCGTGGCCTACTGCCCACACTGTGATGGACCACTATTCAAGGGCAAGCATGTTGCTGTCATAGGTGGTGGTAATTCCGGTGTAGAAGCAGCCATCGACCTAGCAGGTATCGTAGGTCATGTCACTGTGTTTGAATTTATGCCCAAACTCAAGGCCGACGCTGTACTACAGGATCGACTCAAGAGTCTGCCTAATGTCACTGTCCGCACCAATGTACAAGTCCGAGAGATCAAAGGTGACGAACGTGTGACGGGTATCACTTATGTGGAACGTGACACTGATACCCAACAGCACTTGGCCTTAGAAGGTGTGTTTGTACAGATCGGTTTAGTACCCAACACTGACTGGTTGGAAGGTGCAGTGGATCGCACTCGCTACGGTGAGATCATCACCGACGGACACGGCGCTACTACTATGGAAGGTGTTTTTGCCGCGGGAGATTGTACCAATGTTCCGTATAAGCAAATCATCATTTCCATGGGTTCGGGCGCTAATGCCGCTTTAGGTGCTTTTGATTACATCATCCGAAATTAGTCATTGACAGCATGGCTCTAAGTCTGTAAACTTAGAGCCATGCTATACCGTTTTTGTGACCGAGTTTTCGAAGAACCTTACAAGCCCTATTACGATGCTTACCGCGGACATGTGTTCCGCATCTGCCACTACCATCCCGAAGATGAGATGGGTGGGCATGTCTGGTTGATCTGTGACGACGATCCCGAAGTCAAAGTACAAGGTTATGTCCATATCGTGGATCTAGTCGAGGTAAAGCAACAAGAAAGTTTATAATAACATTATGTCAAATTTAATTCTCGCTCTCCTGATCATTGGGCTACACGCTTATTGGATTTATAAAGTAGCAACGTATGACTGGAGCAAGTTTGATGAAGACTTCAAAGGCGATGATTTTCTAAAGCCTTACGAATAAGATAAAAAGGAAAAACACATGGGATTCAATCCGTTCAGCAAAAAGAGTTGGAAAAAGGTAGGCAAGTCCATCACCGATGGGGCCAAGGATGTAGGCAACGCAGTGGTAGATGCTGGCAAGGACATAGGCAAAGCGTTCACAGATGCCACGGACACAGTAGAGGATGTGGTCAATGATTGCGCCAAGACGCTCAACAAGACCGCAGACCAGATCGCCAAGGAAAGCACCAAGGCCATCAACGACATCACCAAGACGGTGCTGAAGCCTGCTGAGCAAGCCGCTGTTGACACCTACAACGATGCTGCCAAGAAAGCCAACTATGCCAGTGATGAATTCGTCGCCGGATTGAAAACCGCTGGTAGTGCGATCGAAGATGGTGCTGTCATGGTTGGCGACAGTTTAGTTGACATGGGCGAATACCTTGCTGAAAACGCATGCCTGATCGGCGTCAGTAGCGCCATCACTGGTGCCTTTGCCGCAAGCCTAAACAACCCAGCCACCGAAGGTGAAACCACTGCCATGTTCGCACCAATGTGCGCCGCAACTGCTACTGCTATGGCCAAAGGTGCGCTGACCCGCACAGTGGTCATGACTCAATGTAATGCTTGCTCATCATTCTTGGTTGATATGATCTGGCACATTCCCGATGTTAGAAAAGGTGTAGGTGAAAAGCACAAAGATGATCTCATCGCCGCTATCACGTTTGTTATGAGTCAAGCAGTTATCAAGACACCATATGCTTGGTTGAGCCCACAGACTGCTTCATTGATGCTGTCAGGTATCGTTGGCTACATCGCCAGCAACTTGATCTGTACGGGCAAACTACCCAAAGTCAGTTGACTTTCGGACCGATGGGTGTATAATAAATAATAGTATCGCTGTATGAAGCGAAGCAAAATGTGTTCTGGACGCGGGTTCGATTCCCGCCCGGTCCACCAAAAGAAAATTTAGCGGGTCCGCGGCCCGGGCATAACCAGAAATGGTTGCCACTGTGAAAGGTTCTAAGTTTTCTTCTGATGGGCCGGACCTGGTTTCGACAGGGCAAGGAGTAGCGGAGTGGACAGCGCGGTAATGTGAAAACCGTAGGGTTGGGGTTTCCTGGCCGAAGAAGCAAAACAAGTAACTGCAAACGACAGTTCATTCGCTATCGCCGCTTAAGGCATAGCTGAGGTCTTTTTCCGGTTCTTCCTTATCACCCAAAGAACCGGGCCTTATCTTTATGCTCCTTTCGAATAGGCAAACTTCAATGGAAAAAGAATTTAATCTAGACTTGTCAAACTCTAAGGGTTGGGGGAAAAAAGACTTTGATCCCGATCTTCCGTCTGAACATGGAGAAATACTCACAGACGAAGACCTTGAACTCTTATCAACGACCTACGGTGATTTTTGCCCTTATCCAATAACAGGTACAAAAAGAAAACACCGTGCTCTTGTCAAGATGAACCCAAACAATTCTAAAACAGCGATTTTCTTGCACGGCGGTGCTGGAAGGATCTTTGCTGTCGACACAAAAATTTATCCTCGAGGTATGATATTGCCTATGAATCTGTTCGCTCGTTGGCCCGACGATATCAATCTTGTAGTGATAGATTTTGACCACGGACTCGGCTGGGCCTGGACTAGGGTCACAGAAAATTTAAAATTTAAAAATCTTCCATGGGATAAATTATCCTACGTGGCAGATAAGGCGCCCGATACCCAGCAAGGAAGATTGTTAAGTGCCTACCGAGATTTTTTTATGATTTTAGAGCAGATTAAAAATCTAATGGGAGAGAACAATCAACTATGGACTATTGGGCATTGTAATGCCTGTGAATTCCTGGCTAGGTTTTACGATACGATAGAAGATCATACAAAAATCTCTGGAATGATTTTGGCCAGTCCGAGCTGGAGAAGCACCTGGAGATATTGCCTTGACAAATTGCAATATTTCCAGAAAGAAGTAGAGATACCATTAATGACTGTGCAACATATCAGAGATCGAGCGTTAGTCACTGACGAATTAATCGCTGTCACGATTTTAGAAAGATCAGGGGCCAAGGTCACAAAATACTTACCCATCGACGGTGGCATTGACCCCGGGCTTCCCCATTTTTCAATGGGACATCATGGATTCCGTGGGGTCGAGGATGAATTGATCTCCGGAATCACTGATTTTATAAGAGCGAACTAAATTTGATTTCAGTTATATCGGTTGTACTACTAGGGCTACTCGTTGGTATCCTGCTGGGATTGTTTTCTGTCTTTCCGATATATTTCGCTGGCTTCTTAGTGTATGCCCTACATAGTTTCTGGCCCCCAGAGCTCTTGTTGGTGTTCTGGGCTACTGCCGCGATCGGTAGCCAGTTCTTTGGTTCAGTGAGCACCATCACGCTCGGCATACCGGGCGAAGCATCTAGTCTAGTATACATCAATGACTTGAAGTCAATGACGCTAGAAGAACGCAACCGTTTGCTGTATCAGACTGCTAAAGGTAGTCTTTTCGCAGGAGTGGTGGCATTAGCAGTAGTATGGTCAGCGTATCATTGGCTGTCGGGGATGAGCCATGTCTTGGCCAGCGTCAACTTCACACTAGCGATATTCTTGATAGTGGTTTCGTTATTCGCGGCCACGGATCGTCGTCCTTTGATAGCATTGTTCTTATTGTTAGTGGGCATAGCGTTAGGACCAACTAATAACTATGCCTTGCCGACTTGGTGGTATCAGATACAACAGTTGTTCGAAAACACTTCGTTCTTCCTTTTAGTCGCAGGGCTAATGATCATACCAGATCTGATCTTCGATCGTTTACACGCAGACGGCAAGGCACCGACACATTATCAAGCCAGTGCCAGCGATGACCGCACCTGGTGGACTATAATCAAAAGCACGGTCATAGGACTTTTCGCTGGTAGCGTGCCTGGGCCTGCGGCAGAAACAGCGTCAGCGGCCGCATATCATGCCCATAGACGGCAAGGTGTGTTCCAACAAGTAGTGGCCGCCGAGACAGCGAACAACCCCGGGGTGGTCATGATGTTCTTACCGTTCTTCGTGATGGGTCTGCCTATCACCGCTTCGGCATTGATCATCAGCAACGTGATGGATATCAAAAACGTAGATATACCTACACTGGCCGCACAAAGCAGTCATTATTTTTCTGGATTGACTGTGTTTGATACCGTGATAGCGACAGCGATGTTAGCTACTGTCTTTTACTTTTTGCTCAGCACGAAGTTCATCGATATCTATGTTTCCGTGGTCAAAAGGCTGTACGGAAAGAGCAAATGGTTGTTATTCGCGATCATCTCCGCAATGGTCGTGGCAGATATGTATTTCAACGAGACCACTTTACTGATCTATGTATCGTTATTGGTTTTTTTCACCGTGATAGGGACCGTACTTAAATACTTTAAAGCGAATCCCATATTGCTTATCTTTGGTATAATGTTCGGTGACAGACTCATCTGGACCGTGCTACAATTCTACAATATATATTTTTACTAAAAGGAACCCCGATGTTCAAGAAAACCATCCTCGCTGTGGCAATGATCACTGTCGCTTCTCTGGCCCATGCGAAAGAGACCATCACGGTGATCAACCCCAGCAACAAAGCGAGCCCGGCCACTGTGTTCGCTAAAAGCTACGAAGACGCTTTGCGCAAAAACGGAAAATACGACGTAGAGTTCTATCAAGCCAGTTCGTGCGCCGACGCTGACTCCAAATATAAAAGCACCAAGAATGCTGTCATGGTCTACAACGCAGACGTGGCTATCGCTGCCAAGAACAAAGATGTGTCTTGTGAGTTCAGTGCTACACCTAACAACACCACGCTGATCACCAAGAGCTATCTCAAGTTCTGCCGGAAGCCCGGGAACAAGAAAGGGTTCGGCGATGAACCTACTACGGTAGGCATCGCTTCAGTGATCCTCAGTGACGGACTGTTCGAAGACCTCAATGGTGGCAAACGTAAATTACGTGGTGTGCCTTATTCCGGTTCCAAGACCGTGTTGGCCGCTGTGTTAGCCGGTGACATCGACTACGGCATCATTGGCGCAGGCGTAGTGAACGAACCTGAGAAGCGTGGGGAGATCGAATGTGTGTATGATTATGACCCACGTTCTCCTAAGTTCATCGGCAATACATTCAAGGGCATGAAGGTACCTACATTACCGATCATCCAGATGATCCATACCAATGGCAACGGTGGTGTGAAGAAAGCAGTAGAAGCGGCCGGACAAGACAAAGACTTCTTGGCATCTATCGAGCAGAACGGTTTCGCTGATACCAAGTCTAAGAGCATCGCAGGCAAAGACGTGAACTCAGTGAGAGAGCATGTCGATAACGTCTACAATCATTACTGGAAAAAGAAGTAAACCGTAGCCAATAAAAAAGCCCGCTTAGGCGGGCTTTTTCATGATCTCAAAACCTAATTAGGCATTCTTGATCTTAGCTACAATATCAGCATATTCCTCGAACTGCTCGTAAACAGGTTGTACAGCAGCCTTGAATTCAGCGATAGCTTCTTCGCTCCACTCAATGACTTCGATACCTTCTTGGGCGCAACGCTCAACAGCAGCAGCACCGTCTACTAGGCTCTCGTGGCGCTCTTCCTTGGCAGCGATCTCGGCGCACTCACGCAGGATCTCTTGCTGCTCAGTTGTGAGCTGGTTCCAAACTTTTTCACTGATGATGATGCTTGTCAGGAACAAAGCATGCTCGGTATTAGCGACAGTATTTGTTACCTTGTTTACATTGCTACGGAAGTAACGTGGGAACACGTTCTCGCCGCCTTCGCACTCGCCTGCTGTAACAGAATCAGCGAATCCGTCAACACCTTTGGGGAAAGGATTAGCACCGATGGCTTCGAATGTAGCTTTAGAAACAGGGCTGTTGCCACAACGTAGTGTCTGGCCTTTCAGGTCATTGATGCTTTCGGCACGCTTGTTAACGGCCATCATCTTATAACCACCTGAGTATGTAAATGCCAGGCCACGTGTGCCCGATGTCTCAGCTAGGCTGCTCATCAACTGCTGACCAACTTCGCCATCAAGAACGCGAGCGGCGTGCTCATGGTTCTCAAACAAGAAAGGCATGTCAAGTACGAAAAAGTCTTTATTTACATGACCCAGTACTGTGGAATATGTCTGGCTCATTTCAATGGCTCCGCTCGACAACAGTTTCAGAAAACCAAAGTTGCCAACTTCTTTACCATTATTGTATTGCTGTTCCCATTCTTTCTTACCTAATACTTCGATTTCGATCGCACCGTTAGTTTTTTCTTTAACAGCACGAGCAAAAGCATTGGCAGAACGAAGGAAAAGATCGTAAGGTATATGCGCAAGTACCCAACGAAGTTTCAAAGGTTGTGTCATTTTTATTTCTCCTAGGATTTAGGGATCGAAAGATCCTTAGTAATATTTATCTGATTTGAGAGTTTATGTTGGTTTTTGGCGTCTAACCAAAAACCAACATAGAGAACGATTTAGGCAGGAACGTAAGGAGCCCAAGCACTCGGGCCAGAGCCCGCTACTCCAATACTGCGATTGTCATGCAACAACTTAACCAGATTACCTGACGAATCTACGATCTCGGTCCTTGATTTAACATTGTTGTTTTTGTTCCACTCGAAAATATGATCTTGCCAAAATGAGGCATTCAACTGATCCTGATATCTAGTCTCGGCGTCTTCTACTGTGGGAATATTTGTAGAAGTGATGGTATATACCCATGTTCCGTCGGATTCTTGAGTAGTTGTTCTGCTAACAAGGTGGAAATCATAGTTATGCTTCAACGATATTGAAGCCTTCATTTCTGCGAACCGGCCCAATAGAGAGGCATTTTCTGGTGCGGTTTCGAAAAATAAATTCTGTGTCTGGTTATAAAATTTACTAATTAGAGAGTATGTCATTATTATAAATCTCCTTAGGCAACTTGCTCTAATGATGCAGTAGGCACGAACAAAGATAAGCCATCGGCATTGTATACTCTTGTGAATGCGGGGTTATTCGTCTGTTCAGCTGACTCAAAAGGCGTATCTTTTTCGACGTTGAAAAATTTTATATCCAATGGATCCAGCGTTCTTTTTGCTAAGACTTGTTCTTTTAATTTCCAAGGCATGGGGGTAATCCTTTGATCAAAGTATTTTACTCAATTATTTATGAAAATCTTTGTCTAAATCGCAAATTACTAAAGCTGTAGTCTTTTTTCCTACTCGCTTATTAGATCAATGTTATCACCAGAAAAAGCCGTATCTACGACTAGTCGTAGATAGGTAAGTTGAAAAAAGCAGAAATCACTTCTGCTTGTTCCGGGGATAGTTTAACTGTTCCCATTCTTCGTCCGTGACGGGCCACCAATTGGTCATAGCCATCCTTTGCTCCTTAAGAATTTGTCGATGTCCTTGACAGATTCCGGGTTCACCCCTTCAAAGAATCGGTCCATTTCACTCTGCGTCCAACGACGCATGAAATCATCTAACCATTTTAACAGCATTCGCACTTCTCCGAAATAACACGCCTAGCCGCTTCGTGTTTGCCAGCTCGAGAAAGTTCAGCGGCTGCACGGGCCCGGGCCATGCTTTCAAAAAAGCAAGCGATAGATTTCAATATTTTTTTCATTTTCTTTTTCCTCGTGAGATTTTTGTATAGGGCAGAAACTCATGGTTTCTACTAGTATTTATGCTGTAGCGCAACATTACTAATGGTTTCTATTGAGTTTCGCGGTTGACCAATAATTCCCATTTCCATACAATGTAGGCATACAGTAACTACTAGGAGCCACAGTATGTCTAAGAAACACTTTGAACTGCTCGCCCGATACATCGACTCGATCCTGGACCCACATGCTCGCTTGCAAGCGGCCATCGCTGTGGCGTCAGCCTGCCGAGAAGCCAACAGCCGCTTCGATCAAGATCGCTTCTTCTACGCCTGCGGTGTGGGCCCAAAACCCCAAAAATAAGGGCGGTTGACCAGAAATGGCCATTTCGGTTATAATATAAGCATACAGTAAACGAACGGAGCGAAGATGAAGATCCTGATCACCACACAATATCGCGAAAACTACGGTACCGCCGAAGAGCCTTACTGGAAGTTCAAGGGCGGCGAGGACTACTTCATCCTGAACGTGGACCCGTGTACCCGGGCTCCTGGGCTCTTGGTCGAGCAGGTGCGTGGCCAGATCGAGTATTCGGGTGAGTTCACCGAAGAGTACATCCTGGACTGGGAGTTGGTGGCCGATGACTATGTCACCGACTTCGAGCGTAGCCAACTGGAATACGAAGGTTCGATCCAGTACCCCGCTAAAGTTATTGAATTGGAGGCAGCATGATGACCGCACCTGAACTGCTGAAAAGAGAGATGCCCTTGTATCGTGAATGCGAGGCCAATGTGCGAGCGTTTGGATACCAGCCCGGCACACAGGAGTTCCGCGAGGCTTTGGCAATCGAGATCCAATTCTATAGACAATTCGTAGGAGAAGTTCGATGATGACAGCAAAAGAATGGCAAGAGTGGCTGGCCCGGACCTGGAAAGAATGTCAAGATCGAGCATGGAAGGAATCCAAGTGAGCATCTCAGCAATGAAGCAAGCATTGGACGCTTTGAAGTGGATAAACGATGAGCAGGCAATCATAAGTTATGAGGCAGTTACCGCACTACGCCAAGCCATCGCAGAGGCAGAGAAGCAAGACGGATGGATATTGCGTGAGGTTTACTTTGAGGACGGCGAACCGATAAGTCACCGTGAACCACAACCTGTACACGCCAGCGACATATCGCAAGAACGTGTCGATGAAACGGCAAAATGTGGACATGAGCCTGTGGCGTGGATGTATGAAACTGGCACTTTTTGGGATCGCACACCGCACTGGCGTTTTCTTGAGTCTGCTGAGCAAACAAAAGGTTTGCGAACAGTTCAGGCACTTTACACCGCACCACCAAAGCGTGAATGGGTTGGGCTGACGGATGAGGAAGTGTTCTTGATACGGGAATATCCAGAATGCTGTGAAGTTTCAATACGAAACGCAGAAGCCAAACTAAAGGAGAAGAATACATGACAGACCGTGAACTAATGCAGATGGCGTTGCATACGCTTGAGGGTTGGGATAACTATGGCGAATGGGTGTGGCCTGAGTCGGCACTTGAGAGTTGCAAACAACACACCGACGAAACACTTGAAGCCCTGCGTGAACGACTAGCGCAGCCTGAGCGTGAATGGGTTGGGTTGACGGATGAGGATATAGAAGCTATATACGAACAAGAAAGCAGCGCAGATATTGTGCTTCTAACGCAAGCCAAACTAAAGGAGAAGAACACATGAGCATCAAAGCAATGGGGCAAGCCTTGGAGGCCCTGCGATCGTTTTCTCCCTATGATGGCCGCAACCTCTGGATCCAAGAACCCGAAGTGGATGTGGATGCGGCCGTGATGGCACTGGTCCGAGCCATCGAAGCGGCATTGGAAAAGGAGAAGAACTCTTGAAAAAAGACCTCCAAGCATTGTTGATCGGCATGGTGTTAGGGGTGGTGTTGATCCTGCCTTCTTGGTTGCGGATCGAGACCGTGAACTGGGGACCCATCATCGGTACAGCGATAGCCATAGTGGCCATCTTGTTCGCCGTGTTCCTCGGCTACATCATAGGTCACAGCGACGCCAAGGAAGGCAAATGACAGAAGAAAAATATGATGTAGTGCTCGATACACTACAAGAAAAGAGAGATCGACTCTGGAAGATGACTGAACGGAACATGACCTCAGAGTATATTGGTATGGGCGTCATGGATGATATAAGATTATCTCAAATCCGCCAGTTGGATATCGCCATGAGGATGTGGCGAGAAAGATTGGAGAATATCAATGAGCGATAGATTATGAGCATCTCAGCAATGAAGCAAGCATTGGAGGCTTTGGAGTCATGGCAAAAGACTTGCCTTGATGTTGGCAGAGCAAGCGATGAACTTGGTAGAGCAACAAAAGCCATACAGCCACTACGCCAAGCCATCGCAGAGGCAGAGAAGCAAGAGCCTGTGGCGTTTGTATCTGGTTATTACGGAGGACAATGCGTTATTTTGCCTATATACAAAGACAAATTGTTTAGTCCAGGAACAGCACTCTATACAGCACCTGTACACGCCAGCGACATAAGCCAAGAACCTGTCGATGAAACGGCAAAACGTGAACATGAGTTTGAGGAAATGGTCAAGCGAGGCACGAAGGCTTGGGCCGATACGCCTGATGACTGGGTGGATGAACTGCGGGGTGGGGTAGAGAAGCGTGAATGG